GATGATTCGTGACGGTGATAAGGTCAAGTTCTTGAAGATGAAGACGCCTAATCCGACATTTGGTAAGTGGATTGCGTTCCCGAACGGCGAACTGCCTAAGGAGTTCGGAATCGAACGATACGTAGATCGCCAGGAACATTATCAGATCGGCTTCCTACAGCCCATGACCACGCTCGCGAACGCGGCTGGTATGAGCGTTGAGCGACGCCATTCTCTTAGTGATTTCTTTGGTTGATACTTCGTATACACTTACATACCCGAAATACAAGGAACACTATGGCAAATCCGCTAATTGATAAGCTCAAGAAGAATTCTACAATCAAGGAAACTGCTGTCCTTGAAGAGTCGACCTTCTTCAATAAGAAAGAGTTGACAACAACTGCCATCCCAGCACTGAATCTTGCACAGTCTGGTGAGCTTGATGGTGGTTTCGGTCCTGGTCTGACCGTGTGGGCTGGTCCCTCGAAGCACTTCAAGACCAACTTCCTTCTCCTTTGCATTGCTGCGTATCTGAAGAAATTCAAGGACGCCGTGTGCTTGTTCTACGATTCTGAATTTGGTACACCACAGGCTTACTTCAAGAGTGTTGGCATTCCTCTGGACCGTGTTGTCCATGTGCCTATCACGAACATTGAGCAACTCAAGTTCGACCTCATGAAGCAGCTTGATGGATTGGTGCGGGGTGACAAGGTATTTGTGGCAGTCGACTCAGTTGGCAATCTCGCTTCTAAGAAGGAAGTTGAAGACGCACTGAACGAAAAGGCTGTTACAGACATGACTCGCGCAAAGCAGCTCAAGTCTCTGTTCCGAATGGTGACTCCGCACTTCACCATCAAGGAAATTCCTTGCCACGTGGTTAACCACACATATCAGACTCAGGAAATGTACTCCAAGACAATTGTGTCTGGCGGTACAGGCGTCTATTACTCCGCTGATAACATCTATGTGCTCGGTCGTCAACAGGATAAGGATGGTGATGAGCTTGAAGGCTGGCACTTCATCATCAACGTCGAGAAGTCGCGTTATGTCCGCGAGAAGTCCAAGATCCCTGTGACTGTAAGCTTTGATCGTGGTATCTCGCCATGGTCAGGTTTGCTTGACCTTGCGCTCGATACAGGGCATGTTACTAAGCCGAAGGTCGGTTGGTACACTCGCCCACATTTGAGCGACGACAAGTCCTGGCGCAAAGATCAAACTAATTCTCCAGAATTCTGGTTGCCAATTCTCAAGAACACCGACTTCGCTGAAAAAGTGCGCGAGCAGTTCCAGTTGGCTGCGGGAGACATGATGTCTCAGACGCGCTACGACCAAGAAAACGTGATTGACGACGGAGAGTAATGAATGATCGAGCAACAAATTCTCAACGGAATCGTTTTCGATGAGGAATATGCTCGGACAGTGATGCCCTTCTTGAAGACTGAGTATTTCAGGGAGGATTCTCAAAATGTAGTCTTTGGTATGGTCAGGGACTACATTGAGAAGTACAATAAGAGTCCAACGCCGATGGCTCTTGCTATCGAGTTGACCAACAAGAACTCTCTTTCGCAGAATCAGTTTGACGCTGCGAAAGAGATCTTGAAATCGATGAAGCGTGAAGAAGTCGATCGCCAGTGGTTGATCGATTCTACAGAGCAATTTTGCCAGGATAAGGCAATCGTAAACGCAGTCATGGATGCGATCAAGATCATCGATGACAAGAATGGTTCTGTTTCTCGTGGTGCTATTCCGAAGCTTTTGGCTGACGCGATTGCGGTGTCATTCGACAATCGCGTCGGCCATGATTACTTTGATGGCGCAGGAGATCGTTGGGACTATTATCATCGCATTGAAGAGCGAGTTCCATTCGATATCGAATGGTTGAATAAAGTCACCAATGGTGGCGTGTGTAAGAAGTCGCTGAATATCATTCTTGGCGGCACTAACACAGGTAAGACCCTTCTGATGACGCACATGGCGTCAGCTAATCTGAAGGCAGGCAAGAACGTTCTGTACATCACGATGGAAATGGCTGAAGAGCGCATTTCAGAACGTATCGACGCCAACCTCATGGATGTTACAGTCGATGAGTTGAAGGACATGGATCGTGATGTGTTCCTTCGTAAGTTGGAGCATATCAAGAAGAACACAGTCGGTAAGCTGGTTGTCAAGGAATTCCCAACTTCTTCTGCAGGAGCTGCGCACTTCAGGCATCTTCTGAATGAGTTGAAACTCAAGAAGAACTTTGTTCCTGACATCATTTACATCGATTACCTCAACATCTGTTGCTCGACTCGTATCAAGGCTAACAGTGGTGCAAATTCCTACACGATCGTAAAGTCGATTGCCGAGGAACTGCGTGGACTTGCTGTTGAGTTTAATGTGCCTATCATTTCTGCTACGCAGACAACCCGAGGTGGTTATGATTCATCGGATGTTGACTTGACTGATACATCTGAATCGTTTGGTCTTCCGGCAACGGCTGACTTCATGTTCGCGATTATGCGAACAGAAGATTTGGACGCGTTGAATCAGATGTTGTTCAAACAATTGAAGAATCGATACTCGGACGTCACACAAAACGTTAAGAGCGTTATTGGTGTCGACAGACCCAAGTTCAGGTTTTATGATGTAGAACCGGGAGCCCAGAAAGATGTAATGACGGAACGTGCTACAGCGATGCAGCATTCGGCTACTGTAAACAGTGGCTCCTTCAACAAACGCCGGAAGCCTGAAGAGTTTGATTTCTCATGAAAATCGTTACATCCAATGTCCCAAAAGATCTATTCAAAATCACTCCGATCGCGATCAACTTCTTCGTCGAGAACTACTTTGAGCCCATAGCGCAGAGTCGAGTTGAGGAAATTGCTGTCCGGTTCCTTTCTGCTGGATATGGTCATGACATGGACACACTGGCATACTGTGATCATGATGAGGAAGGAAGGATTCCGTCTTCGTATGAATTGGTATTCAACAATGCTTATCGCAACATCAAGTACAAGCATTACATCACTACGATTTTCCATGAACTGACTCATGCTCATCAGTATCTGACTGGGCATCTAAGGACAGTAACGCCAAAGAAAGGTGATCCGTACACGGTCTGGAAGGGCAAAAAATACACATTGGATTTCAATTACTGGTTCCAACCATGGGAAATTGAAGCATATGGCACGGAGACATGCGCTTACTGCCATTTCGCAGACAAATTTCCTGAGTTGGAACTCAAACGTTACAAGAGCAAATACAACGGGCGCCATCTGGCACAACCCATGGAAGATCGAATCAAAAAGGTAATGTTGAGACTTAAATCATGATTACAGCCAAAATTGTTGCAGACTCCATCAGTGCTTATGGCGATCGCATTACAACATTCGAGCTTGAATATCCACGTTTCATTCACGCCGAGTTCATGACGCATCGTCTGTTTTCGCGGAACGCCGCTAGCTCGCGTGCCATCCCTGTTGAACGACAGATCGAACTGATTCGTTCCGAAACCGCGATGCCTATCCATTGGGGAAAGAACCAGCCTGGAATGAGCGCGAAGGAAGAATGCCATACTCTGATGAGCCAACATGATTTTCCAGAACCGAAACATACGGAAATCAAAGCGGTTGGTATGCTGAGTCGCCAAGGCGCGTGGAATCGTGGGCGTGATTTGGCTATCGAAGTTGCCACACAATTCATGATTGCTGGTTATCACAAGCAGATCGTGAATCGTCTGATGGAGCCATACGCTCATATCAAGGTCGTTTGTACCGCGACTGAGTATGACAACTTCTTCTATCTACGTCGCCATCCTGATGCTCAACCAGAAATTCAGGAACTTGCGAATCAGATGTGGGAAGCTCGTCAAAATAGCATCCCAACACAATTGCGTGATGGTGACTGGCACGTTCCATATTACCAGGATGGTTATTGGAAGCGCGATTTTTCTAGACCAATTTTTGTAGATCCAGTTGTTCAACCGAATCGCGATGTAGATGGAAACACCACCGAAGAAGCAATTGCGATTTCCGCCTCTTGTTGCGCGCAGGTCTCTTATCGCAAACTTGATGATTCGCTCGAGAAAGCTAAGCAGCTTTATCAACGTTTGATTGAGAGTAAGCCAGCACATGCTTCTCCATTCGAGCATCAAGCAACACCGATGGTGTTTTCTAACTGCACTCAAATTGATCCGTTCGTCGGGCTACAACAATTCAAGGGTGTAACGCATCTAGACAGAACTGGCAATTATTGGTCTGGCAACTTGCGTGGATGGATTCAGAATCGCCAATTGATTCCTGGTCATGTCTGCACGGAATACACTCCTTGAGAGTGTTGTTCACAGGTGGTCGTGATTTCAAAGACATTGACTATTTCCTTGAAACGGTCGAAGGCTTTGAAAAGCAACATGGCCAGATAACAGAGATCATCCATGGTGGAGCGAGAGGTGCTGACACCATGGCTGAAATCCTGTTCATATACTTCAAGACAAGTGAAGAACATGCGCGCGAGATTTCCAGAACCAGGAAGGACGCTGAATGGGATAAATACGGAAAGCGCAGAGCAGGTCCCATTCGCAACCAAGTAATGGTCGATCTGAAGCCCGATTGGTGCATTGCTATGCCAGGCAACAATGGTACTGCAGATTGTGTGAAGCGTTGTAAGAAAGCAGGCATTCCGGTATTCACTCATGATGACATCGATGAACAAGATTGAAGAGTTTGAGATCGAGAACCGACTCATTCAGGCTAACAACCAAGGCTTGGATGCTGAAACTTCTATTCGCTATGCTGCGAACTCTGTACATGTATCAGAGGAACGCGTGAAGGAGGTCTATGACTTTCTGTTCAATCTCCAAGATAGCATCGAAAAGAGGTTGAGTATCAGTATCTAAGGAGTTACATGGCAAGTCTATCAGCAGCAGAGCTGCGAAAATATGATTGGCGTCCAGCCATCTTCGTCAAGAAGCTGAAGGAGAAATCCAAGTTCGAGCTTCTTGACGGCAGGAAAGTTACACTCAAGCTGATGCCTGGTGTTGAAGATGTTCTTTATCATGGAACGATGCGTGAGCTACAAGAGCTCCGTTTCACTGACGGAAAGAAGAACGTCTACAAGCTGACCGACTTCCTGAAGAATGCTGAGTTCGGTGGAAAAGGACCTGGTGGATCAACGAAGAAGCAAGACATGCAACTTGCCTCTATTCGTCAACAAATCCAGACCCTCAAGGAAAAGAAAGAGCTTGCTTCACTTCGTCAACAAATTGACAATGCTAAGGTGAAAGAGCGAGCCGCAACAATTAAGATGAGAGTTGGCCAGAAGATCTACGACATCTTCGATGCTGCTACAACTCCAGGAACGCCGAAGTCTGATTTCCATTTGCTTGACATTAATCTCAAGGAGTGTGTTTGGATCTCACACAAGGACGGTAAGACCGCTCGTGATTTCCAGCAATGGGGTGGTTTGAGTAACAAGCACGAACCAGAAATCTTTGTTCACCCAGAAACCCAACAGTTCATTGCCGATTTGAAGGGGTTGTTTCCAACACAGATGACTCCTGCAACTACTGTAGTTCGGTTCATCAAAGATCCAAAGCTCCGCGCGATGGCTGTCTATGGCAACCAATATGGCAAAACGACGTTCAACAAACAGAACGTCAACATTGTTTTGCAAGGTGACATCAAGCTCAAAAAGAGCGGCTCTAGTTACTACATGGATGCAACAAACGTTCACCTTAATGGCGAGGAAATGACTGGACCATACGAACCAGTGTTTATGGCTGTCTACAAAGGTGATCGCTCTGACTTCGGAATTGGAGGCGCTCGTATTGGCATCGCGCCTATTGGATCAAGAAAGATCAACGAAGTGATCTAATACATACTGAGTCCGTTCCTCAATCACTCATTCCAAGGATTTGCCAATGTCACTAATCAAATTCAGCCAGCTCCTTTCTGAATCTGGTGATCTCCAGCTTCTGCATACTGCTGCTAACATTCCCGCACCGAAGATTCATAAGACTGAAGATGGTTCGCACGTTGCAGTGCATTCACCGTCTACAAAAGAGCATGCTGAATGGCTGAAAGGCAAGTTCGATAAGGCTCTGAAGCATAATCCATCTCAGCGTCATATTAAGGTCGAGTTGAAGCATCATGATGACAAGCACGAAGTGCACGTCACACATACTCCGCCAAAGAAAGTCAACGAAGATGTAATTGATACAGAAAACGCGCAGAATAACTTGCAGGAAGCTAGCAGGATCTTCAACAAAGGTGATCACGTTCATTTGCATAGCGCTGGAACCCAATGGCGTCCAGGAAATGTATTGAAGCATGGCGTGGTCAAGAAGACTAGTGATCGAACGGCTGAAGTTGATTGGGAAGATGGCACGAATAGCAAGCATTTGCATAGTTCTGGTCGCAAGGTCGGAGAACACAATGATTCTTATGCGACTGCTATTCGCCACAACGTTGTCCATGATCCTTCAAAGGGAATTGGTGTTACCAAGAAGCTTACGAATGATGAACACAAGGATCATTTGAAGCAAATTTCTGATAAGAAACAAGCAGATTCACAGCATCAGAGTTCTCATCAGGACGCGATTAGCCGCTTGTCTTCGATGCATCATTCTGAGTTGAAGCCACATCACCTTGCAGCAATTCACGATATTTTGACACGAGCAAAATCTGGTCACGACTAATGACAAATCCTCTATATCATGTACATGAAGCCGGATTTACCGGCTTCATTGTTGATCACATTGAACACCTTGAAGATTTGCCGGTTCTGCATGGATGGCACGGCGCTTGTGCAGCGACTGCTTATCTGACCGAATTGGTGAAGATGATCGAAGGATCAGCAATTGATCCAAACTTCAACCTTTCGTTGAAATACGACGGATCCTTCAGCATCGTCGCCGGATATGATCCACGTGACGGAAAATTCTTCGTCGCAAAGAAGAGCATCTTCAATAAACAACCTGTTTACTTCAAGTCGACTCAGGAGATTCAAAATTCTGATCTCTCGGATGATTTGAAGACCAAGTTCGTATGGTCGCATATGATGTTGCCATCTACCTTCTTTGGTGAAGGAATCTTTCAGGGTGATTTTCTGTACGATGCTACAGACCTTGAAACAATGGAAATTGATGGCAAGAAACATATTTGTTTCCAACCAAATACAATAATCTATGCGCTTCCGATTCCTGAACAAGTAGATCCTTGTAATCTGCCTTTTGGAACATTGGGAATCGCATGGCACACTTCTTATAGTGGAACGCCGGACGCTCTGTTGAAATCCCATGAACGCCCATTTCCGGCATCTTCTGTGTATCATGCAAAAAGCATTGACGCCGACATCAAACAGATTCAAAATTTTGGCTTGAACACCGCTCATTTCCGCAGAATGTTGGATTCGGTGAATCGTGATATTGATGAATTAGGTGTAACGTTGGATTGGATGATGAACCATCCACAACTTCCAAAGTTGTTCAAGCAATATCAGAATGATCGCAGCCGTGCATTGTTCAGATATTCGTTTGAGTATTGGCTCAATGAATACTTCATGAAGGAAATCCAATTGCGCAAGAGTCCGAAGGGAAAGAACGACCTTTGTGCTATTTGGGATTCCATCATACTGTTTGTTAAGTCTGAGGGTTGGCATCGTGTGAGAGATTTGATCTGGCGCCTAACAAACCTCAAACATTTGATGCTGGAGAATCTGTTTCAGTGCGAGTTTGGTGACTTCAAAACCTTCTATCGATACAAGAATAATGAGGAATTGCATCCAACCTTTCATGAAGGATTTGTGATGTCTAGCACACACAGTCCAGCAGTAAAATTGGTGGATCGCAATGAATTTTCCTTTCTCAATCGCGATCCTTCCGTCCAACATAGTTGGGAGAGATGAAGCATAAATAGATGTTGCCAGTGAGGCTACGGTAAACCTGGGAACATCTAATGCAAATTTCATTCATCAAGCATCTGCTTGAGAAAAACAACGAAAACACCGATCTTGACAAGAAGACCCGTGAAGCTTCTGACGGAGCTGTTGGTCCATCTAAGGATAAGAGCAAGAAGGTTGTTGATCCTGCGAAGGATAAGCCGAAGAAGGAAGGTGGTCTTCAGAAGGCTGATACAGAACGTAATGACGATGGCTCGCTAAAGGCAGAAGTTCCGACTAATGGAAAGACTCTGACTGGCGAGCCAGCAAACAAAATTGACATGGACCCAACGACCATCGATAAGATGAATGTCACTGAGGCCAAGTCTTCATGCGCGGTCGTGACATTCGGTCGCATGAATCCGCCGACTCTCGGTCACGAGCATTTGGTGGATCAAGTCTGCTCCATCGCAAAGAAGAAGCAGGCAACTCCGCTCGTTTTCTTGTCTCGTTCTGAAGACAAGAAAAAGAACCCAATTCCATATTTGAAGAAGCTGCAGTTCGCTCGTCGAGCGTTCGGTTCAATCGTGCAGCCAACTCCAAAGGATGCTTCTTCCATTTTTGGAATTTTGAAGCACCTCGAAACTCAATACCATGACGTCATCCTTGTTGTCGGTTCAGACCGAGTTGATGAGCTTGCCGAAAAAGTCAAGAAGTACAATGGTACTGAGTTCCATTTCGATTCAATCAAAGTAGTTTCAGCTGGCACTCGCGATCCAGATGATGCGGGAGTTGCCGGCGCATCAGCATCCAGTCTGCGCAAGCTTGCTGCAGCTGGTGATGAAGAAGCATTTGTTCTGGGTCTGCCTGAGAAGCTTCGTGGAATCGGAAAGCAAGTTTTCAAAGCAACTCGAATTAGTGAAGGCGTTGATATGGTCGTTTCCCTAACAGTCAAGAATCTTTTTGAGGTTGTTGATTTCAATCGCGAAAATAGAGTTGTTGCAGACTATGAGCTTTCTGAGGCAGAGATTCGTTCTCTGCATGAAAAGGCTGATGAGTCTGGCTTCCCTGTAGATGTGATCGTAGAATCCTACAAGCGTGGAATCAATTCTTGGACTCTGACGGAAACCATCCTTGATCATCAACAGTTCGCGTTCAACCGTGTCAATGCTATGTTGAATGGTGGATCTAATCTGGATGATGATCTGTTTGAAGGTTTTGTTGGTGACATCGATGTTCCAATCCAAGTTGCTCAACCAAATCGCAATGACACGAAAGGCAAGCATCGCAATCCGGTGAAGCCTGGAAAGGTTAACAAGGTTCAGCAAATTCGCAAAATCATTGAAAACATCAAGGAAGATTCCGTTCCTGGCATCAAGGATGGCAAAGGCGTTCGTCGAATCGATATGCCACAAATCAATGACTTTGATGCTTTTGTAAAGGACTTGCAAGCTCATGGTTCACCTTTGGTGGAGCCTCGTTCTTACAAAGCTTCTGATCTTTCTCCTCTGCAAAAGCACTTCAACCAGAAGAAGGTTGATTTGATGAAGCAGCAGAAGGATCGTAAACCCATCATCATTTCTTCTGACAACAAGATCATCGATGGTCACCACCGTTGGATGGCTTCTAAACAAGAAGGTTCTGCGATCAGTGCTCGCAAAGTTGGAATGAAGCATGTTGATCTTATGGACTTTTTGAAGGATAAGCCATACGTTGGTGCCAAGAAACTACATGAAGATGTCTACGCGAATGCAGCAGCTCATAAGTTGATTGCTAATGCGCATGGAAAGGATTCTCGAGAACATCATTATCACATGGCACATCATCACCAACTTGTTGGTGAGTGGCATCGCCAGAATGGAAGAATCACAGCAGCTGAGCGCTCGTTCGCTAAAGCCGATCTACACCGCGATGCAATTAGATCAAACACGGATATCTAAGGAACAACAATGTCTAAGCTTATTCCTACAAGCATGGTTTCCGCAGTCACACAGGTGATTGCTGAATCTGCGCCAGTCCATTTGAAGAATGCGCAATATGGATTCCTTGGAACTCTCCATGGTAATGATCTTTCTAAGAAGGATCATCTGACTAAGATCGTTCCTCACGCCAAGGCTGCTCTGACTCATGCTCTCGCGAAGCATCAATCGACGGATTCTAGCTTCCGTAGCAAATTTGGTGTAAAGACGAGTGCACAGGATCGCCGCGCCAAGATGAAGGTGACAAATAAGGTTGTCGGTCACTTTCTGGATTCCGCGCACGGTCGTCACATCGCCGATGCTCTAAATTCTGGCCAGAAGCACCACAATGATCCGGCTGCAATGTCTTCGCGTGCTCATCACTTCATGCGTGACTATGATCCATCACTGCATGAGACGTTCTTGTATGATGATGCCTCTCTTACTCTGACCGAATCTGTGTTGGAAGAGAAGGAAAATCATAATCTGAATGCCGCGCGCTCCATTTATCACACGATGTTGCAAACGAAGGGTCACAAGGTGGACTCTCCGGAATACATCAAGTTGATGCAAGATTTCCTTGCTGGTTACAAGAATGGTTCATCCATTGCTGAGCAGTATGAACTTGCAGAAGCAACTGAAACTGAAGGATACTGGACAGTTGGTGAATCGGTTCTGATTGAAGCTAAGGTTTCTGGTACTGCTGAATCTGAAACACACAAGATCGCTCAAAAGCATGCTCGTGATCACAAGAAGGCTTTGGATGGCACCATCCATAATTTGGATCACAATGAAGATGGTTCTTCTACTTGGCACATTCGTCACACAAAGCCTCAGACTGATAACGTCGTAAAGGTTCTGCGTGATGTTCGTTATGCGCACGATCAAGGCATTCGTGACAAAGCAGGTGAAGTTTTGAACTCAAAGACTTCACGAACTGGTCATCCTTCTATTCACATCAATACAGCGCCACTTTCTGGTGGTTGGTATAACACTCAAGTACATTTCAAGCCTGCTGGCCAAAAGCTGAAAGAAGAGGAAGAGCTTGAGGAAAAGATGTCTGATGATCAGCGCAAGAAGCGCGACAAGTTGGTTGATAAGCTTCCAAAGGCTGATTTTGAGAAGCGTTATGGAGAACGTTCTAAGTCTGTGATGTACGCTGTAGCAACCAAGCGCGCTCTCGGCGAAGAACTGGATGAAGAATTCGATTTCCTAAAGGAAACATCGTTCTATGGTGCTGATGATGGCAACACTGATCCACTGCCGTTGCCTGATGCACAAGTTGCTGCAACATCGGCACCTGGCCAAGCGATGCAAAACGAAGCATCTCCATCAACTTCTGATTCGCGTGCTAAGCGTCTGACTACTGAATCTCCGATCCTGGATGCTGACACTGATCAGATTCCTCTACCTCAGGATCAGAAGGGAGACCTGTTCGCTTCTGGAATCTCTGAGGACATGTTCGATCATGGAGCCGCTGCTAAGAAGGGAATCATGCATTCTCGTTCAGCAAGTCCTATGATGAAGGGTCGCAGTCATTCTTATCATCACCCGAACACTGGTAAGAAGACCGACGGTGAAGTGGTACATAAGGGAAAGTCGGAAATCCATATGAAGAACAGTTTCGATGGACAAGTCCATAAATTCAAGGTTCAAGACCATATTGGTGAAGAGGTTGAGACCTATACCAATGACATTCTTGATGAGGAATTCAATTCGCACGAGCAAGCTTCCTCGCGAAAAGAATACCTAGATAAGAAGCATCCGCGAACGATGCATGAGGTTGTGCAGGGTCGCCGTTCCGGAAAGTATTTCATTGTGCGTAAGAACCAGCATGGAAAACACGTTGCCGAGGCAGTGGGCATTCCTGATCTGGAGAGTGGTGGCGCGACCCAAACCATGAAGACTTACGATGATCCTACAAAAGCAATTGGCGAAGACGCTGCTGCTAAGGCATTGAAAGTTAAGAAGATCAAGTCAATCGTTCATTCATCGAAGGAGTAAACACATGTCTCTTTGGGGATCTCTAACTTCTGGCATCAAGCCGAAGTATTACGCAAACGCTTCGTTTGTGACAGCAGTTAATGTTGCCACCGAACAGGCAAATCATTCCATCCCACACGCTGGATGGGTTGTTCAACAGACCAACACCACGACTCTTACCATCACAATTACTGCTGGTGGTACAGGATACGGTCCTGGCGACACTCTGACCTTCACTGGTGGTTCGCCGGTGAATGCATCGAATGCTTATGTGTTCGTAGCAAACGTCAACGGAAACGGTGCTATCACTGCTCTGACTGTTCAGGTCGTTCCAGTCTATTCGTCGAATGTTGTACCAACTATTGGTGTAACAACCACTGGTGGAACTGGCGCCGTTTTGACTGGTGCGTTCATGAACGCAGGTCGAGTCGGTCGTATGTTCCGCGAAGTTCTGGTAGCAGGTTCGTTCGATGACACCACGGCTGGTGTGGGCTAATAGAGGAATAGAAGATGGCAGGCGTTCCAGCACCTAAGAAAATTTCGAATTTCCCGATTGCAAACACCTTGACAGCCAACATGGTTTTCTTGGTGGCAGATTCTGCAGCCGGAACAAACTGGCAAGTAGCGCCTTCCGTCATCATTCAGTACGTTTCTTCGCAACTCCTGCCTTTGAATGCGACCCAAGTTCGTGTATTCAGCAGCGAGTTTTTGGCAAACGTGACGGTGAATGATTCCTTCAATGGTCAGACTTTGTATTACAATGGTGTTAGCGATGTCACTCTGGCATTTGCTAACACCATTTCTGACAACTTTCACATTGATATTGTGAATCTATCCAATACAGCAAATGTGAATTTTACATACAGCACTCTGCACACAATCAATACACCTACTGTTCTTCAGGCAGGAAGAACTGCCTTCTTGAAGGTAGATGGAATTCTTGTAGGAAGGTAATCGATGGGCGTTATTCTTGGTGGCTCTCCAAATGTCACTGTTAATGGCATGCCCGTTGCTCGCGAGGGTGACGAAGTCACAGGTTCAGGAAGTGCTGGACCGCCAGGTCCTCCGGGACCACCTGGAGCTGATGGCTCCGATGGAGCACCAGGTGCGAATGGTGTATCGCCTACTATCACTGTAGGAAACACCATCACTCTAACACCAGGATCGACTGCCACTGTAAATTCAACTGGCAATTCCACTAGTCTTGTTTTGAATTTCGGCATCCCGAAAGGCGATGAAGGAATCACACGATTCAAGAATATCCTTCACAATGGCAACTTCAACTTTTGGCAACGTGGTACGACAGGTAATACTGCTCCTGGTGGATTATTCCTAGCAGATAGATGGTCCAATCTTACCGCTGGCGGAACCACCATTTCTGTCAGCCGTCAACCGTTTACTGCTGGTCAAACGGATGTTCCTAATGAGCCTGTCTATTATTGGCAATGCGTGGTTACATCCAACAACGGTGCTTCTGATAGCACGTTGCTTCGTCAATGGATCGAAGATGTAAGAACTACCACTGGTAGAACGATGACACTTTCGTTCTATGCAAAGGCAGATACTGCTGGAAAGAAACTGGCATTTGAAATGGCGCAGGTCTATTTGGGATCTGCTCCAGATCTTGCTATTGGTGTCACTCAATTCACGCTTTCGACAAGTTGGCAGAAATTCAATTACACCTTTACATCTATTCCTGCAACTGGAAAGACCATTAACTCGTCTAATGCAACATTCACCCAAATTGGATTTTGGATGGATGCTGGCAGTTCTAACAATTCGCGAACTGGTTCTCTAGGAAACCAATCTGGTACATTTTCTATTGCTCAAGTTCAGCTCGAGTATGGAAATGTTGCTACTGATTTTGAAGTGATGCCTCTTGCGGTCGAATTGCCAATTCTTCAGAGATACTACGAACACAATTTCGCTGGTGTAAATGTGTTCAGTCCTGATGGTACTCCTATGCCTGGAAACACTTCTCACTATTACGTCATTACGACCAAGATTGGTCCTGGTGGTGTCGCTGGCTCGCAATACATCCCATTCAAAGTCCAAAAGAAGTCCAATCCGACAATCACATTTTATTCCAGTGATTCTGCATCTTCTCCAAACAATCAATGGCAGGGATTGCTGGCTAGTAGTTGGATAACTGCCGGAGCAACTGCAGTTGCTCGTGTTTCACAAGCTGGTTTCTCTGCAGATATCACATTTGGTACCACTCTTGCAAATGGCGCAGGATACACTGCTCAGGGAAACTGGACGGCTGACACTGGATATTGATAATGAACTATCAACTGTATAACGACCAATTCATTATTTTGTTAGACACCAACTCATGGATTCCATGTGATCACGGTAATGGAATGTACATGGAGTATTTGGATTGGGTTGCTGCAGGTAACACTCCATTGCCTGCACCAAGTGTCCAACCAACTCATGCTCAGATTATTCAGTCTATTCAAGATGGTGTTCAATTCTGGCTTGATACAACTGCGCAGAGCAAGGGATATGATTCTTCGATCTCTTGTATTTCGTATATCAACAGCAGCAATACCAAGTTTCAAGCAGAAGCCAACTCTATGCTTCACTGGCGTGACGCTGTGTGGTCAGAATGTTACAACCTTCAAGCACAATGGACTGCAAATATTCCTGATCCGTTGCCTACACCAGCTTCAGTTATGGCTCTATTGCCAAAACCAGAAGACTTCGGGTGGTCGACATAACTAATGAGCAGATAACTGCATTTGAGATAAGCTATGAAAGTGACTGGTAAAGAAGAACTTGAATTTTTGGCTGCGTTGATTCAGGAATACATCGAGAAGATGCCGCAAGCTACACAGCTTGCTGTCTTGAAGCATACACAAGAATGTGTCGACAAGGTCTACAAGTGCATTGAAGATCTACACATCATCCGAAGCATTCCAGCTCCAACAGCTGAAGAACAAAATCTGGTAGCATGAAATTGACCGAAGATACATTTGAGCTCATCGCTGCTAAGAGTTATGACAATCCCTCTTGTTGTGACATAGAGGAATTCCATGACGATCTGGCGCGATTTCGCTATGTGAAGCGATTGTTCACCAAATATCAACAAAGCGGAGAGATTAAGGAACGACTTGTGTTGAATCACATGATCGTTCTATACAATCTTTTCGGTAGCGAATGTACTCGAATGTTGTTCTTCAAATTGGAAGGACAATGGCAATTCTTGAAACCATTCCTGGTATATCTGAATCGACTGCCTGACAAAATGTTTGGAGTCGGAAAACATGATGTACTAGATACAATTGAAATTCCAATGGATCCGACCATAGTCAACCTTCTGCGTAGAATCTAAGATGGCAACCCTGAAAGACTTGTACCTCTCTTATGAGTTTTTGAGAAAGCTGACGACGCCGTTCGATCAGTGGGAGGCACACAAGTTGGGAATCATCGATACTGATGGAAATCAGTTGAAGTTGATTCAGGATCTGAAAACTCAGAAGGAGAAGGAAGCCTTTGGCTACTTTGACCTTCTGATTTTGCATTTGAAGCAAATTCTCGCAAAGGTTCCTGGTGGTGATACCAAGTTTGGAACATACGCGGCAGCTCTTCTATTGTTGAAGCAGTATCCAAAAGTTGTCAAGGAAGACTATGCATTGTTCAACGAACTGCCGTTCATCTTTGAGGAATGCCTTGAAGAAGTGAAGCATCTGAAAGAAGATGGTGTTCCAGCAAACAACATTGGTGGCGGTGCTATTGCATCCACTGGTGTTGGACCTTCTGGTGAACCTGGCTTCACTCCAAAAACAATGAAGAAATACAAAGAGAGCAACAAAGAAGCTGCTCCTAAACCAAATATCAACTCTCTCCGCAGAATCATGAAGGGGAATCTACAATGAGTCTTCTCGGTTACGTTATTCCTCCTTGGGTTAAATTTGCGGTTGCTGGTGTTGTGCTCGCTGTAATCCTTGGATGGACTGCTCATACGAGCTACACCTACGGTTACAACAAACGTGATGTTGCTGCAAAAGCTGAAATCATCGCTCAGCAAAATGCTGACATGAAAGCACGCGATGCTCTAGATGCACAGAAGAAGCAACTTCAGGACAAATACGATAGCTTGGCTGCTGAGCTTCAAACTACTCAGAACCAGCTGGCCGAGGAAAAGAAAAATGTCAAAACTAAGATTGTTAAAGAAATTCAATCGAATCCTGTTTATCAGTCTTGCACTATGCCTCCTAGTGGCGTGCAAATCATCAGAGATCAAGCCCAACAGCTCAATTCTATTAGAAGCGGCAAATAATCCGCCGAAAGTAGATTCGAGTTTGCTTGTAGCTTGTCCACAACTCGATGTAGACATTTCGACGCTTGATCTAGGTCAGGCACTCAAACTAATCACAAAGTTGCAGCAACAATACATAATGTGTGCTGTGAAGGACGATTGTCTTATCGCAGCTGAAAAGGACGCCAACAAACAGACGTCTATCTCTTGCAAACAAGCAACCGATCAGCTGAAGGCTAAAACAGATGACAACACCACTTCCAGCAAATGACACAACCACACGTGTAGCAGTCGTCGAACGTCAAGTCGATGGCATGTATCAGATGTTCAGCCGCTTTGAAGCTGCGGTTGAAAAGATCATTGAAACCAACTCATCTGTTAAGGAAATGCTTGCTGTACATGAGCAGCGCCTCCAGCAACAGGAAAATGGAACTCGTAGTTTCTATGAGTTGATTGAGAGAAGAAAAGAAGAGCACGATCGTGGTTTGGAAAAGGTCCATCAGCAGCTGGGCAATAGCGTTGATGAACTGCGTAAGCAACTCAAGGAAGAAATCAAAGAACAGTATGCTGACATGAAGTCTTCGGTGAATTCTCTGCGTGAAGCTCAAGATACTTTTGCTGCTCGCATCGAAACGAAGATCACCAATATTCAGATTAGTTCTGATGAGGAATTTGCGAGTCTAGAAGAGCGCGTTCGTAAGCTCGAGGCTTGGCGCTGGGTTATTGCTGGTGGTGGTGTAGTAATTGGTTTCATCGCTGGCAATTTCAGCACAGTTCAAAAGTTCTTCGGTTAAGTGAATTCAGTTGCTCTTGTTGTAACAACTGACTATAATCAGGCACTGTCGCGTTGAGTTAGGAGAGTGCTAGTTTCATGATGTGGATTGATACAAAATACGCCAACATGATTTCTGTAAGGTTGCAGAACTTCAAGTTGAAGCGCAATTCGCCTTACCTTGCCAATTGCCGTTGTCCGTATTGTGGTGACTCGGATTACAACAAGAACAAAGCGCGCGGTTATCTCCTTGAAAAAGCTGGCAAGATGTTCTTCTACTGCCACAACTGTGGTGCTAGTCACATTTTCGCGAAGTTCCTCAAGGATCTGGACACGCGTCTGCATGACGAGTATCGTCTGGAGTGTATCAAGGAGTCTAGCAGTTCCTTTGATACAAGACGTGTAACTTCTGCACCTGCCAAGGAATTCAAGAGCGATATCGGTCGCTATTCCAAGCATCGTGTGCAGAAGATGTTTGAAGGAACGAACTGTGTGAAGGTGAGTTCGCTTCCTGCAGATCACTTCGCTAAGAAGTATGTGGATGGGCGCAAGATCGAACCATCCAAGCAGTATCTTCTTTACTTCACACCTGGCTTTGTAAAGCTAGTCAATCAACTGGTGCCAGGCAAACTGCCTGCGACAGAAAAAGATCATCCGAGGCTTATCATTCCGTTTCTCGATCGGGATGGTAGGCTTTTTGGCTTTCAGGGAAGGTCGTTTTCCAATTCTGGAACTCGATACATCACCATCATGTTAGATGATAACATGCCGAAGGCGTTTGGACTTGATCGCCTGAATGACAAAAACGATGTGTTCGTGGTAGAAGGACCAATCGACTCTCTGTTCCTTCCAAACAGCATCGCAATGGCAGGTTCAGACGTCCATGTTGATCAGGTTCTGAAGGATCCCAGAAAAGCAATCTTCGTCTACGACAACGAGCCAAGAAGCAACGTCATAGTCTCCAAGATGGAGAAGCGAATCAAGGAAGGATTTCGCGTTGTCGTGTTCCCGAATGCTGTTGAAGAGAAGGACATCAACGAGATGATTTTGGAAGGTGGATTTGAATTGGAGGAGATTTCAGTTATGATCCACCGTAACATTTACAGCGGTCTATCCGCTCATTTGCGTTTGACGGAATGGAAGAAAGTATGACACAAGAACAAAAGTGCTTCGTCACTCATGTGATCGACGTTGATGGAGCAATCGCGGTGGACATGCCACCAGAACTTTTCAAGAAGCTGAATTTGTTGCCAGGCGCAACGCTCTGTTGGACATTCAACGATGACGGATCAGTCACCATCTCACGCATCTATTCCACTGGCGGCTGAGTCTCCGTTTCTTAAACACTTCGAAGACCAACAAGGAAGATACCTTGTCTGTGTTGTTCGTGAACGCATCCCAGGAAGGATGTACACGGATGAACCTGATGAGTATGATAGTCGTACAATGTACGTTGATCGCGAGTATATTGAACGCGATTTGGCAGGCTATCTATTTCACCACTATTCGCTGGTTAGTGGACTTCCGGTCTTTGAAAAGTACGAAGGGTCACGATGACAATTCTTGTAACAAAAAGAAATGGCTCACAAGAGCCACTCGATCTCAACAAGCTCCACAAGGTTGTACTCTGGGCATGTGAAGGTCTTTCCGGTGTGTCTGCATCGGACGTGGAAATGTCCGCTCAATTGAATTTCCGCAATGGCATCAAAACTTCCGAGATTCAGGAAGCTCTCATTCGTTCGGCTGCAGAAAAGATTTCTGAAGACAAACCGAACTATCAGTTTGTTGCTGGTCGTCTGATCAGCTATGGCTTGCGCAAGCAAGTGTATGGTCAGTTTGAGCCACCAACCATCATCGATCACGTGCATTCTGTCGTGGAAGCTGGCTTCTATGACAAGATCCTTCTTGACGTTTATGACGAACAAGAATGGCAGCAGATGCAGGATCATATTGATCATGATCGTGATTTGTTGTTTGCTTACGCTGGTATGGAACAGTTGCGCGGCAAATATCTCGTAAAGAATCGCGCAACTGGTGAAATTCTTGAAACGCCACAGATGCTCTACATGCTTGTAGCAGCGTATCTGTTCCAACGCTATCCAAAGGAAACGCGTATGGACTGGGTGTTGGAATTCTATGACTATGCTTCTAAGCATGTTATCAACCTCCCGACTCCAATTCTTGCTGGTGTTCGTACTCCTCAGCGTCAATTTGCATCATGTGTTCTGATTGAATCCGATGACGATCTTAAATCAATTGCTGCAACTGGTTCTGCCATCATGCTCTACGTCAGCCAAAAGGCTGGAATTGGCATCGGCGGAGGCAAACTACGTCCTGTCAATTCGCAAGTGCGCAATGGTGATGCTGTTACCACTGGTGTAATGCCATACTATCGCTACTGGCAAGATGCTGTAAAGTCTTGCTCACAGGGTGGCGTTCGTGGAGGTTCTGCAACTCTCTACTACCCATGGTTCCACGGTGAAGTTGAAGACCTTCTTGTTCTGAAGAACAATGCTGGAACGCATGAGAACCGCCTGTTCCATCTAGATTTCGACATTCAATTGAACCGTCTGTTCTATCAGCGCTTCATCGACAATAAGCACGTTTACTTGTTCAATCACAAGGATGTGCCTGGTATGTACGAAGCGTTCTTTTCTGATCAAGAAAAGTTCGAGGAGTTGTACGAGCGCGCGGAAAAGAATCCGCGACTGAAGAAAAAGAAAGTCCGTGCTCGTGATCTTATGGAGTTGTTCGTAAAGAACCGCGCAGAAGTTGGTCGCATCTACAACATGAATGTTGACAACGTCAACACCCAAGGTCCGTTCATTCCTGAAGTTGCGCCAGTTCGTATGTCGAACCTCTGTACTGAAGTGGTTCTTCCAACAAAGCCAATTTACAATGTTGATGATCCAACCGGTGAAATCGCTACTTGTATTCTTGGTGCGTACAACCTCGGTCACATAAAGGCTCCAGAAGATTTCAAGCGTCCAGCACAATTGCTTGTTCGTGCGCTCGATGAATTGATTGATCTGCAGACCTATCCGATGGAAGCCGCACGCAATGCTACTCATTCGCGACGTTTCCTCGGCATCGGCGTAGTGAATTTGGCTTACTGGCTTGCCAAGAATGATCTGACTTATCAGCACATTGATGAAGAAGGATTGCAGCGAGTTGATGAGCTGTTCGAAGGAATGTCTTATTGGACAATCAAAGCTTCGATTGAACTTGCACAAGAGAAAGGTGCTTGTGATAAGATCAATGATACGCGCTATGCACAGGGATTGTTCCCCCACAAGCTTCGTAAGAAGAACATTGATGAGCTTGTTTCGTTCGTAGAACGTTATGATTGGAATGCTCTTGAAGAAGACGCAAAGAAGTATGGGTTGCGCAATTCTACGTTGATGGCGTGTATGCCCGGGGAATCTTCCGCGCAGCTTCTGAATGCAACAAATGGTGTTGAACCTGCACAGAGCTTGGTAACCATTAAGCAGTCTAAGGATGGTATCCTCGCTCAAGTTGTTCCTGAGATTCGTCGCCTGAAGAACAAGTATGATCTACGTTGGGATCAGAGATCGCCTCGTGGCTATCTGAAGATCATGGCTGTGATCCAGAAATGGATTGACCAAGCTATTTCAGTTAACACTTCGTACAACCCAGAGTTCTATGAAGATGCCAAACTTCCGATGCGTGAATTGATTGCTGATATATTGTTCCACTACAAGTATGGTGGTAAGACTCTCTACTACAACAATATTCATGACGGTGCTGGCGAACATAACGTTGAAGTGAAGAAAGCTGACGCTCCTGTTCAAGTGCAGGTTCCTGAACAAGACGATTATTGTGAAACCTGCTCAATCTGAGGATTCGTTATGGATATTAAAGTTTCTGAAAATGAATGCTGTTCTATCTTGACCAAAATCACTTTTGGTGATTGGAATTGCACTCGTTCTGCTGGCCACGATGGCCCATGTGCAGCAGTTCCAATCAATGAGGCTGCCATTTATCAGATGGCTCTCGTGAAGTATGGACATGTTGCACAAGCCCAACAGTCTATGGAAGAGCTTGGCGAATTGATGGTTGCCATCAGCAAGTGCTTCTTCCGTGGAAAGGGAGTTGAAGGTTCTGGAATCGTTTCTGAGCTTGCCGACGTTTCTATCATGGTCGATCAGCTCATTCATATTCTAGATGTGCGCGATGATTTTGTTGCAGAACGCAAATTCAAACTCGACCGACTGGTAACAAGGCTACAAGATTAATGACATACAGCACGCTTGGTTCTGCAGAAACGAATCAACTTGATCAACCGTTGTTCCTTGGTGCAACGGTTGGTATTGCACGATATGATAGAGTGCGCTATCCACAGCTGTTGAAACTGACGCAGCGTGCTCACTCATACAACTGGATTCCTGACGAAATCGATCTAACTCGAGATCAAAAGGACTTCCGCAAATTGCTTGAAGCTGAACAACACATCTTTGTCAGCAATTTGAAGCGACAGATCCTTTCCGATACGTTTGCTGCTCGTGGTCCTTCTATCACCATTCTACCATTGGTTAGTCAACCAGAGCTTGAGGTATGGATTTCAACCTGGGCATTCTTCGAGACCATCCACTCGCGTTCGTACACGCATATCATTCAAACCGTGTTTCCCACTGATCCAGGCAAGGTGCTTGATAGCATTCTGACCATTCCAGAGGTTGTGGATTCTGTACGTGACACCAGTGATATCTTCGACAAGCTGTACAAGTACGGTGCGTTCTACAACTTGTTCGGTGAAGGTGAGTTTCAGATCCTCAATGACAAAAAGGTCGAAAGCCTATCGATCTCTGTCTTTGAATTGAAGAAATTGATCTATCTGGCTTTCGTCCAGATGAACATCTTGGAAGGTATCAGGTTCTACGTCAGCTTTGCTTGTTCCTGGGCATTTGCTGAACAGAAGAAGATGATGGAAGGCAACGCGAAGGTGATCAAGTTCATCGCTCGTGATGAAAATCTGCATCTTGCTGGAACCCAGCACATCATCAAAATTCTCTCTGACGATCCTGACTATCAGGAAATCATTGAAGAGACGACTGATGAAGTGAAGGAGATGTTCAAACGAGCAGTTGATCAAGAAAAGGCTTGGGCAAAATATTTGTTCCAGCACGGATCGATGCTTGGTCTGAGCTATGAGATGCTTGAGTTGTTTGTTGAGCATCGAGCACACAAATGCATGAGTTTGCTTGGGTACGAGAGTGACTACAAGCACGCGGCGTCTGATCCGATGCCGTGGACAAAGAAATGGATTTCCGGTGGTGATGTACAAGTCGCCCCACAAGAAACCCAGATCACGTCGTATAGAATCGGCGTTCTGGACACTAAGATTGATGATTCTGATTTTGAAGGTTACCAACTATGAACACAACTGGTTCTCTGGGCATCGATGCCCAAAAGGTTGAAGACGTTGCTGCTTCGACTGTTTCCGCTCTGACTGGCGTTTCTGCTGGTACAGTTGAGCATGCTGCTGACCATGCAATTGCCGAAGCTGACAAGAAGGTAACCACTCTTCTTGATTCTGCTCCACATCTGCATTTTGACATTCTGCAGCTCGCTCACCAAGTAGTCGCGCAGAGTCAAGAAACGTTTTACACGGCTGAAGCTCGCGTCAAGGCAGTTCTCCGTGCTGCTGAAGCATTCATTGAACATCTTGAAGCCAAGGCTAAGAACACCGGCGGATTCGGTTTCCTCTGAGGATAGTTACAGTCGAACCCTCTACAAGGATCGACTGTGATTATTGCTGGTATTGACTACTCGATGACAAGCCCAGCTGTTTGCTTTCACAAAAGCGACAGCTGGGATTTTTCCAATTGCGAATTCTACTTCAGAAACGATGGCAAGAAGCTACAAAGCTCTGGTCGTTTCCATCACTACACTATAGACTTCTATGATTCGCAAGAACAGCGGTTCCGCCAAAGTGCTGAATGGGTTCGTTCTTTGATGGCTTCTTGGAAGCCACACTTAGTAGTGATAGAAGGTTACGCTCTTGGCGCTAAGGGATTGGTCTTCAACATTGCAGAGAACACCGGTGTTTTGAAGCAGATCTTGTGGGAAGAAGGTATCTCGTTCATCACGCCCGCGCCAACCACCGTCAAAAAGTTTGCGACCGGCAAGGGCAACTCCGATAAAGCCAAAATGGAGGAAGCCTTCGTAGCCGAAACCGGTTACGCCGACCTTCGTACGGCTATCAACCAAACTAAGGGGTCAAACCCTAGTTCGGACATCATTGACTCCTACTACATGGCTAAATTTGGCTTTATGAATCAATGACTTAGCTGCCTATCTTTGTAAGTTATTGATCCTAAAGGTCAAATAGTTCTTGCTTTCCGAGGCTTCCTAGGGCAGACTTACTTCCGTAGAACGAAGTCACCCACGTAAGTGAAAGGGGGTCAAAATTATGTCAACGAAAAAGTCGGTGCTCAGGGCGCCGAAGCCGAAGAAGCCAAAGTTTGTTGGACGTGCTATTTCGGTTGCCCAGATCAAGCTGGGCGGGGAACCTTCCCTTGGGATGTTCCCGGGAAAGATGGAGCTGGTCCGAGCTTTCAACTGGTACGCGCAATGCGTCGAACCGGACCAGCGTGCGAAATTCCTCGTTGCTTACCTCGAAACCGAGGGTGGATACACGAAGGATCAGATCGCGTTCGCTGATCGCAGGGGGAAGAAGTTCCCCGAAACCTGGGCTTACGTCTCTCGGATGCTGTGCAACGGCACGATCCTGGATGACGACATCAAGGTTCGCCTCAACGAAGAAGTCGCAAAGTTTCTGGCTCGCGACAAATCGGTGGTCGAACTGGATGACGACGGCATGCCGGTCGAAAAGCCCAAGCGTGAGCGTCCGGTGAATACCGGCATCGCGCCGATGGTGAACTACATCGAGGACCTGATCGAACAGGTCCAGTCCGACAAGGATATCGACGTCAACTTCTACGAAGCCCTGACGCGCCAGAGTTGTTCTGCCACGCAAGCCAAGCTGTTGCTGGATCACTTCGAGCACACCATCACGGAATTCCTTGCCCTCTACAGTGGTCGCGATGATCAGCTCAATGAAGGCTACGAGTTCCTGAAGAAGAACACCAAGCAGCGCCTGGCAATGTTCGTGGTGAACCTCAAGCGTGATCTCGAGGCGCTCGTCAAAGCGAAGAAGGAACGCGTTCGCAAGCCGCGCAAGAAGAAGGAAGTCCCGGCAGCGAAGCAGGTTTCCAGGCTGCGCTTCCAGAAGGACAACACCGAATACAAGGTGGCGTCCATCGATCCCTCCCGAATCGTCGGCGCCAAGGCTCTGATCACGTTCGACACCAAGCGCCGGATTGTGACCATCTTCGAAGCCAACGACGAGAAGGGCATCCAGGTCCGGCGAACGAACATCGTGAACGCCAAGGGTCGCGCAAAGAAGGTGCGCAAGCCTGCCGAATTCTTGGCGTCGCTGATGAGCATGACCCGATCAAGCTGCGGCACGCAGTACAATCGGTTGACGACCAACGAGTTCGAATCCAACTGCCGTACGTCCACCGATACGATTCTCCTGAGGGTGTTCCAATGAGCAAAGGTCGCTACTACGCCTTTCACTACTACGACGAGAAGGGCGAAGTCTTTCTGGGTGAAGTCACCAACACGAGCCGGATGGAGACTCTCCGGCTCCGTGACGAGTACGAGGAAATGGGCTTCGTCGTGCCCGATCCTTTGGAAGACGGCACGGGCATCATGGAGCTGTGCGACGGTCCGCTGTTCGAAACTCCCACTGACTATAACAATTTGGAGACCCTTTCGTGATGTCGTTCGATCCCACAACCAAGCCGGCGTACATGGTGTTGGTGGATTCGCCACCCTTCAAAGCTGGTGAGAAAGTGTATCGGCTCATGTATGCCGACTATGGCGTCGCCAATGACGATAGCAGGATGACTGGCGTCGAGCACTGGTCTATGACGTACAGCGAAACCGGCAACTATCCCAGCAACACCATCCCCAAGCGCTTCCTGGCGGAGATTCCTAAGACGGTATAACTACCAGTGGATAACCACTGGAGCCGCCAATGGGCGATGTTGTAGATTTCTTCCGAACCAAAGATAAACCACAAACACCTTATGATGCTTTCGAAGAATCCTATCGAGAGCATTATGAGGTTGTTTGTGCACTCACCAACTCAGTGATCGCAGAGTTGGCCGATAGAGTTGATATTGAAACCGCGCATCCGTATGATACATTTATGCTGCGTGAGTCTATCATGAGTTTGGTCATGCGTCAAAAGAACACTTACCATCCTCTTCAAGAGTTCACTCAGGAATTTGTATCCACATTTGGTGATGATGAGCCAAAGGAATCGTAAGTGATAATCTGTGATTTGCAGCAGACGATGATTGCCAATCTATCTGTACAACTAGGCAACCATCAGAATGCGCAACTTGATGAAAGCATGTTGAGGCACATGATCCTCAACCAGCTTCGCTCGTTCCGGGTGAAGTTCAAAGAATACGGTGAGATGGTAATCGCGACCGACACGCGTTCTTCCTGGCGGAAGAAAGTGTTCCCGTATTACAAAGCCATGCGCCACAAGCATCGCGAAGAATCTGAGATGGATTGGAAGACAATCTTCGAGACTTTCAATGTCGTTCGCGAGGAGCTGAAGGAATTCTTTCCTTGGCGCGTGATTGATGTTGACGGAGCTGAGGCTGACGACATCATCGGTGTTCTCTCTCATGAATTTAGAGACGACAACGATTCTCCGATCATCCCGGTGTTTGAGCGCAAGGAATCCATCCTGATTCTTTCTGGTGATCACGACTTCCGTCAGCTGCAGAAGTTCTCGAATGTCTCACAATTCGATCCGAAGCAAAAGAAGAAGATCGTGTGTGACCATCCCTCCTTGTATCTGAAAGAGCATATCATCAGAGGCGACAAGGGTGATGGTGTCCCGAACGTCCTCAGTCCGGACGATGTGTTTGTCAACAAGGGTCGCCAACGATCCATCTTCGACGACAAACTTCAGAATTGGCTAGCAACGCCAGTTGACAAGTTGGTCGCTGATGATGCATTCTCGTTGCGGAACTGGAAACGCAATGAAGAACTTATTGACCTTTCTTTCACGCCAAAAACTATCCGCGATCAAGTTCTACTACAGTACGAAGCACAAGCTGGTAAGAGCCGCTCAAAGCTTACGAATTATTTCATCAGCAAGCGACTCAAGCACATGCACGAACTCATCAACGATTTCTACTGATAACAGGATTCAAGTAGTGAAGAAACCCATTTCGCATCTTCTCACAGAAGCAGGCGCTCATGCTAAGAAGGCTGATCGCGTCGTTGCTCTGAAGCAGATCGATCAACCAATCATCCGCACGTTGTTGCGTTTGGCGCTTGATCCGAATATCAAGTTCGCTTTACCGGATGGTGAATCTCCATACAAACCATCCGAGTTCGATGAGCCTGGCATTCTCTATGCAGAAGTCCGTCGGTTGTACATCTTCCTCGAAGGCGGCAAGCCTGGGTTGAAGCAACATCGTCGTGAGACTCTCTGGGTGGATTTGCTTGGTGCCGTGCACAAGGATGATGCAAAGCTCCTTGACTTGATCAAAGACAAGCAACTCCCGGCTGGTCTCAAAACTGAAGTGGTACTGGCAGCATTCCCTGATCTGTTCTAAAGCTCATGACTGTTGATCAAAAGAAAGAAGGCGATCGTGCTCTCGAAAAGAAGCACCACAAACCAGAGAACAAGCGCAAAGAGAAACATCTGCGCAATGCTTTCCGGTCCAACAATCTCGCTGCACATTTAGATGATGATGAACTCGACGATCTCGGGTTCGAGGATGAAACCTGGTGAACTCCAAACCATTGTTGATGGATGCCGATGGCGTCCTACTCAACTGGAATCGTGGATTCAATTCTTGGATGAAGCAACGCGGTTTTGTTCAAGCATGTTCCAACGACTACAGCTTGAGTAAGTGTTACGACATGAGCCGAGAAGAAATCGGCAAACTGGTGCATGAATATAACTGCTCTGCTGCAGTTTCCTATTTGTTCCCGATGCCCGGAGCTGTTTTCGTAGTCAACAAGTTGCGCGAAATTGGCTATGAGCCACATTGCATCACCGCATTTGGTGGTGACATGTACTCGCAACTTCAACGTCAAAAACTCCTGTGGGATTATTTTCGCATTCGGTCTGAGAATGTGCACATCCTTCCGTTGGATGCAACGAAGCGTGATATCTTGTCGCGCTGGAAGGATTCTGGTGCGCCATGGATCGAAGACAAAGTCGAAAACTGCCTGGATGGAATTTCTCTTGGACTCAAAGGAATTCTTATTCGTGCAGACCACACCCGCGACTACATAAGTGATAAGGTCTTTGTTGCCGACACTTGGTACCAGATCCTCGAACACATCACAGGAGAAGAGAAATGCCCAATGAGTGGTTCCTTGTCTATCTGACGATCGCTACGTTGTATGGTTATGTGATGTACAAGATGGGCCAGACCAACGGCTATTTCGCTCTTGTGACGGTTCTTATTGATGCCAAGATCATCAAATCGCATGATGCGATGCAGGAACAGATCCAGAAGTATTGGGATTCGAAACAAGAAGACGAAGAAGGTTGATCAATGCCGTTCTATGATTTCAAAAACACGCAGACAGGAGAGGTCAGAGAAAATCAGATGATGTCCATTTCTGCGATGGAGCAATTCCTAGCAGAAAATCCCGACTGGGTCATCCAGATAACTGGTTCTATTCCGATCGGCGATCCTGTGAGAATGGGTATGAAGAAGCCAGATGATGGCTTCCGTGATTTATTGAAGCACATGAAGAAGCATCGCATCAACAAGGGTGGAACCATCAACACCTTCTAATTTGGATGACCTGTCTATTCCTAAGACAGGATTGGTGCTAGATGGCACAAAAACAAAAGAGAAAAGGTAACACATCCGCCAGAGGTCGTAAGCAACAGAACGCCTTCGGGATGCAACTCTCTGTAATCAAGCCGAAGACTCATGCCCAGGAACAAGTCTTCGAAGCATTCTATGAAAACAATTTGCTTCTTCATGGTTATCCTGGAACAGGTAAGACTTTCCTCGCGCTGTACCTTGCGTTGAGAGAAGTTATTGAACATGAGACATTCCGCAAGGTCGTCATCTTTCGTTCCTGCGTGCAAACACGCGACATGGGATTCATGCCTGGTACCGAAGATGAAAAGATGGCTGGATTTGAGAAGCCGTATCGCGAAGCCGTGAACGAGTTGTTCGGACGCGGAGATGCATACACTATTCTCAAATCGCATGGAGTGATCGAATTTGAAAGCACTTCGTTCTCTCGTGGTATCACGTTGAATGATTCGATCGTAATCGCTGATGAAATTGGTAACATGTCCTTCCAAGAATTGGACATGATTTCAACTAGACTTGGTGATAGCACGAAGGTGATCTTTGCTGGTGACTACCGTCAATCTGACTTGAAGAAAGCAGAGAAGGAAGGTCTACGCGATTTCATCAAGATTATCGACACGATGGGCAAGAGAATTGAGCATGTTGAGTTTCAAGCCTGTGATATTGTTCGTTCTGACTTTGTGAAAGCATACATCATCGCCAAGATTGAACTTGGTCTCTGACAACGATGGGGACTTCGGTCCCCATCTCATTGAGGTTTGTTATGAAGGAAGTGATCTATCCGCCGCTTCGCCGCAAGGGCGATGCTCTCAACTATTCTGTGTTTCTTGCCGGAACAATTGAGATGGGCAATAGCCCGAACTGGCAACAAGCATTCATCAATCGCTTCAATGATGAAGATGCTATCTCGTTTTACAATCCTCGCCGTTCGAGTGGTTTCTCCGGCGAGCAAAGTTTGCAGAATGATGACTTCGTTTCTCAAGTCAATTGGGAAATTGAGAACATCGATTCTGCTGACATCGTGATCATGTACATCACTGCGGAATCCAAGTCTCCTATCTCGTTGCTGGAATTCGGCTACTGCCTTGGCAATGACGACATCGAACACTTCATCGTGGCATGTGAGCCTGGTTTCTGGCGTCGTGGAAACATCGAGGTGATGTGCAATCGGTTTGGTATTCCGTTGTTCGATGATCTTGATGATGTCGAGTCGGTGCTTCTGAGCAAGATTGAGTACTTGAAACAAAATGAGTGAGTTCAAGTTACAGAGACCGACCTTTGACAGCTCATATGTAACTCACCAGGCTGTTGATCGTAGAAAGGAATACTCGTTCCCCAAAATTATTCAGGTGAACGGTGATGGTCCTCGTTACTACACGACAGAGGACGGCTTGAAGTTGCCGTCCATGTCTACTGTTCTATCAGTTCGTAAGGGAGACGAGCTGAAGGAATGGCGAGAAAGAGTTGGTGAGGAAGAAGTAAACCGAATCGGCAATCATGCCGTCAAACGCGGAACTCGCGTTCACTTGTTGGCAGAACACTACATCTGCCGAAACATCGAAGGCTTTCAGGAAGCCTATCGTAAAGCAATGCCTGATGCTCGTGAAAATTGGAACGGCATCAAACAGGTATTGGACACCAGACTTCAAGAGCTTCGCGCCTCTGAGTGTCAACTTTTCTCCCGCAAGCTAAGGATAGCTGGAACCACCGACTTGATCGGTGTGTTCGACAACAAAGTCTCTGTTGTTGACTTCAAGACGTCACGCAAACAAAAGAAGCGTGAGTGGATTGATTCCTATTTCATTCAGGGAGACGGCTATGGTACGATGTGGAATGAATTGACGCATCAGATGGAACCGATTGAACAAATCGTTATCATCATCGCTGTTGATGGAATGAAAGAAGCACAGGTGTTCGTAGAACCATTCGGCTCAATGATGAGCACCTTGATTGAAACAAGGAAGGCGTTTTACTCTTTGAACGGATACTGACGTACAATACGAGTTGGATGATCGTGCCTTGTTGGCACAATGAATGTGAGGTAAAGAATGGCAACACAAAAGCAGCGTGTTTTGAACTACTTGCAGTCTGGTAAGAATCTGACGAAGTACCATGCGGAGAATCGCATGCACATCGCGAATCCTCGTGAAGTGATTCGTCAGCTGCGTGAGGAAGGTCATGTGATCTACACCAATCGCAACAAAAACGCTGGCAATGCTGCCAGCTATCGCCTGGGCACTCCGACGCGTTCGATGATCAAGCGCGTTTACAATTCCACTGGAGCGCGTTATTTCAACTAAAGCCTGACGTTCGCGTAAGGCTTTTGGCGGGGTGGATATAGAAAGAATCCTGACCCCGCCTTTCCAAAGGAGGTTACTATGCGGATGACAATCCTTGTAGCAATCGCTACATTGATTCTTGGGCTGGGATCAATGTACACCACAGCGAAAGCCAGCCAATCATCTATCTTCGAATTCACCACAGTGTCGACTGTGCAAGTTCCTTATCTGGAACCTGTTACATCTTCATCTGTTGGATTCGTTCCGCTTCCTGCTGTACAAGATCAGCTCAATGAGATTGTCAAGCAGAAGGAAGTTGAGATCCGTCAGCGAGAAGTGAAGTGCCTCGCCAACAACATCTACTTTGAGGCTCGTGGTGAGTCCAAAGCTGGCAAGATTGCTGTTGGTCAGGTAACGATCAATCGCGTGAAGGCGGGAACGTTCGAAGATTCCATCTGCGGCGTCGTCCATCAACACAATTCCACTTATCGCAATCAACCAGTTGGGTGCCAGTTTGAATGGTTCTGCAATGGTTCGAAACACAAGATTGTCGATCAAGAGACCTATACAAGGATCATGGATATTGCTGAGGACCTCTATGACAATTACTACATGGGCACATCGTATCCTGATATCGTGAATGGAGCACTCTATTTCCATGAACGAACAGTCGATGTTGCTTACAGAGGTAAGAGGGTCGTCGCTCGCATCGACAACCATGTCTTCTATACCTTGGTAGCAAAATTGTGACAGAGAAGTCTTTGATTCATTGGGACTTGCGTTTCTCCCAGATGGCTAAGCTGGTTTCGACATGGTCGAAGGATCCTTCGACCAAAGTTGGTTCCGTCATAGTCAGACCCAATAAGACTGTTGCGTCTATTGGGTTCAACGGTTTTCCTCGTGGTGTTCCGGATAACCCGGAGCACTACGAGAACCGTACCATGAAGCTCGCTATCACAAAGCACGCCGAAGAGAACGCCATTCTTTTCGCGCGTGAAGAATTGGAAGGATATGTCCTCTACGTCTATCCTCTCCCACCATGCACTCATTGTGCTGGTGATATCATTCAACGCGGCATCTCGCGAGTAGTTGCCGTTGTTCCGTCAAAGTTCAAGCATCGACTGACTGATCCGATGTACTGCTTTGATCTTTCCCTACGCATGTTCGAGCAGGCTGGCGTCCAAGTGGACATCGTTCACGAAGAAGTTGACCTTTGTTCGCTGGAGTTCAAAGAGTGACTGTTGAGAAACTCGCAAAGAAATTCGACTCAGCTTCTTTCGCAAAGACGATCGAGGAATATGTCCGGTTCCGCCACCTTGGATACCTCGACGCCATCGTTCTGTTCTGCGAAGAAAACAAAATGGAAGTCGAGTCAATCGCGCCTCTCGTCAAGCGCGCTACCGCTATCAAAGAAAAGCTTGAAGCGGAATGCCGCGCCGCAAGACTAGTTGGAAGGGGTGCCGGGGCTGACCTAGCCCGGTTCCTGGGCTAAAATCAAGGGTTTACGGGAACCCTAGTGAAATCAGTGACTTACGCTCCCTTATGAATCAATGACTTACAGGTAGGCAGCTAAGTTGTTGATTTATAAGGGAATTTTCTTCTTGACTTTTTGGTTGACGGGGGTATGATATTGATCGTGGAAGGGCGGCGATGTGCTTCCCTTGCAAATGGAGCAATATCATGGCAAACGTATTCCGCGATTTCTCTCGCGAGGATTGGTACGGTTACGCTGGTGCCGAGAATTTCGCCGATGGGACGCCACCGAAGATTTCCGAGGAAATCAACGACAGCAAAGGTTGCTGGGTGATCCTGGTCGACAAGAACGGCATCCAGGTGGACTTTCTGCCGGCGTCGGTCGATGACGCTGATCAGTGGATGTCCTACACCCTGCTGGTCGAAAACAAGTCCAAGGAACTCCTCATCCGTATCGGCGAACATATCAACCCGGTGCTGGATGACCTGGAAGCTCTGGGCTTCGAGCGAATCGCGTAAAAGATTGATCGGCGGGTCTTGACCCGTCGCTCAATTCGGGCTATCCTATAGCCTCGGAAGCTGTTCCCATCAACGTGAAGAAGGCAACTACATCATGAACGCTGCAAAGACCACTGCCAAGAAGAAGGCGGTCACCGAAAGCAAGGCGGACCGCAAGGAAAAGAAGATGACCCAAGCGGTCGAGATCTACCAGAAGCTTCTGCCGAAGAAGGAGAAGCTGTCCAAGCGGGACTTCCGCGCTCTGGTGGTCGAAGAGTTCCGCAAGAAGCTGGGTCTGGAAAACTCCGGCACCATCGGCATGTACTTCAGCATCGCCGACAAGCGCGTCACCGGTCGCGACTTCAAGTCGTACAACCGTGTCGCCGAACGCAAGCCCAACCGCACGCCCGAAGAAAAGGCGGCTGCTCGTGCCGACCGTGAGCGTCAGCGTGCCGAGCGCAAGGCGCAGCGCGAACAGCTCAAGCTGGCTCGCAAGGCGGTGACGACCGGCAAGCACCCGAAGGGCGGTGTCGCAGGCGCCGATGCCATCAAGGCGCTGGCCGACGAAGCCTTCGAGAAGATCCAGAAGATCTCCAACAAGGCTCAGCACGAAGCTGAAGTCATCCGGGCAAACGCTCCCGCCGAGACCACCAAGGCGGCGCGCAAGCGTCCGGCGACGAAGAAGGCTGCTGCCAAGAAGGCGCCGGTCGCTTCCCGCAAGTCGACCACGAAGAAGGCATCCGCCAAGAAGACGGCGTAATGCCTGCTGGCTTGAGGGCTGAGGGACCAAAATCCTTCAGCCCTCTCCTTTCCCATTTCAAGAGATCTACATCATGAGCAATCACAGCTACGCTGGCTATAGCCAGGCGTCATCGCGCTTCATCGGCAAAATGTTCAACGGCATCACCGTCGTGAACGTTCTGCGCAAGAACTACTCCGGTCTCAAGAACGGTCGTGCTCGCACACACGAGTACATTGCGTTGTGCCGACTGGCTGGCGATCCGGATACCGCCGTCCGCGTCATCGAATACAACCATGTCGTCCAGGCTGCTGCCGGCAATGTTCGGCTGGACGTGAAGTATCGCGGCGCCCTGGTGCCCAATGCCTACGGTCTGGTGTACAAGCCGCCTCGCTGGCGACCAACGCCGCCGGCGCAACCGGATCGTCTGGTGGCCTCGATCGTGAAGAGCAATGCTGGCAACATCACCAGTGCGACGGGTTCCAATTCCACCAAGGAAGATGGCAAAAACGCTGCCAATGCGAATGTCTACATCGTCGATGAAACCAATGTCGGCATCAGTACTGCCATCCGGTTGATGGGTTCGTTGGTGGCGGCATCCAAGGAAGACGTTACGATCCGTCAGTTCGTCAAGCTCATCGCCAGCACCCTGTAATGGGTGCTGGTTTTCTACAATCTCTCTGACAAGGAAATTCCATGTCGACTTCCAATTCCAGCTCCAACGCCAATGGCGGCATCGGATTCTTCGGTGTGTTGTTCATCGTGTTCCTGGTGCTCAAGCTCGTCGGCGTCATTAACTGGTCCTGGTGGCTGGTCTTCGCGCCGATCTGGGCTCCGGTCTTGATCGCTCTGATCCTGGGCTTTGGGTTCTACCTGCTCATCAAGCCCCGCTGACCATGCGCCTCTACTCCTACACCAACATGTACATGGAGGGCATTCACGCAGGTATCCAAACCTCGCATGCCGTCAATGAACTGTGGGTCAAATACGATGCCACCGATCCGGGCAAGGCATACAGTCGCCTTGTCGAATGGGCAGCAGATCACAAGACAATCTATGTCTATAATGGCGGATTGTCTTCCATGCTCTGGTCTCGTTATCAGATGCTTCGTGAGTTTGCGAAGCAGTTCGATCTGCCCATTGCTCGCTTCTACGAGTCGAAGGATGCGCTCAATGGCGCGTTGACTTGCGTTGCTCTTGTGGTTCCGGAAGAGTATTATCGTTCTCAACCGGCTCGATTTCCGCAAACGTTTCCGCCGCAGCCAAAGACAGACAAAGAACGGTTCCATGAACTGTTGCACAACTGCGAACGAGCACGCTGAACACAAAGCGGACCCAGGAATGAGCCAGTCGTGAAAGCGACTGGCTCCAATTGTCTTTACAGGATCAACAATGTCCAAAACGATCAAATACAAGTTCATCCAGGATGGCCAGGTCGTTGAAGGTCGTTGCGCTGGAGTGACGGTTCGTTACAGTGCAACATACACTCGTGTGCTCATCCTTGACGAGTATGGCGATGAGATTCGATCTCTAGAGATCAACCAATCGTACAAGAAGGGAGCCGTGTCTTCTTTCGTGTGTGACAAATTTCAACTTGAGGCAACGCTATCATGATGGTCTATGACAATGGTGACGAAGAAACTCCGATCAACAAATCATGGCTCGACCTTTCGGAGATGGAGCGCGACCTGATTTGGGAAATCATGTGGAATGTCAATGACACCCACAAGTATGAATGGACCAATCCAGAAAACTACGAGAGACGGAGTCCTCCGGAACCTCGCGCACAGTATGCGTACATCCAGAAGAAAGTCTTCTACCATGTCGAGGTAGACATTTCTGGTCCTCAAGAAGTCCGTATCAGCGTCACTTCGTTTCCTCTTTGTGGAAGGTTTGGTCGCTTCTACATGCAAGGCGTCGGCAATTCTGTCAAGGAATATTGCGACCGACACGGAATGGCTGTTCCATTCTATAACTTCGAGAAGTGGAGTTTGCCGGGATGCCAAACCAAGTCTATGCATGTCCCGGTGAAGCTCAAACACATCAACGAGTTGCAAGCCAACTTCGAGTATGCGCGCAAGAAGAAGATTGAGCGTGATGCTAACAACGCCGCCAATGACAAGACCGAATTTCTTTGGACTGCAGTTTCGTCTATCAATCCTTTCGGGTCTTTGGCGAGATTTGAAGAGAGCAATTGGTGATCGTCTACACTACAACCAAATTCAAGCGCCGGCGAGGACAACCAAAGGTCTCTCCGAAACCGCGCAAGAAGAAGCAACCGTTCATAGAACTCACGCCTCGTGAATACATGGAGCGAGCTGAGTCGACTTCTCGATATTCATCAATGATGATCGAGTACATGAACGCCAACGATCCAGTTCTCGAGAAGCCAATCCGCTACGAAGGCGAGATGGCTGAACGTGAAGCGGCTGCACAAAGAGAGATCGAGAGGAAGAAGACGATGGTTGCTCCAATCTGCAACAAGGGCGGTTACCAATACGTCGGCGATGCACCGCCTGAGGTAGTCCAGACCCTTGGGCGTAAGGTTTAAGCCGCTGGACCGCCCAGAACCCGCCTGGCAGCTTGGTTTCAGCTAGGCACCCGTAAGTCATTGATTTTAAAGGAAACGTAAGTCACTGATTCATAAGGGGTTTGGAAGGCAGCGCTAAGTCACTGATTTCACTAGGGATTTAGCTCTTTACTTCCCTGGAAAGTAAGGTACAATGATTGCGTAGGGTGGCGGCAGCGGGATGTAACCGGTAACGGTTGACCTGCCTTGGTACGAAGTCCAGAACCGCCACCCTATCTTACTCAATCTACTAAGGAACCTACGATGGCTCGCGACCGTACGATCACCACGGCGCAGATGTCCGAGCTTCGAGAGAAGTTTGGTGACTCTGTTTCCTCCGGCGAACTCTACGCGTTCAACCCTCACCTCCTGTTCGCCGCTCGAAAGGGCGCTCTCGCAAAGAAGGCTCACGGCGTGTTTTCGCTGGTGGGCGATGTCGAGAAGAAGGTCAAGAAGTCCAAGGCGGAAATCGAAGCCGAACGGCTGGCGACCGCTGAGGAGATCCGGAGCCGCTTCGACGCGCTCGACCTCCTCGCCGATGCCGTGACTTCCGGCAACATCCGCTCCCTCGTCGTCTCCGGTGCTGCTGGCGTCGGCAAGTCCTACCTCCTCGAGAAGAAGCTCAACGAGGCGCTGGAGGACGACAAGCTCTCCAAGGTCCAGTCGATCAAGGGCACGATCAGCCCGATCGGTCTCTACATGACGCTCTGGGAGAACAACGCCAAGGGCGACGTCGTGATCCTGGACGACATCGACTCGATCTACGGCGACGAGGAAGCCATGAACATCCTCAAGGGTGCGCTGGATACCAACGGTCGTCGTACGATCTCCTGGATCAAGGACAGCCGCTTCCTGCGCGACCAGGACATCCCGAACAGCTTCGACTACGAAGGGCAGATCGTTTTCCTGACCAATGTCGACCTGCAGAACGTTTCGGACAAGGGTGGTCGGATGGCTCCGCACATGGGTGCGCTGATGAGTCGTGCCGTCTACCTGGATCTCGGGATCCACTCGCCGGAGCAGATCATGATCCGCATCCGCCAGGTGCTCGAGACGACCGACATGGGCATGGATATCACGAAGGCTCAGACCCAGTTGATTTTGGACTGGCTGGAGGCTAACATGGGTAACCTGCGCGCGATCTCTCTGCGTACTGTGATGCAGGTCGCCGGCTTCATGAAGGTCACCAAGGACTGGCAGCTGCTCGCCCGTAACACGCTGCTCCGGACCCGCTAAGGGTCCGGATTTCCCAAGGGTGATGGAGGTGCTCCAATGGGAATCTGGTTCACGATTCGCTACAAAGACGGTTTCATCGAGTGCCGCCAAGGGCGATACACGGTGATGCTGAAGTTGCCGACTAGCAGTTGGTTCATCCGGGCTTATAGCCGCCTGCCTTCTGCCAAGTCTGCTATCACCAAAACCATGAAGCGTTGGAGGAAGCCATGAAGCGTTACACGATGCAGGATCGGTCCGGTGGTGTTGTCAATCGTATTGATCCGGGTCTCAATCTCCAGCAGGTGTACGAGATGACGGATTACAGCGCCGAGGAAGTCGACGAAATCGCCGACCTCAAGCCTGGTGAGTTTCTGCTCATAGGCGGCGCCCAGGACATCTACGTGCGCCGCGACTCCTGATCCAATCTATCACTTGAACCAAGGAACTCCGTCCATGACCCACAGTGCTATGCCTCAAGCAATCTACCCCGCTATGCCGTCGTGGGCGGAGTCTCCTTTCCTGCAATCTGCTGTCGTTTTCGCCACCAAGGCTCACGATGGCCAGGAACGCAAGTACACCGGCGAACCGTACATCGTTCACCCGATCGAAGTCGCCACCCTTTGCCATGATGCGATCATGCGCAACTGCCCCAATGATCTGGTTCGTGTTCGCGCCAAGCTGAACTTCGAACATGTCTTTGCTGCAGCACTTCTTCACGATACCGTGGAGGATTGTAACGTGACCTTCACCGAGATCGATCGCGAGTTCGGCGAAGCCACGACGGACCTGCTGTTCTGGCTTACGGACACGATCACCAAGGAGCAAGGCAACCGTGCGACGCGCAAGAGGCTGGAGGCTTACAAGCTCGCCCATGCGCCGCTGGAAGCCAAGATCATCAAGCTCTGCGACATCCAGTCCAACACCAAATCCATCGTGGACAATGATCCTGGTTTCGCGGTGAAGTATCTCGAGGAGAAAGAGTTCGCGCTCCGCAATCTCAAGCATCCCGAAAACCAGAACCCAATTCTGACGGCTGTCTTCTACGAGCTGCTGTCGCAGGCAATGAAGAACACAATCATTTGAGGTCAATCGTGTACATTGAATACAGCAACGCGTTTTGGATCGGAGCACTGATGCTCCTCGTGGTGCTGTTCATTGTCCGTGAGATCACCAAAGATCCGCCTGCTCATCCCTAAGGATTCACCATGAACAAGGTTTCGTTCTTCGACATCTTCAGCACGCTGCTCGCAGTCGTTGCTGGCTTCGTGTTCTGCCGCATCGGTTTGCCATATCTGCTCTCCTATCCATCCAACTGGACGGTAGGTGCTGCCGTGGCATCGCTGATCCTGCTCGTTGCCATCGCGGCGACGTGCTTCCTGAATCTGATCCGCAATCTCTTGCGCAAGGATTCTGCACCCAAGTCGTAACCGCTTCATCAACCCAAAGTGAGGAGTATCTACATCATGTTAGGTCGTTTGGTTGCCACCATCGTGGCTGTGCTGGTCCTGGTGTTCGGCGTCTACACCGTTTCCTGCTGGGAGAAGGTTCCCGCTGGCAATGTCGGTATCAAGGTCTACCTGCTCGGCACCGATCGTGGCGTCGACAACGAAGTGCTAGGCGTCGGTCGCCAGTGGATCGGCTGGCAGCAGGAACTGTACCTGTACCCGACGTTCACCCAGAACGATTCCTGGACCGGCAATGAAGGCATGACCTTCCAGGACAAGGACGGACTGAACATCAGCTCCGACATCGGCATCAGCTACCACGTCGATCCGTCCAAGGCAGCGGTCCTGTTCCAGAAGTATCGCAAGGGCATCGACGAGATCTCGCAATTGGTGATCCGGCGCTATGTGCAGGATTCCCTGGTACGCCATGCCTCGGTGATGTCCGTCGAAGAAATCAACGGACCGCAGAAGTCCCGGCTGTTGCAGGATGTACAGATCGATGTCGCCAAACAGCTCGCCTCCGATGGTCTGGTGGTCGAGAAGCTGACGTGGATCGGTCGTCTGGGTCTACCGGAAACCGTCCAGGAAGCCCTGAATGCCAAGATCACGGCGACGCAAAAGGCTTTGACGCGCGAGAACGAAGTGGCCCAGGCACAAGCCCAGGCGAACATCGAACGCGCCAAAGCACAGGGTGATGCCGATGCCAAGCTGACGATGGCCAAGGCGGAAGCTCAGTCGATCCAAATCAAGGGCGATGCTCTGCGACAGAACCAGGAACTGGTCAATCTGACGCTCGCCGAGCGTTGGGATGGCCACTATCCTGGAACGCTGTTCATCGGCGCTGACCAGGGCAAGCTTCTGCTCCAGGTTCCGCAAAGCAGCAAGTGATCCATCTGAGGGAGTGGCTTGGCCACTCCCTCTTTCTCAATTCAAGGAATTTACATCATGCGTTTCCTTCGTGCAATTCTGCTCCTGATCGTTCTGGCGTTCATTCCCTCGTTCGCCAATGCTGCCGATGCGACTTCCTACAATCCGTGCGATCACCTCGCGGAACTGTACAAGCAGAAGTCCACCATCGAATACCAAGGCATCGCCGAATCCTGTGCACCCAAGGTCACGGTGGCCCAACAGGTGGCACAATCTGCGCAGACCGCCCAAAATGTCGCCACTGTCGCCAAGGGAATCGGTGAAGGTCTCGGCGAAGGAGCCAAAGGCGTCGGAGGAGCAATCTCCGATCTGGCAAAGAACCTTGGCGTCACCGTCAACGAATTCCTCAAGTCGCCTGCAGGAACGCTCATTGCGTTTGTGTTGGTGATCAAGTTCATCGGCGGCAAGCTCTTCGCGGTGCCATTCGTGATGTTCATGGTGGGCATGTGGTGGTTCATCAACAACCGGATCTCGCGCGACGTGACGTACGAGTTCCACCCGATTCTCTGGGGCGCATTCCAAGTTCGTCGGGTCGCGTCCGTCACTCGCGAGCGTGATGACTACAACACTGGCGTGTTCGCGATCCTCATGCTCATTCTTACGTTGGTCGTGGGTTTGAACTTGTGAACACGCTTCCGTCAGAACTGATTGCGGTGCCAGGATATCATGGATACTTCTGGCATCCGCAGGAAGAAGTGGTCTACTCGCTGAAGATGGGCGGGACATTGCGTCCTCTCAAACTGGCTCACGCTGTTCGTTATGCTCACTACTTCTTCCCAACAGGCTTCAATGTTTGTCGTGATGGTCGAAGGCGTCGTCTCGATCTTGACTGGTTGCGCAAACTGAGGCCACATCCGTACAAAGTCCCGTACGAAAGTGGTTGATGCGTTGCTATATAGATGAGCATTGAGGGAAATTCGTTTCCCTTGGTGCTCCATCTCGCTATGCTTGTAGTATCTCCTCGTTGAATTGGATCAACGGCTTAATCCTAGTGAGCCATCTGCAGGTTCGAGTCCTGTCGGGGAGTCCAATGGAAGGTGAACCAGCCGGGGTGCTGGAGGCGCCTGGAAAGCGTTCTGGTCGGGCAACTGACTGGGGATCGAGACCTCCTCCTTCCGCCAACGAGATACAAAGACATACGACGATACACATCGCAATACATCTCACACGATCCATACAAGGAATACACCGCAATGTCGAACAAGACTCTCGTCAACAATGTCATCTTCGTCGTGGACGCTTCTGGCTCCATGTCCTCCCATGCTCGCGCCGTCGAGCAGGTGATCCGTGGTCTCAAGGACCCGCTGTCTCAGGCAGAACAGGTCACCCGCATCTCCCTCTATACCTTCAATGACCGTGTCGAGCGCAAGCTCCATCTGCGTCATCCAGAAGCTCTCGCCGATTTCCGCTTCAATTCCAATGGCCAGACTGCTCTCCTCGATGCGGTCGAACAAGCCATCAGCGAACACAAGAACCTCCTCACCGGCGCCGATGAAGATCACAGCTATCTGCTGTATGCAATCACCGATGGCCAGGAGAACGCTTCTCGCAAGGTCAGCGCTTTCACGCTGAAGAGCCTGATCAGTTCTCTGCCGGAAAACTGGACTGTCGCTGCTCTGGTTCCGGACATCTCTGGCGTGCACTATGCCAAGAACTGCGGCTTCCCGGCTGGCAACATCGAAGTCTGGAACACGCGCTCCAGTACTGGCTTCGAAGAAGTTGGTCGTCGCTTGGTCGACACTTATCAGAGCTACAGCGTCAGCCGTGCTTCCGGTTCGGTCGGCTCGACTCGCCTGTTCGTCGACACCAAGAATCTGACCACGAGCGACGTCAAGGCGGCTCTCGTCGAAGATAATTCCTTCCGTCAATACTCGGTGACTGCAACCAGTGCGCAGCCGATCCGCGAATACACTCAGCAGGTGACGGGTCGCGGCTACATCCTCGGTTCGGTGTTCTACGAACTGACCAAGCCGGAAACGATCCAGGGTCAGAAGCAGATCGCGATCCGCAACCGCAAGGACGGCAAGATCTACTCCGGTGCCAACGCTCGCAATGTGCTGGGTCTTCCGGGCTACGAAACCAATGTCAAGCCCGGCGACTTCGGTGATTGGCAGATCTACGTCCAATCGACCAGCACGAACCGCAAGCTGATTCCTGGCCAGACGTTCTTGATGAAGTTCTGATCATGACAAAGTTCGCCGTCATCTACAAAGAGACGCGAGCTGAGCATGATTACTACGATCCGGATCATCCACGGTCTGTTCAAGTGGAAGTGCTCAAGGAGTTTGATGATGAAATCAAACTCCTTGAGTGGATCGAGAACAACGACAAACAACAGAACGCTTACTGGCGAAAGTCGTTTCGTGCTTTCCGTCTCGAAGAGCTCACCGTTGAGCGCAAATTGAGTTTCTCAATCAAACCCTGAGATCTATATCATGTTCATCAAAGAGAATTCCTGGCACTTCTGGATCTACTCTTTCTTCACCTCACAAAGCTACACTTCCATGCAACGTGGTTGGCATCAACCAAACTTCTGCAAGTATGCTCGCGTCATCACGCTGGGAATGTTGTTGTTTTCGTTCTTTGCGATGCTTGCTGCTTCGGCGGTGTTCTCAATTCTTGTTTTCTGGATTGTGTGCATCGTCAAAGGCTTTGGCTTCTATTTCTATGTCAAAGAACTTCATGGAGTTGAAGCAATGGGTATGGTTGGGCTGATTCTCCAAGCAATTCTTTTGGTGATCGGCGCTATCTTTTGTGTCCATGAAGGCGTAACATATCTTTCGGATAGAAGGCGCAAGAAGCGCAATGGTACGACTCCTGAGCCTGGATTCGTATCGACGTTGTACACGGCTCATAAGCAAAAGTTTTGTCCAAACTTGGAGTTCGCACCTGAGCAACATGGTGCGAACGACTGGGATTGAAATCCGCAAACAAACCCAACTCAATCCGTAAGGAGTTACATCATGGCACGTAACAAGCTCGTCAACGCAATCGCATCTTCTGCCTCGCAGAACACTGCCCAGACCTACAATGGCGCAAAGACCTTCAAGTCCTCGCTGTCGGCGCTCGTGGATCTGTTCTTCATCGCCGGCGCGTCTCGTGGCAATGACCTCACCGCTCAGTTCGCCAAGGCTTTTGCCGAAGACGAATACCTGGCTCTGCGCCTGGTCCAGTGGCTGCGTGATGCTCGCGAAGGTGCTGGTGAACGTCAGCAGTTTCGCAATCTGTTCGGCTGGCTGATCCGCAACCACAAGGATGCCGCTCTCGCGGTCCTGACCAAGGTTCCGGAACTCGGTCGCTGGGACGACATTCTCATCGGTCTGCGTTCGCCGATCGAAAACGAAGTCGTCGAACTAGTGCGCGAAGGTATCGCACAGAAGAATGGTCTGTTGGCAAAGTGGCTGCCTCGCAAGGGCGAAGACGCTGTCCGCTTACGTCATTTGCTTGGCTACACGCCAAAGCAGTACCGCAAGACGATCGTCAATCTGTCGAACACCGTCGAGCAGGCGATGTGCGCCGGCAAGTGGGACGAAATCAAGTACAACCAGGTTCCGTCCGTGGCGTTCGCTCGCTACAAGCGTGCCTTCTCGAAGCGCGCGCCAGAGAAGTTCCAGACCTTCGTGACAAAGGTCCAGGCTGGCGAAGCCAAGATCAACGCCTCGGCGGTGTTCCCGTACGACATCATCCGTTCGCTGCGTGCTTCCTACAACAAGGTCGAGCAGGACGCTGCCAATGAGCAGTGGAAGGCTCTGCCGAATTGGCTGGAAGGTTCCGACGAGCGCCTGATCGTGGTCGCCGACACCTCTGGGTCGATGACTAACTGGGGCTATGGCACCAATCGCGGAAACATCGGCAACGTCACTCCGATGGACATCTGCATCTCGCTGGCATTGTACGTGTCCGAGAAGCTGAACGGACCGTTCAAGGATGCGTTCATCACGTTCTCGAACACTCCGACGCTCCAGGTCGTTAAGGGAACTCTGCGTGATCGTGTGTCGCAGCTCGAGACCGCGAAGTGGGAGATGAACACCAATCTCCAGGCTGCGTTCGAGTTGATCCTCAACACCGCGAAGAAGCACGGTCTGTCGAACGAAGACCTGCCGACCAAGGTGCTGGTGATTTCGGACATGGAGTTCGACTCCTGCGCTGCCAACCGCTCTACCAACTTCGAGAACATCGAAGCGAAGTACAAGGCGGCTGGTTACGCGATGCCGCAGCTGGTGTTCTGGAACGTCAACGGTCGTGTCGGCAACAGTCCGGTCACCCAGCACCAGTCTGGTGCTGCTCTGATCTCTGGCTTCTCGCCGTCGATCGCGAAGTCGATCCTGGGTGCCCAGCTGATGACTCCCGAGTCGGTCATGCTGAAGACCCTGATGAACCCGCGCTACGATCTCTGATCGACAGTGCTCGAAGCAACCCCAGTCCTAACCGGCTGGGGTTTCTTTGTTTTATGGATGAAGTAAACTATGAGTGACTCTGATTTCTTGGTGATTATGATAGCAGGGACGATGTTCATAACATTCGTCATTGCATTCATTGCCATCATCATTGTGTTTTCAACAGCCTTGTTGGATCGATTGTTTGACGACTCTGAGTGAACATCTGAAGGAACGTGGCATCCTATCATCACATGATGTAATCATTGATGAGGATTCGAGGACTGCGACCTTCTTGTTGTACAGTCAGATTGGTAAGCTTCAGGGCTTCCAAACATACAAACCTGATGCACCAAAGTACAAGCCATCCAAAGAATTCAATCCACGAGACCTGCGCTACTTCACGCATGCTGTCTCTGGCGAACTGCCGATGTTTGGGACAGAGACTTTGTCCTACAATCCGCATTATGTCTTTCTTGTCGAAGGAGTCTTCGATGCTGTTAAGTTTCATGCTCTTGGTCATCCTTGCCTTGCTGTTCTTGGCAACGATCCAGTTCGTCTCCGTTCTTTCCTATCTGCTATTTCTCGTCGTGTGGTCGGCTTTTGCGACAATGATGCTGCGGGCAGAAGGTTGGCTTCGAGTTGTGACTGGTTCTACTTCGCTCCGAACAAAGACGCGGGTGAAATGACCAAACACGAACTGTACGATTACTTGATCGTAGGTTCCAGATATCATTTTGTTGATGGAGAGATTTGTGAGTTTTAAGATTTTGGCGACTGCCGACACGCACTTCAATTTTGACGCTCAGGCGATCAATGAGACCAACGAACTAAGAGGTCAGAGTCGTTGGTTTCCTGAATGCGACGTGTTTGTACATGCTGGCGATTTGATGTACCATGGAACCGAAGGTGAGTGGAATGGTCGAGTGGATTCTCTGGCAACAGTAGACGCTCCGTTGAAGCTATATGTTCCAGGCAATCATGACATCTTCGTCGAATTGTTCACCGGACCTGCTAACCAAGATCTGCGGACTGATGCTCATGTCCAAATGCTCGGCACTCACCCAAAATACTTCACCCACAAATTGCCAAACGGCATGACTGTTCTGGGTCTTCCTTTCGTGACCGATCTGCCTGGCTGGGGATTCAATCGAACTGAACAAGACTTGGATAGGATGCTGGACTTCATGCTTGAGGATATCAAGCATGTTGATATCGTCGTCACGCATAGTCCTCCGTTCGGCGTTCTCGACGGATCACATTATGGTGTGAAAGCGTGGAATTTTCTCCAGCAAGTTGCTAAGCCCGAGATCTGGATCTGTGGACACATCCATGAAAACTATGGAGTGCTCGCCAAGAATGGAACAACGTTCTACAATGTCGCCATGCTAGATCGTTCCTATAAGCGCAAGAACCCACCAATGCTGATTGAGGTTGACGAATGAACTACTTCATTGTTCATAACATGCATCGACTCGTTGCGCTGTATAGTGCTCCTGGTCGCCATTATCACAATTTGAATCACATCAACTTCTGTTTGGCTCGCATGGAAGAAGCCAAGAAGCAGGATGAGTTCAAACACTTCAAGGAAGAACAGTGGACGGCTCTTGAGATTGCCATCTGGTTCCATGATGCAATCTACAACGCAGAAGCTCAGATGGTTACTCCTGGCTACAGTGAATTTGAGAGCATCGAATTCATGCGCTACTGCGCTGTCGACTATCCACTTGCTATAAACAATCCTGAATGGTATAGCATCCAGCGGGATGCCGAAGATTTAATCTTGGCGACCGCCAAGCACGGCAAGTACATCCCGGAAACTGAGTTGGAAGCTCTGATGCTTGACATTGATCTTGCATCGTTGGCATTGCCTTGGCGCCAATTCAAGGACAACACAGATGATGTCGTAATGGAGTATGCTTTGTTCCGTCCATACGACATGATAGCTGTAGGCAACGCTAAGTTCCTCAAGGGACTCATCGAAACCAATGACCGTATCTACCATACGGGTTGGGGCTATGACGCTTTCGAGAAGATGGCGCGATGGAATATCGCGCATCGTGTCTTGGAAGCGCTTCCGGTCGAAGAACAGCGTTGATAGATAATTGGGAGAGGAACTGATCCTCTCTCACAACTAAACATTGGAGGAGTTTCAATGTCCAAGCAATACGAAGTCGCAATTGTCATCGGTCGGATGCATCCTGTTCACAACGGACACATGCATCTGATCTCGGAAGCGTTCAAGATCGCTCATCGAGTGCTGGTCCTGCTAGGTGATACTGGCGGACCACGCACCATCAAAAATCCATTCACGATCGCACAACGCGAGCAGATGATCTTGAACTCCTGCGTGGAGTTGGGTCTTCCTGCGCCGGATGTGACTTATGTGTTTGACAGCCCGAGCGATCAGGCGTGGATCTCGCGCGTCAATGGACGTGTGAAGGTCATTCTGGACCACTACAAGCTTCCGCGCAAGGGATCTGTTGTCTTGGTAGGTCACAACAAGGACAACACCTCGCGTTATCTCGACTGGTTCCCGAATTTCGCTTTCAGCGAGATTCCGTACAAGGAACTCGGTCCTGGTGAAAGCTTCAACATCGACGCCACGAAGATTCGTGAGTTCTATTTCACGGATCAGCTTGCCTACGCGCACGGAAGTGTTCCGCAATCTGTCTTCAACAAGCTTTTGCTGTTGAAGAATACCGATCAGATCCAATGTTTGATCGAGGAATACAAAGACATCTCCAAGTACAAGAAGAGTTGGGAAGTCGCTCCATATCCACCGACCTTTTTGACGGTGGACGCTGTCGTGATCCAATCGGGTCACATTCTTCTATGCGAACGTGGTAAGACACCAGGCAAGGGATTGTACTGTCTCCCTGGTGGCTTCGTCGAACAGAAGGATCGGCTTGTCGATTCGATGCTTCGCGAACTGGACGAAGAGACCGGCATCAATATCCAGAAGGAAGTTCTTCGTGGACGAATTGTCGCCAAAGAGATCTTCGATGATCCGGAACGTTCTTTGCGCGGCAGAACTGTAACCACCGCATTCCTCATCAAGCTGGATGACACAAAGGATCTTCCGAAACTTAAGACCAAGTGTGATCCGGATGGTGGCGTGGTGCGTTCTTTCTGGCTTCCGCTGAATGACATCGGATCTTCGAACATGTTTGAGGATCACTTCCAAATCATCGAGACGATGCTCCAATTGTTGCCGCGCCTGTAAACGTTAAGAAATCGTTAAATTTCCGTTAAGCCCTGTTTCCAAGTGGAATCAATGACTTACGTTGCCTGCCAAATCAGTGACTTACATTGACTCGTTGAAAAGCGTGTAAGTCATTGACGCGGCAGGCATTTTAGTTCTTGACTTCCCAAAGAACGGGCGTATGATTGTAACTGTAGCGGGGAAGCCCGCTTCGATAAACCAAAGAGGCTAAACCAATGAAATCTCGCTCGACCGCTCGCGCTACCTCCTCCGTTTCTCGCCTGCCGCGTAAGCGCCAGCGCTGGTTCCGGGCTTGGCTCCACGATGGTTCCGAGATGCCGGTCAAGGGTCTCGATCCGCTGGATGCTCTCGATCGCCTGCCGGTGGATGAGCGTATGAAGGTTCGCGAAGTCGTGGAAATTGTGTGATGCGTATCCACGATCCGTTCCACAACTGGTTCTATGCCGAAGGCACCTGGATCGACTTTGCGATCTATCTGGTCGTGATGCTTGGTGCCGCTCTTCTCTTCTATTGACCAAGGATTTTCGTCATGAAACGCTTCTTGTTCGCCGCTGCTGCTTTCGCTCTGGGTATGGTGTCGGGCTTTGCTCGCGCCGATGATGTTCCGACCGTCCGCATGGAGTTCATCCAGCAGGTCGTGCAGAACCCGGGTGAAACCAAGGTTCAGTTCATTGACCGCGTCGCCGTGATCCTCGATAAGTGGATTCACGACTCTCGCTTCGAGGCATGCGGCCAGTTGGCTGCGAACGAAGCCGGAAACATGTCCGTTGTCCTGGTCACGGTCCACGCCCATGGATTCTGTGCCACTCCTGAAGGCGCCGTGGTCGAAGGTTACAAGTGGGTCGGCGAGTCGATTCACGTCCACCCGAACTATCGCTGGTACACCGCGACCGACATCGATCATGCGGTGGTGGGCAATGCCCCGGGCAGTCGTGTGGTTGTGGATCCGCGTACCTTCTCGGACGGTGACTACAAGGATGGCGCTGGATATCTGGTCACTGGCGGGCGTGTGCTGTACCAGAACGGTCGCGGCACCACCAAGGTCTTCTCGGAGAGCTTCTAATGAAGAGCATGATCCCGGAGTACGTGACGGTCGGCCAGTGGTATTTGGCGCTTCGCCGGAAGAATTCTCGGACTGGAACGTGGGAAGCGTGCCAGGTCAAGGAAGTCAACGACACCTACTACAAGGTCTACTGGCTCGATGGCTGGAGTGGCGCGGTTCTCAAAACCACTTCGCGCCTTGGTAAGACCAAGGGACCGGATGGTACCAAGTATGCGTTGGTGTCGGAATGCTCGTTGGCGCCGATCAACAAGACCTGGTACAATCGCCGTGTCAAGATGTTGCAAGAAGCCAAACAACAAGTCGAGAAGACGGAAGAACATCTCGACTTCCTCGCCAACTATTACCTGGTGAAGTGACATGTCCGACGGACCCACCATCAAAGTCGACCTGGAAGGCTTCAAGAAGCTGACTGCTCAGTTCACGAAGTCGCTTCAGACCGCCACCGAGGACGAAGCAGATGTCGGTTGGCATTGTCTCGGTCTCGCCTATCTGGGTCTCGACCATAGTAAGGAAGTCGAGTTGTTGATTGCGGCGAGTTATCTTGAGTATGCGGCTCGCCGCTACATGGAGAAAAGTGATGGCCGCTAAGAGAAAGCGCTCGAAGTGGTTGCCAATGACCAGCGCGCCCAAAGACGGCACGATGATCCTGGTGACCGAGACGCCGAATGGCGAGCACTGGAACGTCATGCCGGCATGCTGGATGGCGCACCGCGCGGAGAACATCAATCCCAATGACCGCCTGGGCGACTGGTGGGGCATCGATGTGGCACGGTGGCATCCTTCTGAAGGTCCACTGCCTGTGCGATGGAAGCCGCTCGCCATCACTCCTGTTTGTTGGCAACCCTTTCCTGTCGCAGATTCGGAACGTGGTCTGCGTCGCCGTCTAGCAAAGACTGAGGCAAACATATGAGCACTGAAGGCATCGCCAAGGATTTCGTCTGCACCGGTTACGTCGTCCTCAAGGGTTTCAAGAAGGGTGTCTCTCTGCGGACTCTCGATGCGGATGGCAAGTGCGAAAGCCGCGAATGGCTGTTCGAATCGAAGAAGGTCAAGATTCGCTGTGGCCAGGTCTACACTGGCGCCCAGTTCACCGATACCAGCGTGATCAATCTTCAGAAGGTTCGCTGGATCCGCACCTGGGAACACGAAGCTGATCGCCTCGCCTGGGCTGCTCGCGAGCAGGAATCCTTGGCCGAGATCGCCGCGCAGAAGATGCAGACCGACGCGACCAAGGTCGATGAACTCGAGCGCGCTCTGCTTCCGCTTCGCCGTGAATACCAGCGCCATGCCCAACGATTCGACGCTGCTGGCATGCGAGCGTTCGAGTCTTCGGTCATGGCGGCTCTCCGTGTCCCACTCCGCAGTTACGAACAGTGAAGGAAAGTGTCATGAAGACCAAGCTCTGTCGCCTCTTTGGTCATGAGTACCACATCTTCGAGATCATCGCTCAAACCGAGCATACCGTGACGGTTCGCCGGCTGACGCCGTTGTTCGACGAGAAGAGCTACGAGGTGGTGATTGATCATCCGGTGTTCACCACCAGCATCGCGGACTTGGTTCCGGAGCAGGATGACGTCATGCTCCTGTTCTGTCGCATCTACCTCAAGAGCATCTGTGCTCGCCTGGTCTATCTGCACGCAATGCAGACTTCCTACCACAGCATCATCGACAAACTGACCGGCGACGAAGACAACCAGTCCCATCGTTGAGTCATCAACCGTTTCTTTGGTCAGTCGACTGACTATAATCAGTCACTGTGAGTATGAATAGAAGAGTGGCAATCCCTGCTGCTCCAATCGTGAGAATTCCCATGTCCAAGTACGAAGCCCGTCCGCAGCCCCACCTGCCGTTTGTTGCCACCATGCCGGAAGCCATCAAGGAGAAGTGGATGGCAGCACTTCGCTCCGGCGAATTCCAGCAGTGCAGTGGTCGACTCAAGCGATTCGATGCTGATGGCAATGCCAGCTACTGCTGTCTCGGCGTCCTGCAGGAAGTGGTCAGCGGCGAAGTTTCGCACGGCGCAGCGGACGGCGAATTCGATATGCAAGGCAACCCGCTTTGCGACGCCGTTCCTCCGATGGAGTGGTTGACTGCAAACGGCATCAAGTTCTTCGACCATCTTGGCTATGCCGTCACCGTTCCGACGATCTACGTCACGGAACTCGAACCCACGGAAGAAGATGACGAGGGCAATCTCATCAAGCTTCCTCCGACGGAAACCTGCGAATCCGCCGCTTCGCTCAACGACAACGGCTGCACGTTCGAGGAAATCGCTGACTTTCTCGAGCCGCTGATCCAGACCTACTGAGGAACCGGTCATGAGTCATCTGACAAAGAGCGACACCCTCGGCATCAAGAGCGTTTTCATGTCCGCAGAGATCAAGGAAAAGTGGTTGAGCGCTCTCCGTTCTGGTGAATACCAGCAAGGCAGGAAAGCTTTGTGTGATGGCAATGGTGGATATTGTTGCCTGGGCGTTCTGCAGATGGTGGTGAGTGGCAAGTGCGAACGTGAAGCACTGCATCCCGGCAACTACGAAAGGGTTCCTACCATGGCATGGCTGGACGCGAACAACATCAAGTTCATGTATCCGATGCCTGTTGGTCAGGAGCTGTGGGTGGACTCCGAATACCGCCGCTCACCGTTCATTCGCATGCAGGAAAATATCTCCGGAACACGTTGCAGTACGGTTGTCAATGTCACTGCTCTCAACGACGACGGCTATGACTTCCTGGAGATTGCTGATATCCTGGAAACGGCAATCGAAATCATCTGAGGAACAAGTCATGTCGATGGAAAGTTACACTGCTGTTGGTCGCAAGAGCATCACGATGCCTGCTGAAATCAAGGAAAAGTGGTTGAGCGCTCTCCGTTCTGGTGAATATCAACAGGGCTTCGGTTCTTTGTGTGACGGCAGGGGCGGTTACTGCTGTTTGGGTGTTCTCGAGATGGTGGTGAGTGGTCGCGTCGAGGATGATGCGTTGGCCTTCGAGCCCAAATTCGCCAGTTTTCCATCTGTCGAATGGTTGCAGGAACACAACATTCTGTTTCAGCGCCAATCCGGCGACTTGGCAAACGGCACACTTCGCGCACCAATGCTGTTCCTTCGTGAAGAGCGAACTGGCTACGAAGGGATGTTCAATGCTGCTCATGTCAACGATGCTGGCGCGTCGTTCGAGCAAATGGCGGACTTCCTCGAAGCATCCATCGAGAGCACCTGAGGAATCAGTCATGAACAAGATCGAAGTTGCCGACGTCTGCCATATCGACTCCGACATGGTGATCAATCCTGTCAAGACTCCTGTCGAATGCACGATGCGTATGCCGCGCATCATCAAAGAGAAATGGCTGGAAGGTCTTCGTTCTGGTCAATTCCAAAAGGGCATCGGTCAGTTGATGACCAATGAAGGAAAGTTCTGCTGCCTCGGCGTCCTGCAGATGGTCGTGGATGGCCAAGTCGAACACTTTCCCGATGGTGATTCTCTTGGTCTGCCAAGCTCTGACTGGCTCATCAAACATGGGATTTCGTTCTCGGGTGCGTCCGTTGCAGCTATAGTAAACACCAATCCATTGGTGAGTGCTATTGTCGAGACGGAAAGCGAATCTGCGATCAGGACAATTCGCGTTCCTATCCTGAACGACGAATATCAGTGCGATTTTGCTCACATCGCTGATATCCTCGAACCCAATATCGAAGTAACGGACTAATCGCCATGTCGAAGATGCCTGCTGAACTCAAGAACAACTGGATTGCCGCGCTTCGTTCTGGCGAATACAAGCAATGCACTGGAACGATGAGGGATACCGATTCTTCCGGTGAACACAGCTATTGCTGCCTCGGCGTCCTGCAGATGGTTGCTGATGGCAAGATCGACGACAGCGAAGGCAATCCTCGCCCAGCGCTTCCAATCATTCGCTGGTATGAAGAGCACAACATCGAACCGGATCCTGGTTTTGAATACAGTGCCGGAATGATGGCGTGTGATGAAATTCCGATCGTGATTGAAGTCTCTTTGTCTGATATCAAGGCATTCAATCTTCCGACTGGACGCGCCAGCATCGTTGACATGATTGGCGGTCGTTATTCGCTTTCGGCACTGAACGACGAAGTAGGTCTCTCGTTCGTGGAGATCGCCAATCTCGTCGAGAAGTACGTGGAAGGTGTCTGATGAAGATCGAAGTCGGAACATTTCCTGGTAATGGATTCACGGTCGCAGTCTTTCTGCCAAGCACCGTTCCGGCAAGTACGATCCTTCACTTTCCAAAGATCACCAACTGGGAAGAAGAGTTCGTGGTTGTATCGAAGGCTGATATGGATTGGCTTTCGTCTAAGTTAGGATATATGGGCGAGAACGAACTGTCAGAAACCGTTCATAACTTTGTCACCAAGGCAACCGAATCATGAGCTTGTTCAAAATGCCCAAAGAGCTGTTGACCAAGTGGGTCGAAGCTCTGTGCTCGGAACGATACAACCAAGCATGCCATTTCCTCCAAGCAAAACGTCCTGATGGAGAAGTCGGTTACTGCTGTCTTGGCGTCCTGCAGATGGTTGCTGACGGTAAAGTCGAATACAATTCCCCAATCGGCATCAGTGAGCCTTGCTCACTGCCAACGTTGGGTTGGTATCGTGATCACGGTATTGAACTTCCGGAAGCGTCCCAGCAATGGAACGATGGTGTTGGGTACTCTTTGAGTGTGCACGCTCTGACATCAGAAGTTGATGAAGGAGTGCGTGGTGCCTCGGCCGAAGACAAATTTCCCAGGAAGTATGAGCTTTCTGAACTCAACGACACCTACAATCTCGATTTCGGCGCGCTTGCCGATCTCATCGAACGCGAAGCGGAGACCTACTGATGTTTGGCTTCAAGAAGCGTCGCAGAATTCGTGAACGCTGGCAGGCGTTCGACAAGATGATGGAAGGAGCTATCCGCCATCTTACTTGGCATGCTCCATCTGCTCGTCAGGTCCGTGATCGTGAGTGGACTCTGTCGTTCAGCATTCCCGCAACGGGCGGTCCTCTCAAGGTCTATCTCGAACGTGGATTTGGATACAACTCCGTTCGTGTGACATACATGATCGGTGACGAGGAAATCAAACTCGGCTCGGAAGTTTCCGGCAATCTCTTTGATGGTTACTTCCAATGCGAAGATGATCCGGAAGTTGTGTCCATCATGCTCGAAGTCTATGCCCACATCAATGTTCGGATCGAGCAAGCTGCTCTCCGCAAGGATTGGGATGCCTCTGAGCGCGAGCGGAAACGCAAGTCCATTGTCTCGAAGCTGGCGTTCCGTAAACTGACCGGCGATGTAGTGTTTGGTCCGCTGCTGAAGGACTAAACTTCTCCTATCTACTCTGTGGAGGCAACAGATGCCTCCCTGCCAATGACCATCAAGAAGGAGTTTCTGATGTCGATTCTCAATAACCGTCTCCTGAAGACGGACAGCTACAAGCTCAGCCATTTCGCGCAGTATCCCAAAGGTACCAAGTACATCTCGTCGTACATCGAAGCGCGTGGCTCGACCATCCAAGGTGTCGAACATGTCGTCATGTTCGGTCTTCAGAAGTTCGTCAAGGACTTCCTGTTACAGCCAATCACCGTCGAAGAAGTCAACGAGGCGGCAGCGTTCGCCAAGGTTCATGGCGAGCCGTTCAATCTCGATGGCTGGCTGTACATCGTCAATCATCACCAGGGCTTCCTTCCGCTTCACATCGAAGCCATTCCGGAAGGCACGCCTGTCCCGATCGGCACTCCGATGGTCCAAATCGTCAACACCGACGACAAGTGCGCATGGCTCACTTCGTATTTCGAGCCGGCAATCCTGAGCAGCGTCTGGTATGGTTCGACCGTCGCCACGATTTCGCGCACTTGCAAGGAATACATCCTTGATGCTCTGGATCGTTCTGGTGATCCCGCAAGCGTCACGTTCAAGCTACACGACTTCGGTTATCGCGGCGTCTCGAGCGATGAGTCGGCACAGCTTGGTGGTGCTGCCCATCTGATCAATTTCATGGGCTCGGACACCATCGCCGGCATCGCTGCTGCCATGCACTACTACAACGCTGACGTCTGCGGCTTCTCGATTCCTGCCGCAGAGCACAGCACCATGACGATCCGCGGCAAGGAAGGCGAACGTGAAGCCTTCCAGGCAATGATCGATGCGTACGCCACCGAGCCTGGCAAGATCTTTGCTGTGGTATCGGACGCCTACGACATCTACAATGCCGTGCGAAACCTCTGGGTCGGCACCGGTCTTCTGGAACAAGTCAAGGCGAAGGGATGCAAGGTCGTCATCCGCCCCGACAGCGGCGATCCGTTGGTAGTTCCGATCGACATCGTCGAGATGCTTTGGGATCTGACTCCTGAGAAGCTGATCAACGACAAGGGCTACAAGGTCCTTCCGCCGTATGTCGGCGTGATCCAGGGCGACGGCATCAATGTTACATCGATTCCCAAAATCATCGACAACTTGCTCAATCGTGGCTTCTCGATGGACTGCCTTGCCTTCGGCATGGGCGGCGGTTTGCTCCAGCAAGTCAATCGTGACACCTTCAAGTGGGCGATGAAGGCAAGTTGGGGCATCGTGAATGGCAAGGAAGTCGACATCTACAAGGATCCGGTGACCGACAAAGGCAAGAAGTCGAAGCGCGGTCAGTTCGCCGTGATCCGTGATGGCGATGTTTGGGGCACGATGCGTAAGAGCGCGTGGTTCGCGCTCGGCATGGATGCTCCGCGAAATCAACTCGAAACGGTCTATCACCATGACACGACCGACACCCACGTTCGCCTCGACATCTTCGACAACATCCGCAAGAGGGCTTCGGTATGAAGGAAGGCAAGGTCTTCTACAGCGGCTGGCATGCCATGAGTTCTACTAGTAGGCCAGTCAGGTTTGCTGAGCAGGTGCCCAACGAAGACATCAAGAAGGAACCGATGTTCTTCAATGCCAGCGCAAAGTTTGCTTTCGAACATGGCGGACCGATCACCAAGTCCTTCATCGGCAATCTTCCTGGCCATGTCGACTGGGACAATGCGGTGTTCGACAGTCGTGTGCACATGCTGATGCCTGGTTGGTATCCTGGCATTCCCGGCTGGCACCACGACGATGTTCCTCGTCCGCCCATTCCTGCTGGCCAGCATTTCCTGACGGCATCGCAGCCTGATTACGAGAACATGTCGTACAAGGCAGTGCATATGATGGGGTTGGTCAATGCTGAAGTCGCACCGACCCAATTCATCCATGGCACATGCAAGATGAAGCAGGTCCCGGATGGCGAACTCATCTATCGACAGTGGCATCTTGAGCTGGAGGAAATGGTCAAGAACGGAACCGTCGATGTACTCGAAGTCCCGGATCGCCAGTTGATCCTGTTCGATTCGTTCGACTTCCATCAAGCCATTCCTGCGCGCAAGAACGGTTGGCGTTGGTTCGGTCGTGCTTCGATTCAGACCGATCGTCAAAAGAACGTCACGAACGAAATCCGCATGAATGCGCAAGTCTATCTGCCGTTTCCGATGGAGGGATGGTGATGAGGGATTGGCCAATTCGCATCATCGCGTTCATTGTTGGTGGATTGCTGGGCGCACTGGCAATCCAACTGGCTGATACTCAACACGGATTCCTGGCGCTGTTAACCTTTTCTCTTGCCGTTGGATTCATCATGGGCATTGGGATGGGTGTTGATCCATGGGGCAATGACATGTACAAGGATTGGTGATGGCGTTGATGGCAACAGGTCCAGCACATATGAAGAACGCAAACAGTGGTCCACCGTCGCGATCAATAATGTTGGATGCGACGGTGACATTGTCTCAGCAACAGTTGAAAGAAATTGTTGCTGACTATTTGAAGACAAGAGGAATGAGTACCATTCCTAACGATGTCACCTTTATCCATACCGCAGGCAGTAGTGGTGGACCTGGTGTACCTTTCCATCCACCATTCATTACTGCCAAAGTCCAGGTTAAGCTCTGATGTCAGATACAAAGATGACGGTGTTGAATTTCTTGCAGGAATACAACTCCCTTTCGCGAACGTGTATTGCGTTCAAGATGAAACATATTGATCCCTTGCTGAGAGAAATCATCGAAGCAATGGGAATCAAGATGCATGCTCCAAACATTCTGAGCATCAACGATGACGCGTTTCAATCTGGTATCGTTGTTGAATACTTCTCGGAGTGGAACAAGAAGTCGACCGTCTTCATCCCATACAAGATCTTGGAAGCTTCTGATTACATCGCGGCTGCTGAAAAGTATCGTCTTGAGTTCAATCAGAAGTTGTTGATGGACCAATTGCAGAAGATGGAACGAGCAGTTGGTGCGCTCATCACCGATGTAGCAATCCTGAAAGGTACGAGGAAGAAATGAGCGACGCACTTGGAAATCCGATTGAGCTTGGTAGGCTGTATGGCTATTCCAATCAGGATGGAAGCACGACCCATGTTTGTGTTGGACCTGCTACAAAGATTCATGATTCAGGGCGCGTTTCCATCAATGTCCAATACAGCCAATATTTTCTGTACGGTGAGCCCTGTAACCGTAGCTGGACGGCAGTTCCAAAGTTAGTCCATATAGCCGCTATTCGGCTGTTTCCGGTCGAAAAGCTACCTGAAACCGCCTGACAACGGAGGTTCATGCCTAACGTAAGTTATTGATTTCACTATACATTTAGTTCTTGACCTTTTTCCGGGTCGGCGTATGATATTGATTGTGGAAGGGCGAACTGCCTAACCCGTTGACCTGGAAACTACAATGAACGACAACGTTACTTCCTTCTCTGAGCTGTACGAAGCGGCGACCGAACTCGCGGAATCGTTCACCAATAGCGGCGAAACCGGTCTTCGTCCCGAAGTTTTCGGACTCGACCCGCGCGCTGGCTGGGACCTGTTCGTCGATGTCGACTACACCTGCATCGGCGTGCGTGGTGACGCTGCGCGCAAGGCTCTCATGTACTACGGCGGCTTCGAATACGTCGACGAGTCTGCGGTCTTTCGCATCGGCGACTGGACCTTCTTCTCCGACGAAGACAGCCGCGTGGCCAATCACATCGCCCGCTACGTCCAGGAAGACGAAGGTGGCGATGAAGAGGAAGACACCACGGATGATGGCGAATGAACGCCTGGCGGAAGTGGGACGAAGGCAATCTGCCTCCGCCTGGTGAGTACGTGGTGTGGCACTCGCGATTCAAGCGCCCTGGTGAAAAGGTTTGGACTTTCCATGTGGTCGGGAAGCACTTTGGTTGGCTTAACGAAGCCAACTGGCCTGCTGACGGTCCCCCGGAATACTACTGTCCTTTGCCGCGATTCCCCGGCGCCCGCGCGATTTCGAAGTGATGTCCAACCCGACCAATCTGGCTTGCGAGCCCAGGAGGCGTGCCATGTAGAATTGATCTTCCCTTCTTGAGAGAATGACAACATACTCGGCATTGAGTGAGGACCCGCCAACGATTGGGTCCTCACTCGCATTCACTCATTGGATGGAAAGGCAGCTATGATAAGCGCCTACGGCATGAGGCATAGAAATGTCAAAGTTTGACACAAAACAAATCGCGGATCAAATCCAACAACTCGAAACTGTCACAGCGATGTTGAAGGACTATCAGAGGATGGTGGAGTTGGAGGATTCATCTTCAATCATCACTTCTGCCAGTTCTTTCATCAAGATGATCGAAGATCACAACCACATGCGTTCGCCGCAAGAATTGGTTTGGCAGGAACGTTGTGATGGAATGGCTCTACCGACTGTTGGATTCTACTGGCGCTGGTATGCTGGTATGGGCGAAGATGGATTCACCCAAGTCAATTCCAACGAAAATGATTTTCTCCAAAAGCTGAAGCGGGATGGAAAGCTTGCGTTCGGCCAGCCATGGACCCGCATCAATAACGAAACGGGCTATCGTGAAACCACCGCCTGTGTCTGGTACAAGGAATAACAATGGCAACTGCTAACAAGAAAGTGGAAACAAAGACGATCATGGTTCCGACCATCGTCGAAGACGTCAAGGTTGAACTGAAGTTGTCGATGAAGGAAGCGCAGTTCCTGTTGTTCCTCAATGGGTTCTGTGGCGGCGATCCAAACTTTTCGCCGCGTGTCTTCTCCAACAATATCCGCGATGCGCTCATCAAAGCAGGCGTAACGCTTCCGAAAGAGTACAACCAATTCTGCTTGTACGGAAAGCCTGGCATCCTGTTCAAATCCACCAAGGACTATGCCTACGAAGGTTTGCTGGACGAAACGCTGGGCGATCCCGAAACTTGTACTGACCTCTACTGATCTATCTGGAGAACGATATGTTTGATACCGAACAAAACTTCATCGTTCTCCTTGATCTCGAAGAGACGGTGATCGATTCCTGGGATGATCCTGTTTGGCAATTCAAAGGTCAACAGGTGAAGAAATTCCTTCATGGTGAATGGCTTCCACATCCCACTCCGATGCAATGCAAGCTAGGCATCATGTCTTGGGCAATCTGGGATCACCGCGACATCGACACCTTCAACAAGCATCATCGCGAGTGGCTAGAAGGTTGTCTGAACTTCAAATTCGATGACGACCTCATCTTCTCGATGGATGATTGGGCTCGCGCGGTGTTTGAGGAAACCCGATGCAAGGTATCGCGGCAGGATTTGTTTGACGTGTGCAAGAAGGAAGATGTTCTGTTCAAACTCCGGAACAGCAGCATGTTCCATCACACAGCCACCTGGCTGATCGATGATGCCGTCAACAAACATGACATCATCGAGTGTTTGGAAAATCGTTCCAAGTTTTACATCAGAAATGTCAACTCTTTGTTCGATTGAAGCTATATACTGTTTCTACTGGGTGCTTCGCCAGTCCCGCTTGCTGCAGGTCTGATACCGCAAAAGGTGGTACCCCGCTGTAAGGCAAATCCTATTGACGAATGGGGCAAGTTTGCCGGCGAAGAAGAATTGAGGACTAGTCTGACCTGATGTAAACAGGTTAATGCGCATCTGACGAATACTCAAAACGAGAAAGCTCGCGAGTGTGACTGGCGAAGCGCCCAGTAGTTTCAAACATGTGCTCTACGACAAACGTAATGGTTTCGCGTGCAGTAAAGAAAGCGTTCTTGGGTTCTGCAGGACTCTGAAGAATGGCTGCTTTGCTTACCCCTACAAAAGCACGGTAGAGTACATCTTTGAAGTTATGGCTGTATGATGTGACCAAAAGGTCTTGCGGACGCGGGTTCGATTCCCGCCCACTCCACCAAAAGCACAGTTAGACGATCAGCGGTATGTGCACTCTGCGAAGTCGAGACAAGTCCGCGTTATGGACACTGTGTTTTTGATGGGGTGGACCAGGTTTCGACGTGGGAAGATATGCGAGCTGACAGCCCGAGAGATGCCCGACGTAATCGGCATAAAACAAAGTAAACGCAAACGATGACACGTTTGAGGTCCGTCTCGCTGCCTAATCGGCAGTCTTGACCGACAATCTCCCTAGACTCGCTGCCCTTCTAGGTCCCTCATTGGGCAGCTCCTCTTTTGTTTGACGCACGAGAATGCTACGATAGGTTCTCTGAAAACTTTCCACCACCAAAACGGAACTATATCATGGCATTCGATCGCGTCACTGCCGACCTGCAGTCGGTCTTCCTGTCCAACTCCCTGCTCAATGCGCTGAAGCGCCTGAGCTGCCCGAACGATGCTGCGCTGTACATCAGCCAGAACTTCAAGTTCGACTACGCGGAAGACGTCGACACCAACAAGGTGCTGCCGCTCGACCTGCACATCATCACCGAATGCCTCGCCCGCGAACTCTCCGGCGTCGGTAACGAAGCTCTGATGGTGGACATGCTTTTCGGCGACAACAAGTTCATCGTCGAGAGCAATGGTCAGCGCGAAATCAATCACCTCGCCCTGGCCAAGCACGTCGTCGAAACTTTCCCGGGCACCACCGTCAATGCGGCGGCTCTCGAGGAAATCGAGAACATCAAGAATGATCCGGCACGTCGCTCCGACATCGTCGATGAGCTGACTAAGCTGGGTCTGGATGGTCTCGATGCCATCCTGCCGGAAGGCACCACAATCCACTGATCGACATCTAATTCCTCTGCTGGTTGGCTATATACACTGACCAGCAGAGGAAGTCACTGATGAAGACCTACAACGAATTTATTGAGACACTCCCTCTTCAAGAGCATCTGAAGAAAGTAGATGGTAAGTGGGCAATTGTCTCAAAGAGCACTGGGCGACCACTGCGCTATTACAAAGGCGAAGGGAAACCAAGTGATGAATGGGTCAACAGCCAAGAGAAGAGCATCGAGTTCTTCAAACACGGCGGTTGACAAAGACTTTAGCGTGTGTTCCGCAACCCACTAGCGAACTATTATTGGAATTGTCTCGCGACAAACCACACGCTGTGATTGTTGATATGCCCCTGTAGCAGAATTGGTAGATGCACCGTTCTCAAAAATCGGAGATTTGTCGGTTCGAGTCCGACCAGGGGTACCAAGTTTCAAACGGGAAAAGCCCGGCTGGCGCCGGACTGACTCTGAAGTAGAGTCGTTACAGCAAAATCAACCAATGGTTCGACTCCAACTTTTCCCGCCAATTCTGGAAGGTAAAGCAGCTAGGATGCTGTGGACGCCTGCTAAGCGATCTGTTCGGTCTCAAACACCGGATTCGTTTCGAGTACGATGCCTTCCGCCAATCATCGTGGTATCGCCTGGGGCTACGATCCCCTCATAAGGGATTTGGACAGGTTCGATTCCTGTTACCACGACCAAGTTCTACCCGCCAAACCCTGGAGTTCTGCCATGTCCTTGTCTGTTGTTCTTATCGGTGTTGCCGTTGTTGCTCTGATCGTCGCTGGTGTCGTCAAGTATCACAAGAGCAAGGCTGCTCAGGTCGCTGCTCCGGCTCCTGTCGTGACGGCTCCGGTTGCCCAGTCCGCGCCGACGTCCACTTCGACTACCGACACGAAGTGATCTCTTCTCCGGTGTGAGTGACACCGGAACCAAACATGATCCTGGCGCTTAATGCGCTGATCGATCAGTAACTAGGATGCCTGCAGCAAACAATAATCGCGATTGGTTCGCACTTTGCCTTGAAAGCAAACTTAACGGGTTCGAATCCCGTATATCGCGCATCCTGATAGTTTTGCCCATGTAGTCCAACTGGTAGAGACAACAGATTTAGGTTCTGTTCAGTGCAGGTTCGAATCCTGTCATGGGTACCAAACGTTCTGTCAAACGCCGGACGATTACGAAACGGACAACGTTTGATAGACCAGTCGACATGTATGATGATTGTCGACGCCTTTGCTTCTGTAGCACAATGGTAGTGCGGTGGTCTTATAAGCCATGATCCCCAGATAAGGGAACGATGTAGGTTCGATTCCTACCTGAAGCACCAATTTGCCGGAGTAGCCCAAAGGCAGAGGCGGAAAACTTAAAATCTTCCAAAGTGTGGGTTCGATTCCCATCTCCGGTACCAGCTACGAGAATTGTCATGAAGCAGAAAGACCTTGAGTACGTTCAGACGGTGGTTGAATGTGAAGGCTTTGATTATGCCTTCAATTCATACTCCTCTTTCTCGGAAATCAAGGATGTTGAGTTCCATCGACTGCGCGAGGCTTTTCTTGCTGCGCGACAGGAACTTGCAGATTTTGTGGGTCTTGACGACTGACGTTCCCAGACGTAAACTGGGTGGTGGAGGATTAGCCAGAAATGGCGTCCCTAGATCATGGTATCCCATGCGTGAACCCGAGTCAACACGTAAAACACGGGACCAATACCACTCCATCGGTTTCGGTCGGTGGATGAGCATTAGAGATAGTGCTCACTTATTTGGAGAGTGATGCTGCCGGGGATGCAGCGATGACCTTGAAAGTCATGCGAGCGCGGAAGCGCCAGCGGTTCGATTCCAGCCTCTCTCCGCCAATTCTTTGTTATGAGGTTCTGATGGCAACGCCACGTATCAAGCCATATGAGGAAGTTCCGTTCACCAACAGTTATGGAATGACTCTCCATCCTGGTGATCCGGCTGTTGCTGTGACAAAGTGTGCTGGAAGTGCAAACTTGCACTTCGGTCGCTATCTTGGTCGTCGAGGCAATCGTGTTGTCATGCAGATCAAGAAGTTTCGTCGTGTGTTCGAACATCGCGAAACAAAGATTCCGTATGACTACGAAGCAGCTTCTCGAGCCAATCCGTATCCACCATATCCTGTTGGTGGTTCTCGCAATCCTGAATATGCCAATTATCGTCAGAAGGTCGAGGAATACGGTCGAATCGACAAGGAAATGAGGAAAGACTATCATTACGTGTCGTATCCGTACATTGGATACACAGAACTGCGTTCTAACAAGATCTTTCCTGGCGACCTTGCGCTGAGAGATCTTTGATTCATAAGTTTTGCCCATGAAGCATGAGTGGTGATGCAACTGCCTCGTAAGCAGTAGAATCGGATTCGAACACCGACTTGGGCTCCAAAGTTTCACATGCCGACTGATCGCTGGCAGCAGACTCAAGCACTTCCCTAATGTACGCCCGGAAAGCCGAACTTGGGTTTCTGATCTGGACACCAATCACGTGAACTGTGCTAGATCGGTTTCTGATTGAGCTCAAGAGTAGCTACTTGAGTTCTACGAAGTGTTTGATTCTGCTGTTAGAGGAAGTTCGGGGCATGCGTGGAGAGCGAGTGGGAGATGATTGGACCAAATGGACATCAATCATCGCTAAAACCACCGTGATATAGCATGCAAGGCAAACAGAGTCTGGTAACTCTCCTTCTAGAGACTCGGGTTGCTGCAACGTCTATTGGGACGTCTCCGGATTCGAGTTCCGGTGAGAAAAATGATCAGGCTAGAACAGAACCCCGGCTATGAGCATGTGATCAATATGAAGATGATTGTTGATGGTAACAACTGTTCCTATGAGTTTGACGTGTCCATCGGATTGGACGGCGAATACATCGCAATCAGTGAACAACCGAATGGTGGATTGAACACCACAGGTAGAGATTACAACGAACTCGTCGATAATATCATTGATTGCATCGATTGTTGGGAATCTCTTTAGCAATTGCCCTTGTAAGCTGCTTCGTTCCGAACGAAGAGAAAGCTAACTGGAATCATGCAGGTTCGAGTCCTGTCTAGGGCACCAATTTCAGGTGGTACATGCTTGCATTGATCTCTTTCCTGGCTTCCGCACAAATCTTGTTCTTCTCCACTGTTGGATGTCTTCTGTTAGGACTCCTACTGCTGGAGGGAATGAAGCATGCTGAGAGGAAAGAGAGTCTGACTGGAAGGATCGTCTGTGCTTCTCTGTCAATCTTTTTCGGTATCCTAGGCTGGATCGGTTTCTTTGTGGAACTGAACCGATATGTTAACGCTGGACTTCATCCGTAAGTCCACATTGGAAGGTAAACCAAACTGGGTTTGGAACCGTTTCGAAAACGGATTGAGCGTCTAACCGGCGCTTTGGGTTCGATTCCTATGCCTTCCGCCACTCAATGTTAGTCGAACATTGACCGCTTCTACGTAAGTTGTTGATCCGACTACGAATTAAGTTCTAGCTTTTCCGACGCCATAGCGTATAATGATCGTAGGGAGTGTGAGTTGCCCACCCCTTCTTTGTACCGCCCAAACCTTCGTCGGAGACCAGCGCGCCATGACCACGCACTACAGCCTTGCCCAGAAGCCGTCACAGCTTAATGAACAGGCAATCGTATGGGCAAAGGCGTTGGTGGAGTACTGTAAGCAGCGTTCCAAGAAGAACAAGAAGATCCCCATCCTCTGTTACAGCGGCATGTCGGGCATTGCCTCGGCGACCGCCCTCTCCCTCGAGCTTCAGCGCAGTTTCCCCAAATTTCAGTATGCCATGGCTTACGTTCGCAAGGAGAACGAGAAGTCTCATGGTGAGTCTGTGGAACACAGCATCTTCGAATTCATCAAGGAAGAAATCGACGAACACTTCCTTCCGGTGTTCGTCGATGACTTCGTGAGTGGCGGCGGAACTCGTGGCTACACGATGAGCAAAGTCTACGACTACTTCTGCAAGGTTCGTCGTTACGAATTCGGTGACTTCAAGCAGAAGATGGAAGACACATCATCGGCCAGGTTCGTGTTGACGATCCAGTTCAATTACGATCCGAAGACGCGCTTCTATTCCTTCCAGCATCAAATTGAATCAAGGATTTCGTGATGAACAACGAGCAGTTGAATTTTGTCTTCGGTGCCCTCGCGTACGCCGCCAAGAACTTGGTTCGTGATGGCGCGATCCCGAAGACTGGTGATCCTGTCCTCGACGAGCTGTTCCCGAAGAGCGTCCACTCTCTGCCTGGCTTCTATGTCTACGCCAAGTACGACGATGCCGACTACATCCAAACCAATGGCAATCGCGTCTTCGTGAAGCGCTATCTCACTGGCGCCAATTCTGGCGAGATCAAATTCATCAATGGCGGTCCGGAAGATCTCGGGAAGTTGGTGGTCGATCTCGACAATATGCTGGCTCAAGCCGAAGTAATCCTGCGGGCACAACAAGCGACCAGCAACGACACGAGACACTGATGCGCATCATCTCGAAATTCAATGACTACTACGACGGTCTGCAGCGCTACGGTGCTGCAGACGATCTTTTGTACATTCGAGATCAGGCTGATGGTCAGAAACCATTCAATGTCGATCGCGACATGCACAACTGGATCATGCGTGACACGTGGGATAAGAACTATGTGACTGCGCATGGTCTTCAGTACGTGGTTGAGTTCGAGGATCACAGTCTGCTGTTCTGCGGCAAGTTCTATCCGCGCATTCGTTGCGTCGTGAAAGTCGCGAATCAGTTGAAGGGTGGGAACATCACTGCGATCTACGATGTGATCAGCGAAGCATGGGGTCCTTCGAAGAAGGGTGTCGAAGCCGATGCTCGCGCCAAAGCCAAGCTGCCGCCGAGGGACGAGAAGTATCAGATGTCTTACTTCTCGGTTGTCAAACGTGAGGAGATGGAACGGCTGATAGCCAACTATGATTGGCTTGCAGTTCACCAAGAATATGGTGCGCCAGTTCTTGCTTTTGAGGAACGAAGAACCTACAATGGTGGTAGGTACTATCTCGAACTGGTAGTGAAACGCAATCCGCGCTTGCGCGATTCCAATTTCGCTTCCGTGATCGACCCGAACACGGCGTACCAAGAGATTGCCATGTATCTCGGCACTCTCGTGAAACCCGACAAAGAAATGGTTGAGCTCAGTGACAAAGAGCAAATCGCCAAGAAGGGTTTCGACAAGTGGTCGTTCCGCAAGCCTCCGGAGAATGCTCGATGAAGATGAAGGACTTCGAGATCAAGGAAGAAGAGAAAACTACTCTCATCAATGCAGAAGATGTAACCCGCATTGTTTGGGGTCCGACCTACATTGCGATCGAAATGCGTGATGGTACTAGCTTGCTGACTCACAAGCATGACACGCAGTTCGACACAAACAAAAATGCGATCGATTTCGCTCTGGGAGACCCAACTTCCAGGCGAAGTGCGTGGGACTGAACATAACTAATCAATGATGGTAACCAACTGGAGAACGCCATGAATTGTTGAACCTACTAACAGGAGAAACAACATGGCTAGTAAGCGTCACGGCAACAAGCAGTATGCCGAACAGTTGGGGCATGTCTGCGGTCCGGGTGGATTGTATTGCCCGTGCTGCATTCCGATGCACATCCGTCACTACAAGGTCTACATGCGTCGATCCTATCGTCGCAAGAGCAAGATGGATTTGAAGAATTGTCAGTTTGATGACTGACCAACCTGGGAATGTGCCATGGGCAAGAAAGTCAATCTCGAAGAAATCCGTGAGTTCCTGACCCGTTGTGGTCCGGAAACCAAGGTGTACATCGGTACCGACAGCGAGCGGTTCAAGTACAAGGGTGTCTGGTTCGCCGACTATATCACCGCAATCGTCATTCACATCGACGGTTGTCGTGGTGCCAAGGTCTTCGGCGAAGTCACCCGCGAAAAGGACTTGGACCAGCGCAAGGATCGTCCATTCAATCGAATGATGACGGAAGCCAAGAAGTCCGCCGAAATGTACCTGTTCTGCAAAGAGCTGTTCTACGACTTCGAGGTTGAAGTGCATCTGGACATTTCCTCGACGGAAGTCAATGGTTCCAACGTGGCTGCTTCGGCAGCGGTTGGCTACATCAAGGGCATGTGCAACGTTACGCCAATCCTGAAGTCGAAGGACGGCTTCGGTGGTGGTCCTTCGTTCGCTGCGTCGTTTGCGGCGGACCGTCTCAAGGAAATCTCGGGCATCACTGCATGAAAGCTTTCGGCTCAAAGCGTGCGCGCCATAGCGATTGGCGGTTCACTCGCCGTCGCTATGGCCATTCTCGCATCACTGTAAGCAAGCCGCTTGCGATCAAATCTCACAAGGCGGGTCGCAAATGGAATTTCAGAGAGCATCATGACTAAGCAGGAACAGTTGGACGAGTTGGATTTGATCCGTGCCGTTCTGGATGGATATCCAAATTCGATGGCAAAATCTGATGCTCTTCGCGCTGTTCGTGTTCTGAAGAAAGAACTCGAGCGCGAGAGTCCCGCATCTGAATGTGAAGTCAAATACACCTGATCCAAGGAATTACATCATGAGTACCAAGTTCTATCGTCATCCCGAAGGTTTCCTCGACGACACCGACTTCGTTGAAGTCGAATTCGACAAAGAAGGAAAGGCAATCTACGCTCATTGCACCGACAAGTCTGGTGAGCGCAACTTTGCGACTGCTCTTTCTACGGTCATCGGGGAAATCCTCGCCGAGAACATCTGGGAAGAAATTCCCGATCCCAATCTCTCCATCCACTGAACTGGAATTTCATCATGACCATCAAGCTTTTGGCCAACGGTTTCTACGCGGACTGCACCACCTCGCGCCGCATGGGTGGCAAGACCGTCAAGGCTCGCAGCCAGACACCTGGCAAGGACAAGGGCGGCAGTTGCGTCAAGAACGATCTCAAGACTTGGGGGATTCGCGCCAATCCGTACAAAATGCGTGGTGGCGACCTCGAGAAGTACGATCGTTATTGCGCGATGACGAACGGTCTGAACAAGTAAGGATTGTATGGACAAGGATGTCCATTTCTCACATTGACTTGTTCCTCTTTACTTTTCCATGTAGATCAGTAAAGTAGTGAACCTCGGGTGGCGCGAAGCGCTGTTCGAAAAGACAGAAAGTTTGAAAGATGATCGGTTGAGTTTGAAAATCTTTCATATATACTGTTCTGACGCTGAGAAGCGTCCATGCCCTTAAAGCATTGTGGTGATGCAACGGTTTTGTAAGCCGTTGAGTACAGTTCGATTCTGTATTGGGGCACCAAATTTGATCTTGCGCATTGCGCTGATCATCTCGAAGCCTGTCTGGTCCCGGACGAGAGAAGCAACCATCGGACTGAACATCGGGTGGCTCTGCAGGGCACAAATTTTTGGGGGTCATAACTCAACTGGTTAGAGTAGCGTCCTTTTAAGTCGAAGGTTGTGGGTTCGAGTCCCACTGATCCCACCAAATACGACAGTTGTGTGCGTTAAGGCAACCCGATATGCATGCGCCAAGAGACAGGCAGAAGGATAATTTCCGGTCTCAAGAATTTTGTCGGAGAGCCTGCTGGTGTGGGCGCGCGGCTGATAACCGCTGAAGCTGAGTTCAATTCTCAGTCCGACAACCAAATGTTGTCCTTGGAAGATGCAATAATTTGCCGATGCCCTCGGATGTTGCAGCGACGGTTCGAAATCCGTCAGACAGCACAAAATATACACCGGTCGTCTAATGGTTTAGGACGCCTCGGCTTTCACCCTTGGAATGCGAGTTCGACTCTCGTCCGGTGTACCAAACAAATGGGCTGCGTACTGGGGTACAAGACTCCCTTGCAAGGAGACTCCGATGGGTTCGATTCCCATGCGGTCCACCAATTGATCTTGCGCTTTGAGCGCTGATCTAGCAGTTGCGAGCTACAATCAATGGCAGATGGGAAGCCTCATAAGCTTTCGGTTCCGGGTTCGATTCCCGGGCTTCGCTACCAATGCGGTGTGCAGGTACGGGTGTACCAGCGGGTCTGTAAAACCTGCGTCTTAACGGGCATGCTTGGTTCGAGTCCAAGGCACATCACCAATTCGGGTAGGTGACAGACCGGCGCTATGTACCTGGCTCTTAACCAGATTCAAGTGGGTTCGATTCCCACCCTGCCCACCAATCAATGTCTCTCGAGCTATCTGGTGTAAGCAAGTGGCTGTTAACCACTCAAAGGTGAGTTCGATTCTCACGGGGGACGCCAAATTATGAGGTTTGTTTGATGCTTCTTCCGTCTCGTCATCAGATCAATGATCGTGTTTCCGTCCATTTCAGTGGTGCTTACATTGGTGCACAAGTTGTCGGTGTGTTCTTCAATGAAGCCAAAGTGCTATATACTGTTGTAACGGATGGCAATATCCAGCTCGAGAATGTCGACTCCTGTGTCGTGCTCGATCCGTTGACTGGCGTAACGGATTGATTTTACACCCAGTGGGTCTGCTTGGTGAAGATGCTGGCCTGTCACGCCGGCGATGACGGGTTCGAATCCCGTACTGGGTGCCAATTATGAAGAAGGTTGATTTTGACTTGTTGCTTGCTTCGGTGAATGAAGCTACACTAATCAATCTGCTTCAAGAAGCTGTTGAAATTGTAGAGTTCGACGAACATAATTGTGACTTCGTTCCTGCCTATGGCTTGCATCGTTCGCGCCGAGAGCAGTGGCTGAAGAAAGTTCGTCGTTTGTTGAAGAAAAGAATTACGCGTGTGTAGCTCAATTGGTAGAGTACTTCCTTGCCAAGGAAGATGTTGAGGGTTCGAGTCCCTTCACCCGCTCCAAATATGCGTCTGTAGTTTAATGGTAGAACCACTGCCTTCCAAGCAGCCGGCGAGAGTTCGATTCTCTCTAGACGCTCCAATCAAATAGTAATTCAACGCCTATGTGCTGCAAGAGGGTTGCTGGTAATCTCTGCGGATGACGTTGAATGAATTAACCAGCATATTTTCACAATCGGGGTATAGCTCAGTTTGGTAGAGCGTATGCTTTGGGAGCATAAAGTCGAGAGTTCGAGTCCCTCTGCCCCGACCAATTTGTTTACATCTCGATCTTCTAACGGCAAGATGCGGGTCTCCAAAACCTTGCAATGTGGGTTCGAATCCTACTCGGGATGCCAGTTTTGCTTCCTTAGCTCAGCGGTAGAGCAGCGCCCTTACAAGACGACGGTCATAGGTTCGATCCCTGTAGGAAGCACCAGTTTTAGGATGCCTTCAGCAACCACTATCATTTGCCTGTTAAGCAAACCAAGATAGCGCATCCTGTTGATTTATGGCCAGGTGGCAGAGTGATCCAATGCATGCGCCTGCAAAGCGTAAACCCCGTCGGTTTGAATCCGACCCTGGCTTCCAATTGGGGAGTTCGACTCTGGTGAGTCTACGGAGCTGTCTACTCCGTCAGAGGGGATCGTAACCCCTACTTCCCGCCAATTTGTTCCCATAGTTTACCGGATTAGAACCTCTGCCTCTCAAGCAGAAGAACTGGGTTTGAGCCCCAGTGGGAACGCCAAGTTATGCTGAAGTGATTGGAATGGCGTACCAATCCTTGCATCCCGAGACTCAATTGAGCTCCCCAATTCCTCGTTGTGCACAACAGGAAGAATTGGATGCTTCAGCGCCTTTTATGTCGGATGGTGGCTGTTCCTAGGCTAGCCGTCACCAAGTTGGGATTGCTGGCCACAATCAGATACGCCAAGTCGTATCATCCGGCACGCTATGACAAACGAAGAAGCAATTGCTGCCAAGAAGGCAGAGATCGCTGACTATGAACGCATCCTTGCTGCCTATTATGGGCGCTGGTGGGACATGGGAAAGCGACACCTTGATGGGCTCAAACAAGAGCTCATTGTTCTAGAAAATTTGCCCATGTAGCACAGTGGTAGTGCACATTCTTGGTAAGAATGAGGTCGTGAGTTCGATCCTCACTATGGGCACCAGATTATTGTCGCTTAGCTCAGCGGTAGAGCACTTCCTTGACATGGAAGGGGTCATCGGTTCAATCCCGGTAGCGACAACCAGATTTGCCCTTGTAGCTCAACTGGATAGAGCTGCTTCTTTCTAGGTCGCGGGTTGTGGGTTCGAATCCTACCAGGGGCACCAAAATTGTCAGCGTCAGGAATGAACTGAGGGGCGTGTCAAGGTGCTGCGCGTCCTGGGAATGAGGAGAACACCGAGCACGGGTGCCGGATCGCACGATCCTTCTCCAATCAAGAGCCTTGGAAGCTAGTCCCAAATCGATGCGGCATCTGGCAAGATGCCTAGTTCGGTCTGTCAATACCTTTTGACTGATGTTGCTTGCTATTAGCGCGATGATCAGTATGATACAGTTTATGCCTCGTTAGCTCAACTGGATAGAGCGGCTGACTACGAATCAGTCAGGTGCAGGTTCGAATCCTGTGCGGGGTACCAAATTTTGGGTGAGTAGCAATGATGGTTCATGCGGTGGTCTGAAAAGCCATGGATGTTGGTTCGATCCCAACCTCTCCCACCAAACAAAGAATGCTTCCAGCAAAACAATTTCTCTTCAGGCGATTACGCGTGATAATGGAAATAGCATTCTGCTTAGTTCTTGGGGTGACAATTGGTATTGAGGTTCGGCTCTGACCCGAACTGATAGTGTTCGATTCACTACACCCCAGCCAAGTTTCATAGCCCCATCGCCAAGTGGATAAAGGCACTGGATTTTGATTCCAGCATTCCAAGGTTCGAATCCTTGTGGGGTTGCCAGTTTGCGGTTTCGTCTAAGGTAGAAGACCTGCTTCTTACGAAGATCAGATGTGTGCTGTCCACGCCACAACCGCGCCAAGCTTTAGGATGTCTCCAGCAAACAAACTTTTCGGTTCGATTCCGACATTTGCCACCCAATCGGCAGATTGCGCAATGGGCGCATCAAAGTACATCCTGTTCTTTTCTACATCATGTGAGATAACGATGCACACGTTCCTCTTGATCTCGTATCTTTTCGCCGCGCTGTCATGCATGATCTTTCTGATCAAGGTCGAGAAGCGTCTCAATGGAAGTGTATCGATCGGTGATTTGCTCATCGATTTGGTTCTTTCTTCAGTTCCATTCTTGAACTTTGGCATTGCTTGTATCGCCATGGTCATCTATGCCGTGCTGAATTTCTTCGACCGGCTGGATGGTGAGAATGACCACTTCGAGAAGTTCTTGCAACGCAAAGTTTTCTAATGCCCCTGTGACGGAATTGGTATACGTACTATCCTCAGAAGGTAGGTTGTGAGGGTTCGAGTCCCTCCTCGGGCACCAATTTGTTGAGTTGGAATCTTCATCATGACTTTCGTGCTTTTGTTTTACTGGCTTCCACTGGCTCTTTCTCTTTGGTTCTTCACAAAGAATTGGGAATCAATGAAGCAAGAGTTCATGATAACACGAATAAAACATGTTATCGTGTTCTGCTTCTTTGCGGGTTTGGTGTCATTCATTCCATTATTGAATTGGATGATCGCCGCAACTTGGATTTCCATCGGCATCGAGAATTTCTTCAAATACGATGACGAAAAGCACTGGTGGAACAAGAAGATTTGATTTTGGTTTGGTTACAGCAATCAACTACTATTCCTTGAAACAGTAGTTTGCGGGTTGTCCTGATGACATTGGGTTGTTGACGATGTCGCGCGACGGAGAATCCAAAGGACCTGCGAGACTCGGCAGCAATCCTTAAGCACGTGGTTAGAGATCCAGATGAAATTTCTGGGTGTTGTCATTGACACTGATCGATGGTGCTTCGTCTGCCAGCATAAGCAGTCTATGAACTAAGACGACAATCTTAGTGTAGGCACTCCATCCGAATGTGGAACCGTAGAGCCGGCACCCAAACCGTTGCTTCAACATCAGCCACCCTGATGAGTCTTTGAGGACGAAACGGTTGACGCCCCTTATATCGGCAACGTCAATCGTCGGTGGATGTAGCTCAGTGGTAGAGCGCTTGGCTGTGAACCAGGCTACTTGGGTTCGATTCCTAACTTCCACCCCAAATTCCAGTGTGTAGCTCAGCTTGGTAGAGCGCTGCTTTCGGGAAGCAGAGGTCGCAGGTTCAATCCCTGTTACACTGACCAATTTTAGGATGTCTGCAGCACTTACAACCATTCCATCAGAAGGACGAAGTGTGTGGTTCGAATCCCACCCTCATCACCTGAGCAATTTGGTCGCGAAAGGGGAAGGTAAAATCTCCGTATCGCAAGGCTCAATGCCCTAGACCCGGTTGATGCCAGATTGCTTTGGTGGTGAGGTAGCTTAATGGTAGAGCGCGTAAACGGTAAGCACATCCTGTTTTATCATGCCCGTATAGACGAATTGGTATAGTCACCAGCTTGAGGTGCTGGGCTTCGAAAGAGGCGTCCGAGTTCGAGTCTCGGTATGGGTACCAAATTGGGCTCTTAGCAATCTGATGATAGCAGCTGGACTCCCTAACCCAGCAAAGATGGGTTCGATTCCCATAGAGCTCACCAATCAGGAGATCGTATGAAGATGTAGGGCTGAAGACTGGTCCTCCTTGACTAGTGATTTATGACCTTGTAGGCTGAATCACTAATCATTACTGGAGCGTATCCATGAACAACAAAGCTAAAATCGCAATCATCAACTGGAAAGAGTTTCACAAGGCTGGTCTCAATAAGAAGCGTCCTGTCTTCGAAGAGATCAATGGAGTGATTACTCGCGGTCGCAAACGTGGTGCTCTGACAATCGAGCATTACATTTTCCTGAACATCCTTCGCGGTCTTCCGCCGGAACGTGGATTTTCCATCGATTCCAAGGTTTGGGAAAATGCGTGGTGCTGCCTGAAGTCCGGGTTGAAGCTTCCAAATAGTTACGGCATCTATCAGATGCTTTCCGAGACTTTTGGAATCTCTTGCTATGAGATTGCACAGTTCGTCTTCGCTGCATAACACGATCTAGAAACACCCGAGGAGCCGTTTGGCTCCTCAACCATTCGGAGAGTTCATTGAACAGTTTGACTGATCTGAAGGAAGCTTTTGAGCGCAACGGAACTGCTCGCGTCATTTCCTTCAATGGACATCAGTTACAAACTGACGTTGGACTCTTTGAACTCGCGTCTGGTCAGTTCTTCAAGAACAATCAGACGATTTCCAAGAAAGCATTGAATGAACTCACCAAACACGGGATTTCGTAATGTCCAAGAAAGTGGTTACTCCTACCAACCAAAAGGAGAAAGTGGAGAAGTCTTCGATCGTTGTTCCGGTCAGGGCTTCGCGATCCTCGAAGGTGCAGGCTGCTCTGGCTCCACGATTCGGCATGAATCGTAACCAGGTCCAGCGGGTGCTGAATGAAGCGGAAAACAACTTCGATGCCTGGCGCAAAGAAGGCTTCAAGGGTGCTTGGTGGAAGCGTTACTTCAAAAACGAAGCTGGCGTCGAAGCTGGTTCCAACTGACAATGCTTCGAAAGGGCGTGGCTTCGGCTGCGCCCTTTCAACAACCACGATAGATAACTTATCGCCGACCATGGCACATGGAGAGACAAATGTCTCGTTTGCAAAGTTACATTGAACGCTACAAAAGATTGCATGATGCTGTTGATGCATTCAAGGATGGAAAGGGAAACTTGCATTACAGCGCAAAGCTGTTCGATGGCAAGAATTTTGAAGAGAAGCTCTGGAAGCATGTGAAGCCAATCATCGCTACTGGCACCAGTTTCTCTGTTCTGGATTATGGTTGTGGCAAGGCTCTCCACTACCACAAGCCACTCATCGATGGAAAGAGTCTGGTGGAACAGTTCGGCGGAAAGCTCCGTACGTTTTATCTCTACGATCCTGGCTACGAACCGTATTCCGAGCCACCATCGTACGAGCCTGAATACAACATGGTATTCTGTGCTGACGTGATGGAACACATCCCGGAAGAGGATGTTTCTAGCGTGTTGGAGGACATCGAGGCATGCACGAAGCATGGTGCGCTGGTATTCTTCAGCATCGCAGGTGCTGCTGCGTTTAAGAGCTTCTCGGACGGCGAAAACCTTCACTGCACAGTGAAACCTATCAACTGGTGGATTGAACAGATTGAGGAATCTGGCATCGTCAATTTTCTCATCGTGCACACTGACGAGAAGGGAGAAAAGACGTACAAGTCGGAAGGCTACAATGCCTCTGTATGAGTACCATTGTCAGAATGATCACGATTTTGAAAAGCTTGTTTCAATGTCTACTCCGGAGGACGAGAAGGAAAATGCTCTCTGCCCGGTGTGTGGAGAAACAGCAAAGAGACAAATTTCAAAAGGATCGTTTGTCCTGAAAGGCAAGTGGTTCAAATCTGGTGGATATTGACATGAAGCATGATTTCAAAATCTTCATCGGTTGGGACATCAACCAGGCAGAAGCTGCAGAAGTTTGCGCTGAGTCCATCCATCGGTTCACTGGGAATGAAGTTCCAATCAACTTCATCGAACGTGACAAACTTCAGATGAAGGGATTGTACTGGCGTCCTCATGATTCCAGACAGTCCACTGAATTTGCATTCACCAGATTTCTGACGCCATACCTCGCTGGTTATCACGGAACTGCATTGTTCTGTGACTGCGACTTCTTTTGGAGAAAGGATCCGCGAACCATTCTTGAATACAGGGATGAACGGAAACCGGTGCAAGTCGTCCAACACAATTTGCAGTCATCTGATATCAACAACACCAAGATGGCTGGCAAAATCCAAACGTTCTATCCGAAGAAGAACTGGTCGAGTCTCATGTTGTTCAACATGGACACGCCAGGCAATCGTCTGACATGTAAACGCCTTGATCCAGTTTCAGTAAGTGAAGCACCCGCACATTGGTTGCATGGAATGGAGTGGTGTTGTGAATACATGGAAGTTGAGCATGGTGGACTTCCGAAATCATTCAACCATCTTGTCGGCTACAATGGATACGATGATCCAGATCCAGCAGCAGTTCATTTCACTGATGGCGGACCTTGGCTTGGTGGACAATACATCGATCAACCATTCTCTTATGAGTGGTTGGCGTTGCGAGACAAGGCGATGTTGAAGTAATGTACAACCATCTTTTGAACAAAATCTACATTGAACAGGTCCGTGATTACGTTGCTGGCAAGAAAGTTCTGCTTGTTGGAAACGCTGCTACACTCTTCAGTGATCCGACACATGGTGAGTTGATCGATTCATACGATGTTGTGTTGCGATTTGGCAAAGGCGTTCCGTACACCAAATACAAGGATTATCTGGGGTCAAAGAAAGACATTTGGTTCTTTGGAACAGCCAGAGCTGGTGTATGGAAGAACTTTGTAAGCAGTAAGTTTCGCGTCATGACATTGAGTCAAATCAACATGTACAAAGAAGAGGAAGGAAGCCTTCTTTCCAACAAGTGCTTGTTCGATGGTAGCTTGCAGGTCTATCGCGATTTCTGCCTTGCTGGTGATCTCCAGTATTCATTGGATGTTGCCAAGGAAATTCATGGAGTGGTGAGTCGTGATCTTCGATTGAGCCAGGGTGCACAAGCAGTGCATTTCTTCGATCGCATCATCCAGTCTCAAGGTTCACTCAATCTCATCGGATTTGATTTCTTTGAGCACGAACTCCAGTATGCTTATGAACCGAGAGCCGATTCTCGCATCCCCAAATTCCACCAAATTGGTTCCTGGCATTGCCCACTGACTGCTCCTTCGTTTGAGCAGAATCCACATAGCATGTCCAAGGAACTTGAGTTCTTCAAAACCATCAAGAACATCAACATCATCAAGATGCCCGATGCGATTGATCAAGAAAAAATGGCTGAGGTTCTCCATGATCTTCGTGGTGACCGAGCAATGATTATAGGAGCAACTTGATGATTGAAATTTATGGCAAGCCCAACTGTGCTATGTGCACTGCTGCTAAGCAGCTTCTCGACAACAACGGAATTCCGTACACCTACAAGACTCTCGGTGAACATTTCACACGCGAAGAGCTGTTGGAAAAGGTTCCGCAAGCTCGAGAGTTTCCACAAATCTTCATCATGGGTGAATCGATCGGTGGCTTCAACGAACTCCGCACCAAAGTCGGAATCCTGAAGGAAGTCGTTGCCAATCATGGACCACAGGCATTGATGGAATGAGTCTGCATAGTGATATCATGGATCTTCGCAAGGTCATCGAAGAGGCTCAGAAGAAAGTCATTGACCTTCAAAAGAAGTGTTCTCATCCTGTAGAAGCACTGAACTCGTCCACTTCACGATCCAATAGTGAATGGGATGACAAGGCTTACTACACACGATTCTGCACTTGTGGCATCTGTGGGTTCTCTTGGAGTGAAGATGCGAATTGAAATAGTTGACAGCCGTTCTACTGGTCAGAATGAACTGGACAAGAACGCGATGGGCGGGACCGAATTGCAAGGCAAGTGGCTTGCAGAACACATCGATCCATCCCTGCTAGAGAATGTGCAAGTCATCCGTTCACGCGTCCGTGAATTGGAACCAAACAAGAAGCATGTGCTTTGGCTTCATGACCTTCCATGGGATCCAGAGTCTCAGCATCTGAAGATTCCAGAACGCCGCGCGAACTTTGATAAGCTCGTGTTTGTCAGCAACTGGCAGATGCAGCAATACATGCAAGTGCTTGGCGTTTCTTACGCAGAAAGCCTTGTCATCAAGAATGCGATCAATCCGATTCCGTATGAGATGATCAACAAACCAAAGGATAAGATCAAACTGATCTATCATCCAACGCCTCATCGGGGTTTGGAGATTCTTGTTCCAGTGTTCGAAGCACTATGTCAAGTTCATGATGACATCGAATTGGATGTGTTCAGCAGCTTCGAGTTGTATGGCTGGAAGGAACGTGATGCGCAGTATCAAGAACTGTTTGAACGTTGCAAGGCTCATCCTAAGATCAATTATCATGGTAGCCAACCCAACGAAGTAGTTCGCAAGGCTCTCGCAGAAGCACACATCTTCGCCTATCCATCGATTTGGCAGGAGACTTCATGCATCTGCGCTATTGAAGCCATGAGTGCTGGGTGTAGCATCGTGTGTCCGAACCTTGCTGCTTTGCCAGAGACGACTGCTGGTTTCGCTCACATGTATCAGTGGCAACAAAGCAATCAATTGCATGCCCAACTTTTCTATGGTGTATTGGATGGTGTTATCAATGCACATAAAAACAACGGCACGATTGGCAAAGAATATCTGAATTTCCAAAAGACATACGCTGACTTCATGTATTCTTGGGACAATAGAAAGCTTGAATGGGAAGCTCTTCTGGCCAATCTATAAACAATGAAGGAGCCTTTCGGCTCCTTCAACATCAAATCTCGACGTGGAACGAATCAATCAGTTCCTTTTGAGATAGAGGTCCAAACAGTTCAGCTTCTGCAAGACGTCTACGCACCAATCCCTTGAGAACCTTTCCACCAGCCTTGTTCCAAAGAAGAAAGCGAGCCTGAGCGATTCGATATGAGTTTTGGTTTAACGCGATCAACAGACTGGATTTGGCAAAATTGCCAACACCAATGTTATATACTAGGCTGCACAGAGCATCAAATTGATTCTGCGTCAACGGAACATTGACCTTGTCTTGAATAGAATCTTCAAATCCTTGAAGATCCGAACGCATGTATTGTGTTGCCTGTGCTTCCGTGCATGTCATTCCAAGCTTGACTGGTTGACCATTGATGCGTGTTGTTCCATATCCGATGGTTGGAATACCAACTGCATCAAGATAGGCATCTGCTCGAAAGCTCTCAAATTGCTTGATGAGAGACAAACCAGTGTCGCTAATGTTCATTGTTGTTCTCCATATGAGTCAACGTATGTATGACTTTGGTTTCGCCATGAGTATAATCAGGACTGTCCGCTTAATATAGACGAATCAACATGCGCGCTTTCCAGATCGAACGAAATGGTCAAGGGTTGTTCAACGCGACCTTGTACAAGATGGCTAAGAGCCTTCCTCCGACAAAAATTGTCAAGAAGGAGAAGGCCAGCAAAGCCAAACCTCGTGCTGTTTCTGATGCAACCGTCAAAGAAATCCTTCGCAAGAGTTTGACCGGCGAAACGACGGCTGCTCTCGCTTTGGAATATGGTGTCAAGGCTAGTGCTATCACTTCCTGGCGTGCTGGTATCAATCGTGCTCATTTGCTGATCGAAGTTGAGAAGGAGTTGGCCAATGGCAGTGTACGTAGATGACATGCGGGCACCATATGGTCGATTGATCATGTGCCATATGACAGCAGACACTCGTGAAGAGTTGGATGTGATGGCTGACCAAATTGGTGTTGCTCGGAAGTGGATCCAATATCCAGGCGAACCTCGCGAGCACTACGACATCTGTCTGACGAAGCGAGCCAAGGCTGTTGAACTTGGCGCCATCGAAATCACTCTGCGAGAAACAGCATTGAGAGTTCGCGCCAAACGTGGAACTCTGTTCAAAGGAGTCCAACATGGACTATGACTACGGCTCTCCACTCAACTTTTGGAGAGGTGCACCTGAAGCTCCGGTGCAGAAAGAATCCGTTCGTGAGCAAATGCTGCGAATCTACAAGGCATTTGGTATCACACCAGTGATCAAGGAACAAGAAGATGAAAGTGACAGAAGCTGATGTTGATCGCGCACTGACTTTTGGTGCAGCAGCCATTGGCGAAACCATGGACAATGTTTCACCAGAAGATTATGAGCTGTGCAAACGTCATATGCGCGCAGCTCTCGAATGCATTTCTCGAGATCGCCAGATGCAACTTTTGGTAGTGCCAGATATTGTTTGGCAAAATATGGCACAGATCGCTGATGGCGGAAAATTGTCGAAGAACGACATGCAGGACATGGCTTCGGAAGCATACAACCAACTCCGCCGTGCTGTTGTTTGGGGCCATCATATTGTTGGTTATCGACACATCGCTACTCATCCAAATGGAACTACTGTTATCGGGTTTTCGAGAGAAGCAGACGAGCATGGATATACAGTTCCTCGGACGGTTGTTGTAGAACCTCTCTATACAATCAAACGTTGTAATACATGCGAACCGAATGGCGTGTTTGACACAGAAGGCAACGGTCCGTACGATTGTTACGCATGTGGCAAGAAGGCAACCATCTAATGTCCATCAAAGAAATAACAGAAATAATGGATCGTGCAATTGAATACGCTGTCAGCAATCTCGTTGATCTGTGTAAAGAATTGCAGATGTTGGCGCAAGGTTGTTACATCGAACCCAATTGGAAGTTGTATCAACTCATTGAGATCCTTCGTGAGACTGGAGCATCAGATACACTTGGATTAGCCCACGTGTTGGTAAACAATGCGGCGATTGCTTATGTGGTGGAAGCGAATGACGAGAACAACGTTCGTTGAAACAAAGCAGTGTGATGCTAAGAAAATCAGATACGCAGCAATCATTCGATCTGACGAATTTACGGTGGCTGATGTCAAGATCGATGGTGAATACAGTTGGGCTGGCAAAATCGAAGCCATCACTGTAACAGAAATCGATGACTTCATCTTGTTCCTCAAGAAACTTCGTGCGAAGATGATTGACGTGTATACGGAATCTTTGTAAGCTGACTCAGGCATAATGAAGCCTCGTTGAACCTTTTTGTTTCATCAAACTCCATCAACCAACTCAGGAACAACCATGTACGTCACCTACAATGATGTGACCAACGCCGCGAGTGCGGAGCAGTGGGACAAGGCTCGTGATCTGGCGCTCTCCCTGACCAAGGACCATCCGAACGATGCCAAGTCCTGGTACTATCTGGCCCAGAGCGATGTGCATCTCGGCAATCTGCAGGAAGCTTCGACGGCTCTGCATCGTGCCGATCAGCTCGATCCGCTGCACACCTTCGTCGGCAACCAGAACTCCTACAACGAACTGCGCGCCAAGTTGGCAGTGACCGATGCAACCGTCATGGTCAAGACGGACAACGACTACTCTGTGTCGCATCCAGGTGAAGGTTCCCATCCGTTCGTCTGGGGCTTCTTTGTCCTGGTGTTCGCTCTGTTCGCTGCTTACGTGATCACTCGCCTGATCAAGAATGGCGCTGCCAAGAAGGCGACGCTGGCTGCTGAAGCTTTGGCTGCCAATGCCAAGAACCGCGTCGACTCCAAGCTCGACAGCTATGGCAGTTCCAATCGTACCCAGTTCGCTGGTTACGGAAATGGCTCGGGTCGCCAATATCGTGATGCGCCAGTCTCCACTCCTCCGCGTTCTTCGTACACGCCACCGGCTTCGGTTTCTCCTGCTGCTCCGCAAGCTTCCACAACTGTGATCAACAACGGCAACGATGGTCTGCTCACGGGTCTTCTGGTCGGAAGCATGCTGAGTGACCATGGCCACGATCACAATACCACGACCATCATCGAACGCGATGCGCCGAGTCGTTCCAATGACGATTTCGACACCGGCTCCAGCCACAAGTCGAGCAGTTCTTCCTGGGACAGCGGCAGTTCCTCGCGTGATGACGACTCCGACAAGTCCAGTTCCTCCAGTTCTTGGGACTCTGGAAGCTCCTCGTCTTCGAGTTCTTCCTCCTGGGATTCTGGTTCGTCCAGCAGCTCCTCGTGGGACAGTGGCTCGTCTTCTTCGTCGTACGACAGCGGCAGCTCTTTCGACTCCGGTTCTTCCAGCAGCGACTGGTAATCTGAACTGGTAACTAGAATGACCGAGGTTTGATGGGTGGTAACCTTTAACAAGGGACTCACTTATTAAACCTTGGTCGTTCACTCTTTTGGAGAACATCATGAGCACTCCGAATCCGGTAACACTTCCGAACGCAGAAAGCGTGAATAAGATGACGCATGATGCGATTCACGAAGCATCCAACACCAAGGAACGCGCGACTCGCGTCTTCCTGCGCAATACCATCACTCGCACGATCATCGAAGCAGCAAAGAATGGTCAATTCGAGTGCATGTTGAAGGTCAAGGAAGATCTGGACTTCCAGCTCATCAAGTCTGAATTGACAAGCATGGGATACAAAGTCTTCATCACCTCGGCACGAAAGTTGCATGCTGCGGCGCACATCGCGCAGAACAATCTGTACGACAATGATTACGACTTCATCAATCGTACATTCGTCGAAACCACGATCGAGATCAAGTGGAAATGAGTTACACCACTGGCGATTTCTTTCGAGATCCCCAACAAGGATGGGTATGTCCACGATGCCAACGGTGCTATTCTCCGTATGTGCAGATGTGTCTTCACTGTCCCAACAATCAGGTTCCTTATGTCCCTCCTTCAACGCCTCAAGCGCCTTATCCTCTTCCCACTATCATTTGTAATGCGGACTTCCCCGTCGCCACAACAACTGACACCGGCACAGCAGGATCTGAAGGAAATTCTCACTAACGCTCTCCGTTCCGTTGTTGGACCGGACGAGTTGTTTGAAATTGAGACAGAGTCCTTGGGGCCAGATCGTGCTAAAATGATTCTGGTTACCGAGAGCAAGCGCGTCATGGTTGCCTGGGTTGAAGTCCAAGAAGCCTGGGAAGAAGTGATGGTTGAACTCAAAAAGAAAGGTCACGAATAATGCTCAGACTCAAAACGATGGAAGTGATCGACACCGTATGGCAGTTGATCTTCTGGTTCATCCTTGCCGTGCTGGTTGGCGCCAATCACTGGATCGTGTTCGTTCTGGTGTTCTTCAACATGTCGTTCGTCTACTATCAAGGGACGACGCTTTATCAGCGCGAGACACTCGAACGCATCATCAACTCTCCTCCCAAACAACAGTCCTGAAACTGACTCTACATCATGAACAAGTCGACCCTGATCAAAGCAAAGGCTGAATTCGAGAACAGTCCTTACATCAAGGAACTGAATCTCAACAAGAGTGTTGCCTTCATGATGCATGTGAATGACAGCATCAAGCGCATGCAACATACCATCAAGGAACAAAAGAGCGCGACTCACGTCAATCTGAAGAAGATGGATGATGTGATGAATGGTCTCAACGACCTGAACGCGCTCGTTGCTTCCGTGATGTCGAACGATCTAAAGCTATGAGTAAGTTCAAGCATTTCCTGTATCACTTGTTGCGTGGAAGGAAGCACACCGTGTCGATCAATTGGTCGGGGCGCTATGAATGCCAGCAATGTGGCTGGGAACATGGCTGGAACTTCCCAAAGAAGGGATGGTGATATGAAGAACCTAACAATCATGGAAGTGCCAGGCGCACTTCGTACAATCGCCACTCATGTCGGTGCATGGTCTGACAAAGACGTCACCGAAAAGCTCCGCACTATCAGTACACTGGTTGCTGAACATCTCAATCATCCGGTTGAAGCCGTTGATTGTGGTGGATGTGCTCCACCTATCATCGTTGAGCAACCTTCATCAACAATTTCCATTACAAACAGTAAAGCTGCGGCATGGGTGTTGCCGACTTATGCTGATCGTGATAGTGAAGGTATTGACAAAGGCGATGTGCTGGATTTGAAGTTTCATCCAAACAGCATTCGTCCTGCAGGTGATGGCTGGGTTCCAATGTTCACCGGATACCAAGTCGATAAATTGTTGAATGCTATCAAAGGAATGGATTTTACAACGGCACTTCTGTGAACCGTGATGGTCTTGAGGAAGCGTACAACTCTGGATACAAAGCAGGAAAGCGTGCGACGCTTTCCAGTGATGTGTTCAAGAACATTCTCGCCTCACTCGTTGCTGCCGTGAGTTTGCTCAAACGCGGTGGAAAGAAAGCAGCTGCTTCTGACAAGATGTTTGAGATCATGTTGTCCGATTATGATGCAGCTATTGAAGCAGGTAGAAATAATAGTTACAAGGAACTTTGAGATGTCGTTTGATGATGATTTGGCTTTTCTGTTGCAAGATTTGAAGACTGGTGTTGAAGTTGATCGCGAACGAATCATCTACATTCTCGAGCGCGCGTTGAAGATCCATAAGAGCATGATGCGTGGGCTTGATGAAATGGAGCAAGCAGCAGGCAAAGCTCTTGGTTATCCATGGTTCAAGGATGATCAGAAGAACTTCCCCGGAGCAACTGCCGCTGACGGTGTCTGCATTGGAGAACATGTGACTGAAACCATCGTGGCTGAACTTGCTGCAGAATATGTCAAGCTCAAGGAATTGAAGAAATGAAGCAGGGTCTCTTTCTGGACGATGAGCGCAAAGTGAGTCAAGTCACCTGGGTGAAATATCCAAACGATATTCAGTGGACCGTTGTACGTTCTTACGATGCGTTTGTCGATGCCGTCAAGCAGTATCATGCTGCCGGATACACATACGATGTGTTCAGCTTCGATCACGATCTTTCCTTTGATCACTACACTGACGTTGGCGACAAGATCGACTACAACAAGAGAGAAAAGACAGGCTATCACGCGGCGGTATGGCTGACACACTTCTACGATTCAAACAGGATCGACAAGGAACCGGAATTCTACATTCATACGATGAATCCGGTGGGCAAGGACAACATCTATCGCCACATGTTCTATTGGATGCAGAACAAGTTCTAAGAGAACGTCTGCAGTTCCTCAATTGTGATGACCTAGACATCTGGTGCATAGGCGGGTCTGTTCTCGGTGTCTTGACAGGCAGTCGCATTCGGGACACCGATCTCATATTCAAAGATCATGAAACGTACATTGAGTTTGAGCAGAGAATGCTTGCTCGCTCTGACGTTGAATGCACGAAACATCTGGCTTCTTCGCGCGACAACACACGTGACTACATCACAGTGTTTCGTAAAAGTGATGGGCATGCATACGATGCATGCAATTGGTACTATGGTCCTCTTGAGTTTCAGATAGAACACAAAGACTGGATGCATTCTGCTGCTGTCTGTGACATGCAAATGAATTACATCCTCCACCCATTGACCTTGGACTCGATCAGAACCAAAACTTTGATTCCAGGAAAGTGTGACAAATTCCTCATCTTTCAAATACAGCGCATGTACAAATACATCAACGATGGTTGGCATGTGCCTGATGACGTCTATTACAGCATGGTGAAAAAGATACATGAATCAACTTCCGCTTCTCAATGGGATCCCGAACCAGAACGGCGAAAAGGTCGCAGAAGCTCTTCGCTCAATATCAAAGTATGTCGGTGACATCTACGATCGCGAAGTGTTCTGTGCAGGTGGTGCTTGCCGCACGATGCTCACTGGTGAACCGCTTGAAGACATCGATCTGTTCTTCTACAGCGATGCTGCTCTCCAATACACAAAGACAGCATTGAAGTTCGCTGGTGCTAAGTTGGTGTTCAGTTGCCCAGAAGGCGAGTTGTTCACGTATAAATTCATGGACATGAAAGTCCAACTGATTGCCAAGCGATTCTATGTTGGCATTGGTGAATTGTTGAGCAGCTTCGATTTCACGATCTGTCGGTTTGGACTCAGCCTGCGCCAGTTCAGCACGTTGTTGATTCGCGGTGATATTCGTCCTTCTGATTTCTATCTCAACGTTGCTGATCTGAAAGATCTTCAAACGAGAACTCTCCGCATCCATCGCGTAGAATACCCAGTCGCAACTCTTCATCGTATCACTAAGTACATGAAGAAGGGTTACAAACCATTCGACCAACAAGACTTCTACGTTCAACTGGTCCATGCTATCAAGGCAGTTCCAATCAACGAGGAGAATCTCGCGCTCTACATAGACTGAGGTGCCATCATGCGCAAATACCTGCTTGTTGCTGCGCTACTGTTTGTCGTCGGTTGTGCACCGACAACAACCGAAAAGACAGTTAGAATATTTGAAACAATCGGCGTGGCTATTTGCGTAGATGAAGTCAACAAGGGTCAGTTCACCAGTCCTCCATTTCATCGCGCAGTCATTGATAAACAAACCAACGAGATGTATCTGTACACAGACAAAGAACAGGTCTTAACAATGATCGGTTCTATGGACAAGAAAGTCTGTGTGTTTGCATCTCTCGAAGAATTGAAGAGAGCACTTGATGTCCAGACACAAATGGCAAATCCTCCTACTTGAAATCTGCCGTAGGGAAATGCGTAAGGTCAATCGACTGATCGAAGAAGCAATCGAACGCGGTCGGTCTGAACCTTAACAAAACGTTAAATTTCCGTTAAGAAGCAATGTTAGCGGAAAATCCCTTAAAATCAGTGACTTACGTTCCCTTTCAGGTCAATGACTTACATTGACCGGCTTGGATTCAGCGTAAGTCACTGATTTTTCATGCAATTTAGTTCTTGAATTGAGGGGAGGGTTCCGGCATACTATTGTTGTCGGCGGGAAGCCCGCCAAACTACCGAACTAGGAACCGCCGCCATGGAATACAAGATCTCCGGTCTTAAGACAGCCAAGAACGGTAAGGTGTCCGCTTTCCTTGTCGAAGACGGTTACCAGATCGCCAAGGTTTCCCGGAAGCCCAGCATCGCCGGGACGATCCAGAGGACGCAGTTCAAGTTTTTCTCATCGGCGGCAGAAGTCCGTTTTGAGAATTTCTGTGACTCGCTCTCGAAGTCCGAGACGGTCGAAGCTCTTGGGTTCATCTAACAGGAGCCGATCATGAGCCGCAACAACCAAAAGTTCCTGAACAAGAGCGATCTGGGGCTGCGCGTGCACGTTCGTGAACTCTCGCGCCGACTCGCTCTCCTCCAAGGTTCGCCATTCGCGAATCAGTTTTCTCGCCGCGCAGCCTTTCTTCGCAACGAGTTGTATGAAGCGAAGGAAGAACTCAATCTCCGCTACAATCGTTCATAGCCCGAGGACCAGACCATGTCATTCGTTGTCTACGACAAGAACACCAGCCTGATCGTAAAGACGTACACCACGGAACGCGGCGCCAACATCGGCAAGACCGCCATGATCAAGCGTGATGCCAAGCGCGCGTCTCGCGCTGCCACGGAACGCTGGAACAAGTTCGTCGCCAAGGACTACAACGTCATCTCGCTCGCCGAGTACGACGAGTCCGTTCGAACGACGAAGACGGTCAGGAATCTCATGACCGGCAAGGAAATCGTGATCGACATCAACACTCCGCCGTGCTGCGATCCGAGCACGGAAACCTACTGGAGCATGTGATATGCTCCCCGCGACCTTCACCATCGGCGATCAGGTGATCAACGCCGAGATCGAAGTCGAGTTCAACTTGGGGTGGTGCAAGGAGCATCCCGAGTTGTTCGAAAAGCACCTCAACGATCTGTTCGAGACGTACAAGGACCGCCGTTTCTACGCTGAAGCGCGCGGTGGGTTCATCCTGATCCGCACCTATCCGGAGCAAGCGGCATGAACGCTCAGAACAATCTCGCGCTGGATTTCTCCGATCTCGACGATCTGGACACTGCTTCTACCAAGGCTTCGCGTCCTCGTGGCGACATCGTGACCATCGAGTGCCCCGACTGCCATGGTCGCAATGGCAAAATGTACGGCTATGTCAATCTGCGCTGGTACGATTGCCGCATGTGCTTGGGCAAGGGCGTGGTCTCGCAGAATCGTGCCAATCGGGTCAAGGGTGCTCGCAAGGCAGCGAAGACCGCTGCCGCCAATCTCGCGAATCGTCAACGCCTCTTCAAGGAAGAACACAAGGAGATCTGGGACTGGATCGGCTGGCGTGCAGAAAACGGCAACAACGAGTTCGCACGCTCGCTGTACGACCAGCTCTGCGATCGTGGCTATCTCACCGAGAACCAGATCGCTGCTGTCCAGCGCTCCATCGACAAGGGCAAGGAAGCCAAGGCTGAAGCTGACGCCAAGCGTCCGGAAGTCGGCTCTGGTGCGCTGAAGATGTTGGAAGTGTTCAAGCGCGCTCGCGGAAATGGCTACAAGCGTCCGACCGTGCGCACGGAGCAATTCGATTTCTCCCTGGCTCCTGATGCCGGCAAGAATGCTGGCTTCCTGTACGTCAAGAGCCACGACAATGGCGAGTACATCGGCAAGATCGATCCGAACGGCAGGTTCTTTGGCTTCAAGACGCCGCAGGCGATCGTCGATTCTCTCCTGGAAGTGTGCCAGAACCCTCTCGAAGCTGCGGTGAAGTTTGGTGCCAAGTCCGGCATCTGCTCCTGCTGCGGTCGTGAGTTGACAAACAAGGAATCGGTGGAGCTGGGCATTGGCCCGATCTGCCGAGAACGTTTCTTCGGCTGAGGATCGTGTCATGGGTCGCATCGCCAGAATGGATTCGTCATAGCACTCTTTGGTGCGACCCGAAGCGATAATAGCGCTCTGACTATTCAACAAGGATTAACATGAGCGCTTCTAGTTTGGCAACTCTCTGTGTCTTTCTCGTCAGCTTGGTTGCTTGTGTTCTCCTCGAGATCTTCACAAAGGCAGGCGCTGGATTCGTTTGGATCTTCCCTGCGTTCTCGTTCTTTGGCATCATCAACAAGGAGTAACCGACAATGCCAGGTCCTGTAAGCGATTCCAATCGCGGTCCGAGCGACAACTCTCCGTATGTGCCATTCTGGTGCTACGAGAATGGACCGAAGATGTGTCCCTGTGGTCACCACGAGGGATACCACAACGGCAAAGGCGAATGCAATCAGGCGCATAAGTGTGGTTGCGCCGGTCTTCCCGCCGATTGTCTCACTCCTCTCTATCCCGAACAAAGCCTCTGATCATGAAGAAAGTCTACGACACCATCATCGCCGTCCGGAATGCTTCCGGCAAGAATGCCAAGCTGGCAATCCTGCAGAAGAACTTCGGCAACGAACAGCTCAAGGATTTCCTGCGTGTGTGCTATGAGCCGCGCATCAATTTCTACCAGGGCAAAGTCGACAAGAAGGCTGCGTCCAAAGGAGTGAAGCGGAATGGCAAATTCCACGCAGGCATGGTGTCTTCTCTGATCTCGCAGCTCCATGAGCGCGCTATCACGGGTAATGCCGCCAAGCAATGGCTGGCTGATACATGGTCGGCGATGCAGGAAGATTGGGAGCGTGAGCTCCTGGAGATGCTGATCGACCGAGACGTCAAGGCAGGTATCTCCACCTCCAGCATCAACTCGATCTGGAGCGATCTGATCACCGACGTGCCGTACATGCGGTGTTCCTTGCTCAAGGGATCCAAGATCAAGGAGTTCCACTGGAAGGAAGGCGTCTACAGCCAGATCAAGGCAGATGGTATGTTCGCCAACATCGATCTGCAGGAGAATGGTGATGTGACCATCATGTCGCGCAACGGTTCTCCGTTCCCGATCGAAGCGTTCTCCGACATCACCGAACAACTTGGACGCCTGTCCAAGAAATGTCGGGATGTCCAGCTCCATGGCGAGTTGTTGGTTCAGCGTGCGCATCTGGATGGCAATGAAACGCTGCCGAGACAAGAATCGAACGGCATGCTCAATCGCCTGCTCAAAGGTGGTGATCTTCCGAGCAACCACCGCGTGATCTACAAGGTGTGGGACATCATTCCTCTGAATGAATCTGTCTCTGGTGGAGCATATCACGTTCCGTACAGCAAGCGGCTCGATCATCTGCGTGCACTGTTCCCTGTTACTGGTGCAGCCACCATTACCATCATCGAGACCGCAACAGTTCGCTCGATGGAAGAAGCCAAGGAACACTACTTGCATGCTCTCGCTTGCGGTGAAGAAGGAACCGTCCTCAAGGATTGCAATGCTATCTGGGAAGACAAGACTTCCAAGTGGCAGATCAAGTTCAAGATGGAAGTAGCAGTCGAACTGCGAGTGATCGGCTTCAAGCCTGGCCGCAACAAGTTCGAAGGCATGGTAGGTTCGCTCGAATGCGAGAGTGAAGACCACAAGTTGGAAGTGAACGTGTCTGGCTTTCCGGACGAACTCCGCGAGGAGATCACCAAGAACTTCAACAAGGGATGGAAGGGTTCGGTCGTCTCGGTGATCTCCAACTCGATCATGCCCGAACGCAACGGCAAGTACAGCCTGTTCCTTCCGCGCTTCGCCGAACAGCGACTCGACAAGAAGAAGGCTGACACTCTGAAGCAGATCCAGGATCAGTTCGAGGCTGCGCTGGATAGTATGTGATCCACGAAGGACAGATTCTGAATCAACACCAGTGCGCGGAGCTCATAGCAGCTCCGCGCCATTCCAAGTTGGCAAACGTCACTGGTGGATTTGCACCAAACATTCGATTGGTTGAGCAAGGCGAAGTCGCTGTTGATTGGCTTCACCCCATCATCAAATCCTACATCGATGATGTCCTCGCTATTCCGTTTGGCTTATCAGAGCCGCGAATGTTCAAAACAGTGTTCCTCAAATACAGCACTGGATTCTTTTACAAAGCTCATCAAGATGTCATCCCTAACTTGCCATATCGGCGAGTCGTGTCTATTTCTATTGGACTCGATTCAGGGTATACTGGTGGCGAACTCGTATTCTACGAGCAAGGGCTCAGTGCCAATATCACTCACACGCATGTATCCTCTGTTGGTACAGCTATCGCTTTCAACAGTGATGCGTGGCATGAAGTTCGACCAGTGACATCTGGTGTTCGACATGCTGTCGTTGTGTGGGTATCAATTCCTACGGTGAAGAATGAAATTACGAATTTGGTCTGACGTCCATACAGAGTTTGGTCGTCTTGAATGGCATGGTCGCGAGGATGATAAGGAGACTGTTCTTGTCATTGCTGGCGATTTCATGGTGCTTCCAACTGGCTATGACAGCATTGATGATCTGCGCAAGCTGTGTGATCAATTCAAGGCTGTGATCTATGTCGCCGGCAACCATGAGTTCTACGGAAGCTTCTATCTTGAAGCTCTGGAACAGTTGCGCGGTCTCGGTGATGAGATTCCCAACCTCCATTTCCTTGATGGCGACTATGCCATCATCGACAATGTGAGGTTCGTCGGAGGAACTCTCTGGACTGACTTCAACGATGCTGATGAAGCAACGATGGCCATCGTGCGATACAGCATGAATGACTATCGCAAGATCTATGCACGAGAGATAGGATACAAAAAGGTTCCAATCTCACCACACTTCATCTATGCACGCAACCAATTCTATCGTGGAGAGTTTGAGAAATGGTTGTCGACTCCATTTGATGGCAAGACGGTGGTAGTGTCTCACCATCTACCTGATGTTTCGTTCGTCAATGGATACACAGACGGCGATTTGGTGTACGCTTATGGCAACACCAACATGGATCGCATCCTGAACTTGCCGATCGATCTATGGATTCATGGCCACGTCCACATCCGTCAGGAGTACGTGCTGCCTTCAAAGTTGAAGGGCATTCCTGTTGTGGCCAATCCACGTGGCTACATCGGTGCACAAGCAATGGCTTACACTTTCGTCGACGACAAGATTTGGGAGATTTGATATGCGCATTCTCGTAACTGGTCTTCCGGGTTCCGGCAAGTCGTATCTTTCCAAGATGCTGAATGATCAAATCCCGGACTCTCGTTTGCTCAATGCTGATGCTCTGCGCACCGAGCACAACGATTGGGACTTCAACATAGAAGGACGGATCCGTCAAGCAGAACGCATGCGTCGTCTTGCTGATCTCAATCACAAGAACGTTACGATAGCTGACTTTGTTGCTCCGACTGATGAGCTAAGGGCCATCTACGATCCGCACTACACGTTCTACATGGACACCATCAAGGAGAGCCGATTCGAGGACACCAATCGGCTCTATCAGCCACCAACCAATCCTGATGCGACCATTACCAATCAGGAGTGGGATGAGTTCGATGTGAATGAATGGGTCCGGCGCATGTATCGCGAACTGCCGACTGGCGTTATGATCGGCAGATATCAGCCATTCCATGATGGCCACCGCGCCTTGGCTGAACGTGTGCTACAAAAGCATCCAGTATTGGCCATCCTGGTGCGGACTGTTCCTCGTTCCGACAAGAACCCATTCAGTTTCACAGAAGTGCAGTCTCGCATCCTCACAAAGATGATTGACTATCGGGGTCGTGTACAAGTCATCCCTTGTCTGAATGTTGGTGGTGTATACTATGGTCGTGATGTCGGATACAATGTCGAACAGATCGAGCTGCCGCCTGAGATTCAAGCCATCAGTGCTACCAAGATCCGTCAGGAAATGAACAAGGAACATTGAGCCATACATACTCTTGGTGTCAACCCACCAGGAGTTTCAAACATGCACTCTGAAAGAACCGTGTTTTGTGATCATTGTAAGCAGGTTCGTGACGTTTCAGGGGTGAACGCACCAGTGTACTATGTCGAGAGACTCAGCGATCGGGACATCTTCGTCCTATCGTTCATCTGTGATTTGTGCGAGAGCCACTCAATCAGTTCTATCAGGGAACCCTTTGGGGACTGATAGAGGTATCATAATGGCTTAAAGTTTTGTAATGAGGTAGCTTATAGCATGAGGTTGCCAGTATCGCTTCAAACTGAAGGAAAGTACACTCCTTATCAATTGTACAAGATGTATCTCGGAATGAAGCTCCACTTTGGTAGTGCTTCTTACGATATCTTCAAGTACAATGGTAAGGTGTCAGCGTCTGAGGATAGCTTCAACACTCGTCGCGACAAGTACAAGTTTGTTAAACTCGCGAAGCACAAGGATCCTGCGGGCATACTGGTAGCCAACTTTGTTCTGAACAAAAACTTCTGGGTCGGTGATGTTGATGATCCGGAAGCTGATCGGAACTACAAGGATTGGCTCCGCAAGCAGGAGTCACTCAGCTACATCTTCAATCAAGAGATGAAGGTCTTTGATGGTAAGACGATTGATGATCTGCTCTATGTCCCAGATCATCAACATCCACTTCTCCTCTCCAAGCACCTGCGTGGTGAGGTGTCTCTTGAAAGCATCACCATCATTTCGGACATTGTCAATTTTGTACCATACTGGACTGAGACAATCGCAGACCCCGTCTTGTGGGCTGAGACACGTGCCACCATCCAGAAGTACAGACCATTCCTCGAATTCAACCGCGACACGTTTCGTACAACGTTAGGGAAGTTCGTTGATCTCCAGTCGTGAGACTGCTGTTTAACAGCACATATCTAGATGTGCTAGAGCGTTGAACATACAGCGCATAGTTACACTTACATCATGATTTGGCAACACACGCCATGTGAATAAGACAACATACAACACATACAAGGAATACACATATGGCAGTTAGTTTTTCTGAACTCAAGAAGCAGCGCAAGTCGGATTTTGAGCGCATCCAGAAGGAGATCGAGAAGGTCTCGCAGAAGGGTGGCTCCAGCGATGATGCGACCTATTGGTCTCCTGGTCTTGACAAGGCTGGTAATGGATATGCAATCATCCGTTTCCTTCCTGCTCCTCCAGGCGAAGATTCGACCTTCGTGCGTCTGTTCACACACGGTTTCAAGGGACCGACTGGTAAGTGGTACATCGAGAACTCGTTGACCACTCTTGGCCAGAAGGATCCGGTCGGTGAACTCAATTCCACGCTGTGGAACAGCACCGAAGATGATGAGGCTCCGGCACGTAAGCAAGCTCGTGCTCAGAAGCGTCGTCTTGGTTTCGTGTCCAACATCTATGTGGTGAAGGATGCAGCCAATCCGGAAAACGAAGGAAAGGTTTTCCGTTTCAAGTACGGCAAAAAGATTTGGGACAAAGTCCAAGCGGTGATGTATCCGGAAATCGCTGGCGAAGAAGGATTCAATCCGTTCGACCTGTGGGAAGGCGCAAACTTCAAGCTGAAGATTCGTCAGGTTGCTGGTTTCAAGAACTATGACAACAGTCACTTTGATTCGCCTGCTCCGCTGAGCGATGACGATGATGAACTGGACAAGGTCTGGCAGGCAGAGCATTCTCTGGCTGGTCTGATCGCTCCTGATCAGTTCAAGAGCTATGCTGAACTCGAGACTCGCCTCAAGGAAGTCCTAGGTGAAGCTGGTGGCTCTTCTCGTCAGGTGACTCGTAATGCTGAGTCTCTGACGCATGATGCTCCTGCTGAGTATCGTCCGCGCAACACTCCGCGTGTTGCTGAGCAGCAGGACGCTCCCGCTGTCGATGGTGATGATGGTTTGCCGTGGTCTGACAATAAGAGTGCTTCTGCCACAAAGAGTGGCGAAGAAGACCTGGATCAGTGGTTCGCCGACTTGGGGAAGTAAAAGAGAACCCATTGTCTAGTTGAATGTTGAGGGAGAGCGCAATGCTCTCCCTCTTTTCATTACACGTGCGGAGAGAACTCCGCTGGCGTTGTTGCCGATAGTGGTGCCTGGTTGATGGTCTGACTGTTCTTGATGTTGTTCACTGTCGGAGCAACAACTTGGGCTGGAGCGACAACTGGTGGTTGCTTCTGTGCAACAGCCATCTCAGATAGCTTAGCACCAGCATCGTTCTGCTTAGCAGGAGCCATCGATGGTGCTGGAACATTCTGACTGGAATTGATGGCAGATGCGATGAAGGAACCGCGCTCAGCTCCACCTGCTGCCTTGTTACCAGCATAACCATCCCATGCTCCCATGCCAGTTGTATCTTTCGGCAAGGATGCCCATTCAAGAGCCAGCTGCTTCTGAATTCCAGAAGTGCCATCCTTCATTCCGATGCGCACACGACGATCAAACAGAGCACGACCCATCTTCTCTTGGTTCTCTGGAGAGAACTTGTCGCTCATCTTCAGTCCTGCCCAACGAGCAGCATCAATGAGTGTTGTTTGTGGCAGGAACTGATACTTGCCTACTGCTCCCTTGAGTTTTGATACAGCATCAAGAGTCATCTCAGTCAGACCAGGGATTGGTGGACCATTGTGCGCTTCGTATCCACCAGCGCCAGACTCTCCCTTCGCAATCACAGGAGCCAACTTGGACCAGAGAGCATCAGTGTCGATGTTGCCGGTAGGACCACCAGAAGCAAGTGTAGCATTTGCTGCCTGAGTGTCTCTCTGCTGTTGAATTTTGCCACGCATGGACATCTGCTGCGTGTAGGAGTTGATGTAGCGATCTTGATCCTCATCAGAACCAAATGTGCGACCGAGGAAGCCTCGGCTATCGCCAATGATTTTGCTCAGTGCTTCGCGATCCTCTGCACTAGCATATCCCTGCTTCTTGATCTTCTCACCGATCTCATTCCACTTCTTCTGTTGGTCAACATCGAACTTCTGTTCGTAAGCAACACCAACAACATTCTCTCTGTTCTTGCGTGAGATTGTTTCCTGCTGTGTCTCTGGCTTCAACGCATACTTGCCCATTCGAGCATATTCAAGCAGTGAGTCAGGGATAACATCCTTGACTGATTCTGGGAGAGCAGTTAGGATCTTCTTGATCACATCACGTGGATCGAAGTCAGCAAGAGCGCCAAACACATCGTGGACATGGTCCAACCATTTGTTGAAGATGCCAGGGTTATGCTCATCACCATTGAACCACTTGTTGAGTCCAGTGACTGCATCACCGACCCACCCACACAAGGTTTTGAAGCCATCAGTCACCTTGCCAATCCAACCCAGTGATTTGTCCAAGCCATCACCAAACCCTATCAACAATGGAATGAGTAGACCCTTCAGGATTGTAGCGAAGCCATCAAGGATTGCTTCCCAACTAGAGAACTTCTTTGATCGACGATCAGTCAGGTTCTCTCTCGGCTTCTTGTTACGCTCGTTTGCCTTCTCGTTTTCTTGCTCGAGATCATCATGTTGCTTTGCAGCATCAGCAGACTTCTTGTCTTCAGTCACACGACGGACAAATGACTTGAGGAAGCCACTCACAGATCGATTAGAACGAACCAGCGTGTCCAACATGGCTGTCTGTTCTGATATCAACTCATTCATGTAGGAAACTGCTAGCTCGACACCAGAGAAGATGTCAATGATCTTGGCGTCTCGTTCCTTCTGTTCAGCTGCTGACTTAGAAGCGAACTGTCCCTGTGAGTTGCGATAGACAACCTTGCCGTCAGAGGTCTTGACGCGCGTCAGTTGTTCTGGCTCATCTGTTGTACGTGAGCGCTGTTGGACTGCTTTTGGTGCAGCACCTAGAGCATTACCAACCTTCATTCCGTTGACGATAGCACGTTGCAGAGAGCGAATTGCTGACACCATCGTGTCCAACAGTTCGCTCTGATATCCCATCTGCTCGCTCTGGTAAGCTGCTGCCTTAGCTGATGCTTGCGTTGCATCCAAGATGCCTCTTTGAACTTCGAGCATCTCACGTTCGACTGAATCACCAGTCAGCAGTTTAGGAAGGAATGCCATCGCCTATCACTTCTCTTGGTTGAGGGCGTCAAATGGTGTTGCGCCAGCGACATCAGCCACAGATGGCTTTTCTGGCTTCTTGAGTGCGATACGTTCCCATGTAGAGGAACCGATGTATGCACTGATGATGGTAGTGGTTGCTGCGTAGAACCAAGATGTCACAGAGTCTAGTGATGCCATCCTAGGCTGGGGAACCAGGAAGAACATGCAGCCCGTGGCAACAATCAGGGTCATCAGACAGACCCATGCCATCCACTTCTTAGTCTTCCAACGCTCATTCTCGATCTGGAGTTCAGCCTTCTTGTTGAGGAAGTTGAACTTGGCAGCAGCGATGTCCTGCGCTGTTGCGCTGGACTCTTGATAATCATCGTATTTGGTTGCTGGTTGTACAGTGTTATCCGCCATTGCGTGCCTTCTCTTTTTCGTAATCGTCCAGGATAAACTGGACTTCGATGTCGCGCTCGAATGGCAACCACTCAAGAACATCCTGATCGCTGTATTTATGGTGGGCTCTAAAGGCGTGCAGCGTTCGGTAATAGTTCTCGAGCGAGTTGTAGCCAGCGCTTATCCGAAAAAATCCTGGAGACCCTGTAGTCTGAAGGACTTCTCTTCACCAGATGGTGTCGTGTAGGAAACATCCATGTACACATACGGCATATCCTCCAGGAATGCCTGAATGCTTCTGAACTGAACAGCATTCATGGACTGCAGGAACTCATCCAGCTCTCCTGGTTCTGCCATCGTGACATCATACACATCGTTCGCGTCGTAGATGGCCACAACAATCTCTTTGAACAGCTCAAACGCGAGGTTGGATTGATCAACACTCTCATCATTGAACTTGCCGAGCTTTTCGATCACAGAGAACGTTGGATAGCGAAGCACCACACCGATCCCTTGCTGCTCGTCTAGGAGCATCTTGTTGCTGATGGTTGCTGCTTTCACCTTCACTTCGTTCAGGTCGATCTTGATGAAGACTTCCTTTCCATCTTCCTCAGCACGCAGCTCGATGACGTTGCCAACACTCTTGGCACGCAGTTGAAGGAACAACCATTCGATGTCGAAGGATGGCATATCGTCAACGTCGATGGAATCAACCACGCAGTTGTTGATGATTTGTTTCATTGCCTGGACCATACTATCCGCATCATTGGCTGCTTGAGCCACCAAGAGGATCTTCTCCTCGCGGACAGTGAACGGACGGAATGTGATCTTCTTGTTGTTGCTCGGAAGAACTGTATTGAAGGTTGGTTGTGCAATCTTAGGAAGCATTATCAAATCCTGTTAGATCAGAACGAAGGGAATGTAAACTGTCGACCAAGCTGGTCGAGCGAACGAGTGATAGCACCAATGTTAGGATTGCCACCGAGGATGCTGTTGATAGCATTTGCCAGATCAGGAGCACCAATGAAGCCGCATGTGATGGACTCAACTTGCTGTACCAGAACCTGCTTGTTACGGTTGGCTACAGCAAATCCGATGTTGGCAATGTCAGCAATCCAACCCGCGTCGTATTGGATACCACCGAGTCCAGACAGATAGTCAGCAGCTGAGTTCTTCTGGAGTGTGTGGTAACGATAGGCAAATGTGACCTGGAAGGAAGCAACAGCACCATCGTTGCTCCAGTCCATCTGTACATCCGACATGTTGATCGGGAAAGCATCTACCAGAGTGTAGCGCAGGATCTCTGTCGGGTTATCCACGCCAGGAGACTCGTTGTAGGCATAGAGTTCCAGATTGGTCATGTAGTTGGTTGGGTACTGGATCTCGCCATACGATGCTCCCTTGAATGTCTTAGAAGGATCGTAGTATGTGACGACAGAACGCAACCACTCATCGAACAAAGCAACTGACTCACCATCACCATCACAATAGAACGTCAGAGTGACATCTGGATGGAGCACATCGTATGGGATCTTCTGGGTTGGTCCATATCCAAATCTGCGCTCGTCAGATGTAGCAATCGCGATGCCAGGAAGATTGGCTGCTGAGCAGAGATAGATGAGGAAGCGTGGATCCCAGCCTCTGTTGCTGAGGAACCCAGGAATGCGAGCAACGTTCGCCATGAAATAGGCTGGGCGCAAGAAACCAAATCTTGCGCCGTTGCTCTTGAATTCACTGACATCAAATGGCATTGTATTAGGACCTGTTGATGGTTCGGCGGCTGTCCTTCCAGACCTGTTCCTTTGTTGCCTTGCGGAACTGTTCGCTCGGGAGGAAGAGTGCTGCTTGCCATTCGTTGGGATGGATGTAGATGAAACGTGAACGAACATGCTCATCTAGGTAGTGCTTGACGCATGGCTTGAAATAGCGATAACGAGCAGATGCCTTGAGCACATGATACGCACGAGCGCCAAGCTTCATCTTTGTTGTGTCGTCAAACTTCTGGTTGTTCAGTCGATCCTGCCAGAGCACATCCATGAGTTTAGCTCTGTAGGTCGGTGGCAGATAGTGCAGATTGAGTCCATAGAACCCGCCTGGCACTTTCTTGTACGGTAGGATCAGTGGAAAGTTGTCGTAGTATGGCAGTGTATCCTTTCCTTTTGGATCATACACCATCATGTACATGTTGCCTGGGAACCAAACAGCTCCAGTCCTCTCGTAGTCAGAAAGGAACTTGCTTGCCTTCACCTGATAGTTCTGGATGTTGGCTGCTCTCGCTCTGAACCAATCCATGCTCTTCTTGGTGTTCTTGATCACGATGCCCTGTCGAGCAGCGTCAGCAAGCATCTTGTCAAATACAGTCGTTGCCATGTTCTCTTAGAATCCTGTCAGTCCAGAAATGTCTTTCTCGGTCATCACCACAAATGTCCAGCCTCTCTTGGCTGCGTATGCAGAGGCAGCTTCCCACTTCGCCTGGTTCACTCCCCAGGTCTTCACTTCCATTATGTAACGCCTCGTCACACGACTCTTCTTCACTGGTGGTCTGCTCTGCTTCTCTGGCTTGACTTCAATAAGCAACACCTGCTCCGTTCCATCCTTCTTCTTGATCTTGGCATAGAGATCAATGAAGTATCGGTGGATCCGCCCATCAATTGGTGAACGATATTTGACAATCTCAATCTCGCTTCCCCACTCAAGCACATCTGAATGTAAGTCAAAGAAGTTGAACATCTTCAACTCCATGCCAGACCTGTAAGTGACATCGTTAGGATTGCCCTTGTACTTGCCTGGGAACTTGACTCTGTATTTGCCCTTGTAGCTCATTCCTCACTTCTTCCCATGTCTGACTGTACATCCCTTCACACCATTCTCGCACATCCTGCTAGAGGTGACATCAATCACACAGGGAGCATCCCTCTTGTCAAGCTTCTGCCTGATCTTCTTGCCAACCTTGGGAAGCTTTCTGGCTGCCTTCTCATATGCAATCCTCTCGTTGTCAGTCATCGGTCGCAAGTCAATCACGATCGTGTCTCCCTTGAGAGTCCTGATATGTTTGTCAGTGTCATTGTCTGAAATGGTCATTTTGTGTAATGCTCTGGAAATGCGCGAAAACCAATGCTGGTCGCTGGAGAGTGATGTTGAGCTGTCAGACATAGATATGGCGTATGTCAGTCTTCTATGGTCTGGCCACTCCTGACTCACCGTCTGGATTGAACGCATCCTTCACCAAGAGCAATCCGCAACATGCCATCGTTCACCTCGCAATTGCAGAATCTCCCATCGCAAGCCATCGCTGCTTCCCGCGATCGCACATCGCCATCCAATGCTGCTCTCAAATTCCCCACGAATGAGAAGCCGACATATGGCATGTTGTTCAAGTTTGTCAAGTATGCATACGACATCTCTGGCAACAAGGCAACATTCGCCAGCAACATCCAAGGGAGCCACATCTTCCTGCCCATGCCGACTGCCATCAACAACACTATTGCCACGAACTATGACATGACACAGCTTGGCATTGCTGGTGTTCTGTATCGTCAAGGATACAATGCTGGTATGGGCACTGCTGATGCCATCAAAGGAATGGACATTGGCACAGCAAACCAAGTGTTGACGAAGGCTGGCGATGTGGCTGTTGACACTTCTGCGTATGTCGCTCGCAAGTTTGTCCAAGGTCTGTCAGCTGAGAGTGGAGCAAGCATTGATCTATCGCGTGGCACTGTTCCGAATCCCTACACTGTTGCCACCTTCCAGAATGTCACTCCGCGCCAGCATCAGCTGTCATTCCGTCTGATTCCGACATCCCAGAAGGACAGTCAGATGATCCAGAGAGTGATCAAGAACTTTGAATATCATTCCCTGCCTGGCAAGAGCGATCTGTTCCTCACCTATCCAGATGAGCTTGAGATCACATTCTTTGGCACGCAGTATCTGTTCCAGTTCGCACGATGTGTTCTGACTGGCGTACAGACATCATACACACCTCTGGGTGCATGGACACCGATGGTTGATACAGCACCTGCTGCTGTTGAGCTCACTCTGAACCTGCAGGAAGTGGAGCAGCTCACTCGTGAAGCCTATGGCACACAGGGCATTGTTGAGGCATCTGATCCCAACAACTTCCCACCTGCTGGTGGCCAGGATGATTCTGACACTGACATTCCACCGATTCCCAACTCAGGCTTCAGTCCTGACATCTCATTCTAAGGTGACTTTGTGAGACAATATTTCGCCAACATCCCACTGGTTGAGTATCGCGGAGTCATGCTTCGTGAGCTCATGAGCAACGCACGTATCGCTCGTGAGGTTCTGGATCAGGGAGTGTTGTTCTATCCCTACACTCTGCAAGACGGCGACACGCCAACGTCGATTGCGTTTGACTACTATGGCAGCATTGAGTACGATTGGCTTGTTCTGTTCAGCAATGAAATTGTTGATCCAGTCTATGGCTGGTACATGAGTCAAGACGACTTTGATGCCTACATTGAGGCAAACTATGGCAGTGTTCCAGCAGCCATGGCTCTGATTCATCACTATGAAAGCTCGGTCGGTGGTTTGCAATACACTCCGACATCCTATGCCTACAACACGACTGGACTGGACGAGAATGGTCTGGTCCTGTATCCAGTGGACAGCTATACATGGGAAGAACGGAACAACGCAGCACGCCGAAGCATCAAACTGATCAATAAGACCTACGCAGCATCCATCGCTCTTGAGCTGGAGAAGAAACTGGCATCATGAATGATTTGATCATCTACAACCAAGGCGGACTGGACACCTTCCAGTATGGCATTGAGCTTGTGAAGCCGAGTGGAGTGCGACTTGGCATTGGCAGCTTTGTGTCAGAATTCAACATCTGGGAAAGCATGTTTGCCAAGGCACTTCAGTTCAAGATGGGTCTGGTTGACGCAGCCGGACTGGTGGCGAAGTTTGGTGTGCAGACGGGTGATGTGGTGTCGGTGAGCTTGGCTCTGCATGACAATGACGCAGGCAAGATTGTGCAGGACTTTGTGATCCTGGATATTGGACAGGGCGATCGTACAGAGAACAGTTTGGGTCGCACATTCGTCATCTCAGGCTTGCACATCTCGGCTCATCTGAACCAGTTGAAGCCAGTGACAAAGTCCTACAAAGGAAGTTTTGATCAGATTGTGCAGGGCATCTGCAAGGACTATTTGAACATTGCCGATTTGCAAGTTGAGTCGGCAGGTGGACAAAGGACGTTGGTTCCTCAAGGTGGCAAGCCATTCGACGTCATTGGTTGGTGTTGCAAGCAAGCACAGAACGCGGCTGGTGACGCTGATTCGCTATACATGTTCTGGCAGACGAGTGATGGGCATGTGTTCCGCACCCTTCGGACTCAGCTGGCACAAGCAATAGTCCATTCCTACACTGTAGCAGTCGACAAGAACATCAACTCAGACTCCAGTGACGTGTTCCGCATTCTTGGCTTCCAGCAACTCAAGCTTGGTCATCAGGCGACAAGAACAGCCGGTGGCCTCTATGAGAATGAGCTGTTGCAGTTTAATCACTTCAACCGCAACATCACCAGTTCCAAGAAGAACTACGTGGATCAGCAGCAGTCGGTACAGGTGCTACGCAAACAGCCAGTGGCAGATCTGCAGCAAGTGTCCAACAATTGGATTTCCGACAGCTCCGTGCAGACGCCTGGGCTTTCGGCAATGGTCAAAATTCGCTCAGATGATGCAACCGTTGGACAACAGAATTCGTATGAGCAAAAGTTCAACGCAGCTACCATGCAGACTCAGTTGTTCAATCAGATCTGCTTCTCGATTGAAGTCTATGGCAATCCTAGCATCAAGGCTGGTGACGTGATCGATGTTGATGCACCGGAGCTCAGCAGCGCAGACAACCGAGGCAAGGACTGGGTTCTGCATGGCAAGTTTCTGGTTGCCGATGTCAGGCACAGGGTCTGGAGAGCTGAACACTATCGCACGTATCTCACTGTCTACGCTGATGGCTATGACACGAACATCATGAATGGAGGCAACTGATGCAAATCCAAAACACGCCATTCGCAAACATGGTCTGGTTCCTCGGCGTGGTAGAGGACATCAAGGATGATCAGGGAGTGGCACGAGTCAAGGTCAGATCCATTGGCTTCCACACAGAAGATCGCAGCTCGCTTGCACACACTGATCTCCCCTGGGCAACCTTTGCAACTTCTGGTGCTGATACTAATGCGCCGATGTGTAAGCCAGGAGATTGGGTCGTTGGATTCTTCCTGGACAACACCGAGGCACAACAGCCAGTGGTTCTGGCGAAGCTCCATGGATACACTCCAGCTGATGTTGATTCAAGCAAAGGCTTTTCGGATCCGGATGGTGTGTTCCCGAGGTTCAAGAATGCCCCAACGACGAGTGAGCTCTCGCGTGGTGTTGAGAACACAGTGGTTGCATACAAGAAGAGCACAACGGCGAAAGGTGTTGCTACAGCTGATGGTGGATCATGGGATGAGCCTGCTACGGCATTCTCTGCTGTCTATCCTGACAACTATGTCATCCACACAGATGGCTACAACATCATAGAGCTAGACGACACCGCTGGGTCTGAGCGTGTACATGTGTTCCATCATGGTGGCAGCTTCTTCGAGTTTCATCCAGATGGCGATGTGGTACAAAGGACACTCGGTGGACATTTCCAGGTCGCTTACAAGCAGCATCGTGTGTACGTGGCAGGTGATGCAAGCATCAGTGCTTCGGGCAATATCTCGCTTGCTGCTAACAAAGATGTGACCATCACAGCTGGCGGCAGCATCAGTCTGCTTGCTTCGAACATCGTGCTTGGTGCAAAGTCTGCGATTGGTTTGAACTCACAGACATTGACTATAGGTACAACAGGAAGCAGCAGCATCGCGGCAGGCAGTCTTTCATTGGGAAGCGCTGGCAGTGTTTCTCTGCATGGTTCGTCAGTGGATGTTGGAGCAAGCGGCAAGTTGACGTTGGGAGGTGGCACGGTGGCAATCGGTGATCCAAGCTCAGCAGGAGCAGCTGGTTCAGGCATGTCAGGAACCATCCCAACAGTGCCGACTTTGTCAGTCAAAGTTTACACTCTTCCGTACAACAATACATAAGATGATAGACGGAGACTCACGTGGCAGCTAATACAGCCAATCGCCATTACATTGACTTCAATACTGCCTTTCTACAGCATCCAGTCAGCAACGACCTTGGTCGCGTGTATGACGCTGAGGCAGTAAAGCAGAGCATTCGCAGACTGGTTCTGACCGACAAGTACGAACGCAGACTTAATCCAAGGATCGGTTCCAACATCAACAAGATCCTGTTTGAGCCAATGGACGGCACTACCACTGCGACACTCCAATCCTACATTCGCGAGACGATCCAGAACTACGAGCCACGGGCAATCTTGCAGAACGTCATCGTCACTCCTGACTATGACAAACTCTCATATCAGGTCAGCATCGTCTTCTCGACTACATTCTCGGAGCAGACTGTGTCACTGACCTTCTTCCTCACTAGGACGCGCTAATGGCGAATACAAATTCTGGCTTCCTTGACACCAGCCAGCTCGACTATCAGACTCTGAAAGACAACCTTCGCAAGTTCTTGTCTCAGCAGGATGTGTTCAAGGACTATGACTTTGAAGGCAGCAACCTCTCGGTTCTGTTGGACATTCTCACATATAACAGCTATCAGAATGGTCTATACCTGAACCTGATCGGCAGTGAGATGTTCCTGGACACAGCCATTCTCCGTGATAGCATCGTGTCGCATGCCAAGGAATTGAACTACACGCCACGCTCATGTGTCAGTGCTTCAGCATTCCTTGACGTGACTTTGTCCGGCAATGCTCTGCCTAGCGTAGTGACGATCCCAGAGAACTTCCCTGTGGTTGGACGCAGTGCCAATGGACAGACCTTCACATTCCTGACAGCCTCGGCAGTGAACATCGGCGCATCCAACAATTGGATTGGCAAGCAGATCCCGTTCTACGAAGGCAAGATCATCAACGAAGCATTTGTTGCTAACAGCAGCATGCGCTATGTGTTGCAGAGCGCCAATGTTGATGTGTCAAGCATCAAGGTGAACGTTCAGAACAGCAACACAGACACAAGCAACAGCAATTGGGCAAAGGCTGACACTCTGTTTGGCTATACTGGCGACAGCAATGTGTTCTTTGTCCAAGGCTACAGCTCTGACCAATACGAAGTAACATTTGGCTCTGGCATTGTTGGTGCACCAGTCAAGGATGGCTCAATCGTACGAATTGCATATAGGCAGACCAATGGATCTATTGCGAACGGTATTAAGACTTTCACTGTTAACACTTCTCTACCTGGCGTTGGCGGGATCGCGGCAGCTCTAAGCAACAACAATGTGCAAGCGACTGGTGGAGCTGAGGCTGAGTCCAATAACTCGATTCAGTTCAATGCTCCAAAGTATTTCGCTACGCAGGAGCGAGCAGTCACAGAGACTGACTACGAGACCTTGCTCAAGAATCAGTTCCCTCAGCTCCAGGCAGTCACAGCATATGGCGGTGAGACCGTTTCGCCTCCGCAATATGGTAAGGTGATCATCTCAGCTAAGCCAGTGAACGGCAGCATTCTTCCCAATACTTTGAAGACGCAGATCGTGCAGTTCCTGCAGACGAAGTGCGGACTCACGGTCACACCGATCTACATGGATCCAGACTTCTACTATGCAGCCATCGTTGCGCAAGCGACATACAACATGAACGTGACTACGAAGTCTGTGGTCGACATTCAGAGTCTGGTTGCAAACACGATCGTCTCTTACAGCAACACCGCACTGGCGGGCTTTGGTGGCGACCTGAAGTTCTCAAAGCTCTCTGGAGCCATCGATGCATCAGACGTCAGCATTGATCATAACGACACGACAGTCCAGATGATCAAGAAGCTGAACCCATTGCCAAGCGTCTCGACCTCCTACAACTGGACTTTCGGCAATCAGATTTTCACCGACAGTCCGACGCTCTATGCCTATCCAGCCGGACGTTCTCCTGCTATCAGCTCTGGAGCATTCGGCTATACCAAGGGTGGCACGAGCTACAACTCCTTCATTCAGGACGACGGTCTTGGCAATCTCTATATCTACACTATTGACAGCCAGGGAAACAAGGTCGTTCTGAACAACAGTATTGGTTCAGTTGCTTACGCGACAGGCAGAATCATTATCAACAATCTGATTGTCGATTCGCTGCCAACTGGTGTTTCTACATTGAATATCTACGCAAGGCTAATCACAAACGATATCGTGACAAACGCAAACCAGGTGCTCATTGTTGACCCTGCAGACGTTACTGTCACGGCTATCGGCGAACGACTCTAATCTCAGGAATTTCGGGTGTCCTTCACAAAGCTTATCTCTCCATTCATTGCTGGACAGTTCCCTCGTCTCTATGAGAAAGAGGGACCGCTGTTCATTCAGTTTGTCAAATTGTACTACCAGTGGTTGGAGCAGACAGGAAACATCGGCGACGAGACGCGTTCTCTTCCCGAATATCGTGACATTGATACCACTCCAGACAAGTTCCTGCGCTATTTCCAAGACAAGTACATGCAGGGTGTTCCAGCAGACGTCGTCGGTGATCGACGCGCACTGCAGAAGCACATCAAGGAAGTGTACAGCTCCAAGGGAACGATTGTTGGACTCCAGCTGTTGTTCCAGCTGCTCTATGGAACAGAGGCGAACGTCTACTATCCGAGCAAGGATATTCTCAAGCCATCAGACGGTGTTTGGAATGAGCCGCGTTATCTCGAGATCACAGCGAACCCTCTCAACGTTCTACTGGTAGGAGAGACGATCACTGGACGTGAGTCTGGTGCAACAGCCATTGTTGAGGATTTCCAATATCGTTATGTAAATCGCCGTCAGATCAATGTCCTGTTGCTCAGCAATCTACATGGTCAATTCAAAACAGGCGAGCTGTTGCTCAACAGCGTGATCACTGAGACGCTTGAAACACCTCAGGTCATTGGCTCTATGACTGACATCATCATCAATGAGTCAGGATTCAATTACAAGATCGGCGATGTTCTTGATGTTGAAGGCGGCTCTGGTGTCAATGGCAAGGCAGTCGTGTCATCACTGTCGCCTCGCAATGGCGCAATCGTGTTCACCATTGTCAACGGTGGGTTTGGCTACGCGAACGATGACAGCTTTGCGCCAACCACTGTCGATGTCATTCCTGGCAACACCAATCCAGGTGTTGGCGCAACATTCCAGATTGGCGAAATTGCCAACACAGAAATCATCACGACACCAGTCGACATCATTGCTCCATATGCCAACGTTGTGCTTGGCAGCATGGATTATGGCTTCCCAGCAGCTGAGTCGCTTCCTGTAAACTACACTGCATCCAACACCTTCTTCGCGAATGCGGACGGCGTTGCGACACTCTTCACTCTGATTGGCAATGTTGGTGAACTTTTGGTTGGTGGAAGCGCGAACGTTGCTGCTGTCTATGATGCGGGTGTTCTGGTAGCCAACACTGGCTACACAGTTCATGAAGCCAATTCGACTGTTGAGTTCACTGGTGCTCCGGTTGCTGGACAACTGACTTGGTCAGGCACTTACGCAGCTACAGGATCGAATCAGAACACTCCTATGGCTGACGCACTCAACGTTCGCAACATCACTGTTGGCACCATCAAGACTCTGCGCGCCATCAATCCTGGTGTTGGCTACAATGGTCCAGTTGTTGTCAATGTACACAATGATGTAATTGGTGGTTTGAATCTGACAGCTCCAGACGGAACCATCAAGGGTCTTGATGCAAACGTCAGTGGTGTGGCTTCAGCAGGCAACGGTGCTATTGATACAGTCAACATCATCGATTCTGGCTATGGTTACCAGGCAGGCGATGTTGTCAGTCTCGTCAATGCCAACAATCCATTCATTGCGGGCGGTTCAGTTGTGCTTGGCAAGGGAGGCATCGGTGCAGGATACTGGAGTGACACCCGCTCGTTCCTTGACGCCGATAAGTTTGTCCAAGACAGCTTCTACTATCAGGATTACAGCTACGAAGTTCAGGTTGCGCTGGCTTTTGAGCGCTACAGCAACTTGCTCAAGCAACTCTGGCATCCAGCTGGCACACAGATGTTTGGTCGGGTCGTCATTCAGAACCAAGCTGATTCTGGATCAGAGATTGCTGAAGTCAAGTTCGCTTCGATCTTCATCACCGAGTATGTGACATCCTACGCAACGTACATCGCTACGAGCCATGTAACTGCTACTGCCTATCTGTCGATGTACGCGACCACGTACCTAACAGAGAAGGCTACAGATACCACGCGCAGCACGTTCCCAGCATTCCTCGAACATCTGCCAGAGATCGTTGTCAACGGAAATTTCAACGTCAACCTGGACAACTGGACAACTGGTTATGGTACGGCAACATGGAACAGCCCGCAGGGAATGGATCTTGCTGCCAACACGCTCGTGTATCAGCAAATCCAGACAACAGCTGGCGATGAATACTTTGTCACTGTAGATTCCGAAGGTCCGGTGACGATCGTTGCTGGTCCAAATCCGAACACGACTGGCGCTTATGTGTCAAACACAACAGCAGCGGGTCAAGTCAGTGGAGCATTCGTTGCGCAAGGTTCACAGACCTATGTGGTTCTGTACACCAACAATACGACGCCGTCTGTCATTGATTCTGTCTCTGCTAAGGATTTGCCGCCAACCAGCCGAACCACCGTGTATGCAACTTCGCAGTCTACGCTGACTGTATTCAACACGAATACCAATACCAACCGTTCAACAACGACAGCTTACAACACGATTTTCAACACGGCGTTCCTGACGAACATCCTGACAGCATCGTCGTTCGCAACGAATTTCCAAACGATTCGCTCAACGTTCACTGCATTCAATACAGCGTACGCAACAACTCGTATCACGAATGTTCTGACAACCACAACATTCAATACGCAGAAGCCGACAACGTTTGACACACTGACGACCTACACGACCGTCTTTGATACATCGACAATCACTTCGCGCACAACGATCACGACTGGTTCTACAAACTTCGCAACCAACAAGTTGACGAATACCACGACCAACACGATCTACGATACAGCTTATCAGACAGCGATCGCTACAGATACCACAGTATCCACTAGTGGTCAGACTTCGCGCGCAACTGCTACGAACACGATTACCACGTATGTCACGCAGTATCTGTCTTCCTATTCAACGAACTTTGCAACCGCGACCAGCCGTTCCACGACAACAACGACTGCATACCTGAGTCTTTGGAACACAGTCTATCTGTCGACGTACGCAACTCAGTTCGGTACGACAATCATCACAACGTTCAACACGTTGACGGTGTTCAACACTCTGACTTCACGCACGACTGCTACGTTCACTCTGAAGCCAACCAACTTCCTGACGTCAACCACGTTTGGAACGGCAACAACCACTTCGTATGCAACCAACCGTGCGACCGACACAACTGTCTCAACGACTGGTCAAACTTCTCGTAACACGAACTATCCAACAACGACCGCATTCAATACGGTCTATGACACCGTGTACACTCTGAGCCGTCTGACGACAACTCTGATTAACACGACCACAACGTTCAATACAACGACCACGTTTGATACAACATACGCGACTGTCTACGATACGTTCTTCAACACGACTCGTAACACCAGCCGCTCTACGACAACTGTCTTCAATACGTCAACTACAACGCTGACGACATTCAACACGACCACAACAAAGTCTACGAACTTCCTGACTGCGACTGTCTTCCCGACAACTTATCAGACTTCGTACGCAACGAACCGCGCAACTGATACAACTGTCCAGACTTCGCGTAACACGAATTTCTCGACCAGCCTGTTGACCACCACGACATTTGTAACGAACTATCTGTCGACTGTCGCTACCAATTTTGCGACAACCACGACTTACAACACGGTGTTCAATACCACATACATCACCAGCTATAACACGACATTCCTTACCACGTTCACAACGACCTTCGATACGGTCATCGTGACAACGTTCAACACCACTACGACATTCAATACAACGACTGCGTATCTGGTTGGTACTGGAAATCAGACATCAGCGTCTACAAGCCGAGCAACGACAACAACGTTCTCGACAACCACGACGTATATCACAAGCTGGACATACGTTGTTCATACGCATACGCCGACCGCATCGTACACGGTACATCGTGGTACTTCTGCATTCACTTCGCGTGTTACAGACACTTCTCGTTCTACGACTACGACATTCATTACGACGTACCAGACATCGTTCAACACGACTTACACACAAGCGACTGCTACGAGTGCTTCTACGGCAACTTCTCGCACCACGGCGTTTGCTACTTCACGCTCGACATCTCAATCCACTTCGCGCGGAACAACCAATTCTGTTACTCGTTCAACTTCGCAGTCCACGAGTGCTTCGACACTCACCGTGTTCAACACAACAGTTGCAGCATCGCGTAGCACCAATTTCGCTACTTCGACCGTCTATGACACGTTGTTTGTAACGACATTCAACACTGCGTATGCAACCACTACCACGTTCGATACGACGATTGGTACCAACAAGAACACTTCGCAGAACACCCTGACCGTGTTCAATACGCAGAGCACTTTTGCTACGAATTTCTTGACAACCACCACAAAGTCTACGAATTTCGCAACTACGACTGCCTTTGTCACCTCGTACGACACGAATTTCTCGACAAGCGTTATCACGACTGGTTCGACGAATTTTGCTACGGCAACGTCGCGAGTCACACAAACAGCATATGGAACCATCACCGCTTGGGATACAGCAGTGGTTACAACCAAGGCAACCGACTTCCTTACAACGACCTCGATTGCTACGACATACGGTACAACGTTCAATACTTCATTCGCAACTTCGACGGTATTCGACACAACAATCGCTACCACGAAGCAAACAAGTCAGCAAACTTTGACTGTGTTCAATACGCAGTCGTCGATCAACACAACTACCGTGTTCTCGACAGCCACTAACTTCCTGACTGCGACCTCTGCGTCGACAACATACGACACTTCTCAGATCACGAGTGTGTCTACTTCGCGTCAGACTTCGCAAGCAACCAGTGCTATCACTAACACCACGACCGTATTCAACACGACAACGGTGTTCGATACCACTGGCACTGTAAACCGTTCTACGACTCGTGCTACAGCAACCAACACTCTGACGACATACGCAACAGTCTTTAACACGGCTTATGCCACAACGACGACTTATGCTACGATGGTTCAAACAACTGGTGTAACTACGACCCAGAAGAACACTTCGTACGACACGATTTTTGCAACTAACAAGCCAACGGTTACAACGTTTGTTTCGGCATTTGCTACAAACTTCATCACCAATCGTATCACGACAACTTCGTTTAACACGACCGGTTCTACGAATTTCGCAACCCTTTCGCAATACACGACAACCTTTGACACCGTCATCCTGACAACAGCTGCTACAAACACTGTTTACAATACGGTGTTCGACACTTATACATACAAGGTCACGTCGATCATTACGAACAGGAACACGAATCAGCCAACCAGCCGTTCTACGACAACAGTATTTGTCTCTTCGTTTGCCACAAACCGTGCCACGACGACAACCTTCGATACCAGCCGCGTGACGGTGTTCGTAGTTGTTCCGACGGTGTTCTTGACTTCGTTCGGCACTACAACAATGTCTCCGACAACCTACCAGACTGGTTATCCAACAACCAACAACACCGGTACTGTCTACGACACAGCGTACCAAACTTCACGAGAAACTTCATTGGCAACGGAAACAGACATCACTCTGTTTGACTTCTAAGATAGGCTGAAATGAGCACTAACATCCTTTCAAAATTCAAGCAGAATGAGATTGCTGACTTCATTGAGAGCATCAATTCACCTGTCAGATCAATCAAGATTCTGTCTGCTGGTTCCGAATATGCAAATGGTGAAGATGTAGTTTTCACCGGAGCTGGCGATCTTGCATCAGCCAAGGTCTTTACTGACAGCAGTGGTGCTATCAAATACATCGCCATCATCAACGGTGGCGATTACATGATTGCTCCGACACTTTCGGTGAACACGGCTAATGGAATTGGTGCTGTTATCCAGCCAGTTCTGGACAATGACAATTTCTATGTGTTTGCAGGTCGTCCACTGCCTTACACGCCAGACGACAATGTTCCTGATCCGAACTACGAAAACGTCTACGATGGATACAATTTCCAGTACGATCAGATGTACTTTGGAGTCAAGGTCAGCAACACAGATGTAGCATACGTTGCGCCGAAGTTCTCTTGGACTTCTGGCACGGTGTTTCCGGAGTATGACGACAAGGATGTCAACCTTCCTGGATCAGACTTCTATGTGGTCACCAGCGCGAATGCTGTGTTCAAGTGTATCTACAACAATGGCGGATCGCCTTCTACAGTAGAGCCATCCAACACACAGAGCTTCGGTCTTCCAGCTACGCAGTCTGATGGCTATCGTTGGAAGTACATGTATACTATCACTGGTGTACAACAGACCAAGTTTGGAACATCCAAATTCATTCCAGTCGTACAAGATGGTAATGTTGTTGCGAATGCGATTTCGGGCGGCATCTTCAACATCAAAGTTCAATCAGGTGGCGCTGGCTATCCAGCTTCTGTTGGACAAATCATCGGAATCAACGGAACGCAGCTGGTCATCTCAGCTAATGCGACACTGATTACCAACTACTATGCCAACAGCACTCTGACTGTATTCGGTGCTGGTAACGAAGTATCCAATTGGCGTATCATCCAGAGCATGCAGGTTGGTTCTAACAACGTCATTATTCTGGCCAACACATTCAACGCGAATCAGATTTCGGTCGGATACAACTATCAGATCGCTCCAACTCTTAATGTTGTTGGAGACGGTTCTGATTTTGAAGGCTATCTAGTCATGAATCAACAGAGTCAGTCTATTGTCTCTGTGGAAATCGTTGACTCTGGCGAAGGCTACAACATCGCTGATGCCCAGGTGATTTCTGGTGCAGGATTCGGAACAGGAGCTAAGCTTCGTCCTATTATTTCTCCGCCTGGAGGACACGGTGCCGATGTTTATGGCGAGTTGTATTGCCAGTATCTTGGAATTTCTGGCCAGTTCTCCAACAACATGGGTCTCCCGGATGATGTGACCATCAGAACGGTCGGTCTTCTGAAGAACCCAGAAGTACACGGTTCAAATAACACGCTCTACACCAATTCTGTGTTTGTACAGACTGTGGCGCTGCAAGTTGCTAATACCACTTCTTCGATGTTTAGCATCGGTGAAGAAATCATTGGCAACGTTTCTCGCGCACGTGGTGCTGTTGCTCTTTGCAATTCGTCTGTTGCAGTGATCACTGGCTACACTGGTACATTCCTTTCTGGCGAAACACTTAATGGCCAGAGTTCTGGAGTCCAGTTCATTTTCAACAGTGCCAATACTGTTCCAAACGTAAAACTCTATTCTGGCGACATCCTGTATCTACAGAATATCGCCGCAACACAACGCTCTCCGACCTCTTCAGAACAATTGAAGATGATCGTGAAGCTTTGAGAGGATTGTAATACATAATGAATGTTTGTTACGTTTATTGGATCCATCTACCGAACTACAGTGATATTTTCTCTGAGGGATATGTAGGAATAAGTTCCAGTCCAAAAGGCAGATTTGTTGATCACGTCAAACTTCCGCGAAATTTGAAATTGAGAAATTATTTGAACAAACATCCAGAAGCGATGATGACAATTATTCTCAAGTCTACAAGAGAAATGTGTTTGCTGATTGAACGAACACTTAGACCATCACGTGACATCGGTTGGAATATAGCAGAAGGTGGCGGTGATCCACCAAATCAAAAATCTGTATCTAAGAGTAAATTACATCGGCAGAAGATTGGTGATGGTAATCGAGGCAAGAAACATGATTACCTTGCAGAATACAACAGAATTCACAAACGTGCTGCCATGACAGGAACTGCTTGGTATTACGATCCAGAAACCAAAGTAAGCAAATATTTCATTCCTGGAACCCAACCACAAAATTGGATTCGTGGACGATTTTCTAGAACAAGGGTAGTTTCGTGACGCTTGATATTCAAAAATCAATTTTGGCTAGTGCTCCATATTGGGACGACTACAACGAGAACAAGAACTTCTACCGTATCTTGTTTCGTCCGTCCGTCGCAGTACAGGCTCGCGAGCTGACACAGCTACAAACCATTCTCCAAAATCAGATCGAGCGTTTCGGTGACAACGTTTTCAAGGACGGTTCTATTGTCCAGGGTTGCTCTATCGAATACATCACCGACCTTGAATACGTCGGTGTAGAAGATCAGTTCAACAATGATTCATCTCTCGCTCAGAACGACGCACGACTGATTGGCGCAATCGCTATCGGTCAGACTTCTGACGTCCAGGCACTCGTAGTAGAAACCCAGGCTGGCTTCATTCGCCAGAATCCTGGTCGTTTCTTCATTCGCTACACCAAGCCTGGTATCAATGGACAACGCACATTCCTTGCGGGCGAACAGGTCAACATCTACAACGAAAACACATCGTATGTAGAAGACGTCATCCTGAAGGTTGACAACGCAACTCCTTTCTCCAACGCTCTTGGTCTTGCTGTAACCGCGACTTCAGCTGCTAACACGGCAAACGTCACTGCTCGTGCTATCATCGTGGATGTTTCGACTGCGAATAACACGATCAAAGTTAACAACATCAAGCGCCGTTTCAACTCGACTGATACTGTCTATCTGAACTCCAACACTGGAGCAACAGCAGTTATCGCCAACGTTGGTTACGACGTTTCTTCCCTTTTGGGAACCATTAACACTCTGACATCTAACACCGATGGAATCGCGATTGCTAACAGCAACATCGCAGGTTTCTCCTACGGTGCTCACGTTTCTGATGGTATCATCTATCACAAGGGCTTCTTCATTCGCGTCGATTCTGGTGACATTATCGTCAACCCGAATTCGAACGATCCGTCGAACTATCTGCTCGGCTTCGTGACTGATGAAAACATCATCACCGAAACCACAGATTCGACTCTGTATGATAACGCTCTCGGTTCTACGAACTACAACGCACCTGGTGCACATCGTCTAAACCTGAAGAGCTCACTGGTTGCCAAGCTGGCCAACACCGTTTCTAACACGGATGTTTTCTTCCCAGTAGTCACCTTCTCCAACACTGGTGTTGCTTATGATCGTACCGATCCGCAGTATGCGGCACTCGGTGATTCGATCGCACAACGCACATACGAAGAGTCTGGTCACTTCATCGTCAATCCATTTGGTATTTCTTCGGCACCAGACAACAGCAATGTTGATGGTGTTGTGTACGAAATCACTCCTGGTCTGGCGTATGTCAAAGGCTATCGTAACCAGCTTTTGACCAACCTTCCGGTCAAGGGTCGTCGTGGTACTGACACTACTTCGTACAACAACCAGATTGTTACGATGTCTTATGGCAACTATGTGGAAGTTAAGGAAGTGCGTGGTTACTTCCCGACTGATCACGCTTCTGTTGTCAACTTGTACGCGAATGCTCAGTCAGCTGTTTCTAACAACCTGACATCCAATTCTGCGACTTCTGGCACGTTGGTCGGCACCGCGAACATTCGCGAACTGATCTATTCTTCTGGTACCAAGGGTTCAGCAAACGCTGTATACAAGGCTTATCTGTTCAACATTCAGATGGCTAACAGTTCGTTGAGCTTCTCGAACGTCGCTTCTCTTGCATTCACCACCGGAACAACTGGTAATGCTTTTGCTGACATCGTTTCTACGCCAGCAACGCTTCAGGAATCCTCTTACGTTCCGATGCTATTCAGTGTTGGCGCAACAGCAGTCAAGACTCTTGCTGATGCTAACAATGTTTCTGAGAGCCAATACTACTACACTGCTGCCAACACTTCGACATCAATCGATTCTGGTGGCAACATCGTATTCCGTGTTCCATCTGGTGGCGGCATTCTCGGATTCAGCGATGGTTCGGACATTTCCGAACAGCACATCGATGTAGTCGCTGGCGCCAACATTACCTTCGCTAGCATCACCACGACAGCTAATCTGTATGCCAACGGTGTTGTAACTGCCGCAGGTCTTGGTGGATTGGTTCTGCCTGGCGAAAGCATTATTCATGGTGCCAACCTTTATCTGGTTGATATGACGATCGATGCCAACACGGTTTCGGTTGCAAACTCTATCACTCTGGTTGCAAACACTGGCCAAACGCTGGGTCGTATGCATCTTGCCGGCTCTCTGATTTCCTTGTCTGGTACAGGTCGTACTCTTACGATCAATGCTAACAACCAGGCAACGATTTCTATGGGAGCATCTCCGAACAATGCTCCAGTCGCAATCGACCTTCGTTTCTACACGTTGCAGAACCAGGCGCTTCAAATCAAGAAGCAGGTTCAACGCGGAACCACCGTCATTGTAACCACTGCTAACACCGGCACCGACGTTGGTCCTTGGAACCTTGGTGTTCCTGACGGTCTGCGCTTGGTTGGCGTGTACATCGCTACTGGTTCCAACAGCTCTCTGGCAACAGCAGACCTAAACAACAACTTGGCAAACAGCTTCTCATTCGACAATGGTCAGAAAGACAGCTTCTACGATCACTGCACACTGAAGCTGGTTGACAAGTCTGATGCTAACAACATCGCCAACAGCTCTCTGGTTGTTGTATTCGATCACTTCATCGCCAACACAGCAGCTGGTAAGGGATACTTCTCTGTAGACTCTTACCCAGTCGATGACACTCTTGGCATGGATGCGAATGTATCGATTCACACGTACGAAATCCCTTCGTATTATTCAGCATCACTGAGCAAGACGTTCGATCTTCGTGATACAATCGACTTCCGTCCGTACAAGGCAGCTACTGCGAATGTCACAACCGACATCCGTGCTGCAACATACAACCCAGCAACAACCAACAACTTCGACGCTAACACTTCTGCATACAAGCCGTTCCCTGGCGAAAACTTTGAACTGAATTACACGCACTATCTCGGTCGCGTGGACATTCTGACACTGACTCCAGCAGGAACGTTTGTCATTGTTGAAGGTGTTCCTTCTCTAACGCCAATCGCTCCAGCAATCAGCAATGATTCGCTGTCGATTGCTCAGATCGTTGTTCCTCCATATCCGTCGCTCACCGACCTGGAAAAGAACAACGCCAAGACTCCAGCATTCAACATTACGATCAGCGTTCAGAGTCACGAACGATTCACGATGAGCGACATCGCTGCTCTCGAGAAGCGCATCGAACGTCTTGAATATTACACCACGCTGAACACACTTCAGCTGGCGGCTGCTAACACGTCCATCATGTCTAGCAACGGCAACGATCGTTTCAAGAATGGTATCTTTGTAGAACCATTCACCGATCACTCGTTCGGCAATGTAACTGATCCACGTTATCGCATTGCTATCGACGAAACCAATGGTCTGGCACGTCCGTTCTTCAAGCCAGAATACTTTGAGATGGAATTCGACCTTGGCAACTCTGCTGGTGTAGCTTCTGTTGGAAACCAGCTCCTGATGTCTTATGGTGAAACATCCTTCTTGACTCAGGACTATGCAACTGGTTCGCGTGCTCTGTCTGGTTCGCCGCCGTCTTACAATGGTACTCTGACGCTCAAGCCTAATGCTTGGAGCGAAGTAGAAACCATGCAAGGACCGGTCACAGTTATTGCGACGGACGCTCCTGCAGCTGCTATTGCTTCGATGTCTGCCGCTCAGTTGATGTCTCTGTATGGTTGGTGGCGTGTAGATGGTAACACGGTTACCTCATCTAACACGACTGCTAACACCGCAACGGTTACAGTTCGCAACGCGACCACTTCTTCTGCTAACACCGCAGCCGCTATCCAGAGCTACATTACTCCGCGAGAAATTGCGTTTGTTGCTTCTGGTCTGAAGCCATACACAACGTTTAACATCTACATCGATGACTTTGACATGTCTCAGATGGCAGCTCCTGGCGATATCGCCAACACTGCAGCTACAGATGACAACTATGTCAAGCGTACATCTATGTGGGGTTCTGAGCTGGAATCTGACTCACGTGGTAATCTCGCAGGCAAGATCTCCATCCCAGGCGATCGCTTCAAGATTGGTGCTCACACCATCAAGCTTCTGTCTGAAGAAATTGATGCGGTGACAAATGCACAGGTGTCGACTGCTGCTGCTGTATTCACGGTTAACGTGACATACACACAAGAGCCAGGTCCGGTGGTCATTATCCAGACTCCTCCGCCGCCTGCTCCACCACCGACTCCGCCACCAGCAAACAATGTGGTTATTGCGCCGCCGCCTGCTCCACCACCGACTCCGCCAACAGCGAAGTTCAACTGGTCTGGTCAGACATACGTCCAGGCTCCAGCTAATCACTCGATCACCTTCTCGGACGCATCGGTTGCTGGTTCTGGAACGATCACGAGTTGGCAGTGGAATTTCGGTGATGGCTCAACATACAGTGGCCAGAACCCACCGGTTCACACGTATGGTGCTAGCATCCAGACGAATTCAACCAACCCATACACGGTTACACTGACTGTCACGGATTCGAATGGCAAGACTTCATCGTACAGTCAGACGATCACTCTGTACAAGTTGGCGCCGCCACCTACCGCATCTCTAAACATCATCGCATATTCCAATGGTGTTCTGATTGGTACTGGAAGCATCGGCGGTGTATACGAAGCTAACATCAACATGGTTGCTACTTCTTCGAACCAAGTTGCTGGTGCGTATTTCGATTGGTCATACAACGTCATTTCGGGCAACACTCTGAACGCAGTGATCATCGGCGGCACAGCTAACAACACGTGGACGCCACGTCTGATCGATACCAACCCAGCTGCACATGCTAACAACCTTTCGTCGACATTCATCGTCAACGTTCGCTACTTGGCTTCAAACGGTTTCGTGATCGCTTCTACCAATACGCAATTCCAGCTCTGGACCATTGCCAAGGTAACAGCTCCACCTCCGTACAGCACTGGTGGCGGTTACAAGACAGGAGGCGGTGGTTGTGTAGCTTCTGACGCATGGCTAAATATTGACACTCGTGCCGCAGAAGTTCACGAAGGATTCGAGGCTGATACTTGGTACCCAGGAGACGAAGACGTTTCCAAGTACAAGGTTGTTCAGATTCACGAACCAAAGCTCAACACTTGCGTAACACTCGAAACTGAATCTAAGATTCAGTTGACTTGTTCTGTAGATACACCATTCAACTTGATGAATGCTACAGAAGACCTGAAGGAAGGAGAGTGGAAGTACGCTCCTGACATGGAAGGCGAGTTCGTGCTTGTTGATGACAAGGGAGATGTTCGTTGGGAGAAGGTAACTGCGGTCTATCATGTAGGCGAAAAGTTGATCGTTCCGCTCGGTTTCGACGGTCGTTCGTTCGCCGCTGGTGATGAGCCGAACCGTCGCATCTTCAGCCATAACATGATGAAGATGAACGCTGGTATCGAAGATTTTTAATAGCGAGCTTTAAATGACGACCACTACTTCAACCGCTCTTGACCTAACAGGTTCGATGACACAGGTGTTCAAAGTCCAGGTTCCCGATGGGGTGCCTGGACTGTACATCACAGGTATCGATCTCTTCTTTGCTACTAAGAGTTCATCGTTCGGTGCACAGATGCAGCTTCTCGAACTGTCTAATGGACTTCCGGACGCATCTAGAACGATTCCTGGATCAGTTGTTACTCTGACAACTGATCAGATCACTGCATCAAATAATGGAAGCACGGCAACTCGCTTCCAATTCTCATCGCCGATCTATCTGACGGCTGCACAGAGCTATGCATTCTCTGTTCGTGGTCTTGGTAACAGCCCAGATTATCAGCTTTACACTGCTATCAACGGTGATGCTGATCTCACAAGTGGAATTTCTGTCTCATCGAATCCATTGTCTGGCGCAGCTTACTATGCCAAGAATTCGACGACTTGGCAACAGATTCCTAACGAAGATCTCAAGTACACGATCTATCGCGCGCAGTTCGATGTTAGCACGACATCTGTTGCTCGACTGAAGAAGTCTCCAAATGAAATTTGGACTCTGCGAAACCTTGGTATCGCATCGGGTCCACTCAACATCATGGCTGGCGACGAAGTCTACGCATTCAAGAACGACTCTGTTCTCGATACAACGAAGAACGCCAAGGTCGTCAAGTACGACTACGTGAACAACTTCCTGTATCTCCGCAACTCAACTGGTAATTTTGCTGCCGATGATCGAATCGCAGTCTGCCGTGTTGCTGTTGAAGGAAATGTAAGTTCTAACACCGACGGCATGATGTTGCTCGGTAACATCGCCGACATTTATGACATGCCGTTGCATGGTATTGTACCGAAGATTGCTGTCGTCAACAATCCGTTGACTTCTGCCAGCATTCAATATCGCGGCACATACAAGGAAGGCGATCCAGCCGTTCCTGTCAAGCAGACTGGTCCTAATGACTGGATCAATCTGAAGTCTGACAACGAAACTGAATTCTTCGACATCACTCGATACGCACTTTCGTTCAGTAACGAAAAGGCTGCTCTCAGCGGAAACACTTCTGTTGAGCTTGCCATTTCCATGACGTCGACATCAGATTACTGCTCGCCAGCAATCGATTTGAACAGCCATTCGTTCATTGGTATTGAAAACCTCATCAACAGTGAAACCACTGGCGAAGAAGGCGATTATGGTCTTGCCGCCACTCGTTACATCAGCAAGACAGTCACCCTGGCTGATGGACAAGAATCGGAAGACCTTCATGTCTACGTGGATGCCTACAAGCCGGCTGGAACAATCATGTTGGTATACGGAAAGTTCTGGAACAACCAAGATCCAGATACATTCAGTCAGAAGCCATGGACTCTGTTGACTCAGATCACAGATGGTTCCGTATTCTCCACGACCAACAAGTTCGATGATTATCGTGAATACGAATTCCGTGTTCCGAACGTTTCTCCAACTGTTTCAGGAGCCGCTTGGAGCCCATTGATCGTCAACCCGATTGATGGCGATCCGCTTCAATATACCACTTCGCTAGGAACGTTCATCGGATTCAAGCAGTTCGCCATTAAGGTTGTTCTCGCAGTTCAGGATGAAACCACCGCGTACAACTATCCACGTCTGAACGACATTCGAGCAATCGCTCTACAGAAATGATGCCATGACGATGTTGCGTGCAAAAGAGGCACCCGATTACCTTGTTGACTCATCGACGGGTGCCATGATAAATACCAATAATGCCTCGCTCAGAGCATACAAGTTGAAGCGCGATCATTCCAGAAAGATGACTGGAATGGCTGATCGCGTAGAGCGATTGGAACAAGATATGGGAGACATCAAAGTTCTCCTGCAACTTTTGCTTGAGAGAACTAAATGACAATTGCAATTGCTAACGTATCTCTTGCCAACACATTCGGACACTGGATCCAGCGCACGAATGAAATGGCAACAGCTATGTCAACAAAGGTAGTAACTGTCGACTCAAATACAACGGTCGGCAATGTTGCTATCCAAGGCACAATTTTCGCAAATTCGCTTTCTGTACAGTCTCTGACTGGCCCTGGCACAGTTACAGTAACGGGAGCCAACATTGTCATTGATACGACATCTTCGATTGTTGCTGTCGGTACGATTCGCCTTCAAGGCTCGTTTCTTATCGACACCGTGTCGAAGGTTCAGATTCCTGGAGCGGCAAACAACGCAAACTTCCTTGTAGCAAACGTTGCTACTGGCAACCTTTACTTCACATCAATTCAGATTCCTATTGGACAGTTGATTGATGTAACAGACGCAGCTGCGAACACTAAGACTAACCAATCGATCTTGATGTGGAATCCAAACACGTCTCATTGGGAAGTCAATACTCTCGCACTAATCACACAGACAACCATCAACTCGCTTTCTGTCGGCACAGTCACTTCTGTTCTCACAGTCACCAATACTGCTGTTGTCACCAATACTCTGTTCGTTACATCTGGTAGAGTTGGCGTTGGAACTTCCACTCCTCGTTCCTCTCTCGATGTGAATGGATCTATCATTGCTACTGGTGATATTCAGGGTTGGCAAACTTCATGTGCTTCTCAGAAGGAAAACATCGAAGATATGGATTTGGAAGCTGCCTATAAGCTTCTTGTTCGTAGTCGACCAGTTGAGTTTGATTGGAAAGAAGAAGGCAAGTCTGAATACAGATTGCCGAGTCATGAAGGTCATGATTCTGGAGTGGTTGCTCAAGAATGGGAGAAGATTTTCCCGAAGCATGTATTCACTCGACCTGATGGAACCAAGGCAGTTGATTACACGAAAGCTATTCCATACATCATTGCTGCTATCAAGTATCTCGGCGAGAAAGTAGAAAAGTAATGGCCACCAAAATTCATATTCAGATCGATCAGGGAACCGATGTATCCAAAGCGATTTACCATGTGCGGGATGCTTATGGTAACATCGTTAGCATGTTGGGTTTCATTGGTATCTGCAATCTACGTAAGAATTACACGGCAACGAATGCCTATTCGTTCTCTGTAACATTCAATGCCAATGGAGATGTTATTTTGTCAGCCAATTCTTCACAGACGGCTAACATGACTCCAGGTCGATATGTCTATGACGTTGCAGCAAAGAACACATCTACAGGCGAAGTTGAACGAATCGTTGAAGGTTTCGCCTACATTTCACCGGCAGTCGCGAAGTTCAATAATTTGCCGGGAGCCTGAGGAATAACTACAACAAGTCCTCGCTTTGAGCCAGGTTCATACATAACGTGTGACTGGCTCTTTTCTTTTTGGGTAACCGATGACGACACCGAATATCGCCAATGCGAGCATCGCTCTTTCGCAAATCAATGGCGAGCTCAATTATCCAACCACCACGCCGCGCTCTATCAATGATGCTATTTTGCGTCAGCTCACAGGCGTGCTTGGAAAGACTGTAGCCAATTCTCCAATCAGTTTTAGTGACCTTTCTAACAAGACTGCATTTGGTGGTCTATTTGCTTCTGCAACATCAAACACTATTCTTGATTTTGGTTCAGCACTTCCGACTCTTTCATTCAACACAGTCACTGATCTCGTAAACCCAACTATCGTTTGGACAGCCAACGTTGTTTCCGGCTGGCAAGACATCACAATCACCAATCCAACGACTAAGAGTCTTGGATTGCAGTTGAATTTGAAGAACGTCGGTACAGCAACATCTAACGTTCTTGTCGGCGTCACTGTTTCTTATGGCGGACATCTTATTGGAACTGCCAACCAATATGTGACACTGAATGGAACAGTGTACGATCCAAACTTGACATTCACCGGAAACACCAATGTGAATGTGCAAGGTTATGTCGCGCAGACAGCAACAACCACGTTGACTGCTTTCTCTAACTCGACTTCTAACACGATCATTCAGTTCGTAGTGTCTCCTTCAGCTGGCGCCACTGTTAGCGGAAACTCTGTCATCTTCACGGTTGCTGCTCCTACAGTCACCACGGATAACAATCAGATTTACACAGTCACCACTAATGTTCTTTACAAGAACCAGGTGATTGCTACGAACACTCAACAAGTACAAGTTCGCGCAGTCTATAATGGTGCTGATTTCAACTTTGTTGTACCAGCAACAACCAACAACGCTTTTGCTAACAGCGGAACTGTAACAGCATCTCTGAGTGTTGCTGCATCGCACAACATTCCAGGAGCCAACATTGTCTGGACATATTCCAAGACTTCTGGTATTGATGCAGTATTCACTGTCGATCCAACAAACGCAAATTCCACTGTTACTTTGACGGTTCCTAACAACACCTTCCAGATGTTGAAGGGCATCTACAACGTCACTGCTACATTGCAATACTCAAACGGATACGTTCTCAACACTAAGACAACTCAGCTGACTCTACGCGCGGGTTCTTATGGACTATCTGTAACACCAGGTTCTAACATCGCACTTTCTGGCTATCAGGCACAGACTGCTACTGCTGTTTCTACGATGACATGGCAGGCAGGAACTTTTGGATTGACGTATCTGTTGAACAGTGGAACGCTGGCCACTGTTTCTAACACGGTTAGCACGAACACCGCTTCTATCAGCATCACCGAAACTGCTTCCTCTATGGGAACGACGGCAGCTGGTATTTACACGGTCACACCAACCATTTCTTTTGACGGGATTTTGGTTGCTAACGTTCCCTTCCAACAAACAGTTGCTGCTTCTTTCTTGGCTTACACATTCAACGTCAATGGAGCAACTGTAAATACTCAAATTGGTGAAGGAACGGTTCCATCTACACTAGCTCTAACTGGTGTACACAACATTCCAAACGGAACAATTTCTTGGACATCGTCTAACCCAAATATCACGATGACGTCTAATACGTCAGCTGCTAATTTGTCGATTTCAACGATGACAATCAATGCGCAGACGGCTCAAATTACAGCAACCTTGTTGGATCCAACAGGTCGTACAGTAACATCTTCACTCATTCCTGTTACGCTTCGCGCGTTCTCTCCTGGTGTATCATTTACTGGTAACACAAACGTTTCTGTCTCTGGTTATGCTGCGACACAGGTCGCTATTGCGTCCATCGCAGCAACTTGTGCTGTTCCAGGTTCCAATACATTCCAGATTCTGAACCAGAAGATCTCAGGAAACGATCTTCAGATTACGAACTACACTGGAAACACTACCACTGACCAGATCACTCTGGAAATCACCAGCACTGTTGGTTCTGTGGGAACACAAAGCGGAACGTATCAGCTACAAGCAGTGGTTGGCTATTTTGACGCAACCTACACGAAGACGCAGAACGTCACTGTAACCGCAACAACTCTTGATCCGCAGTTTAGCATGACTGCTAATGGCCAGACAGTTACTGCTTACAGTCCTCCTGTTGTTGCCAATGGAACGCTAACAGCAGCATTTGTTGTTCCTAATGGAAAGATCAACTGGACATACACAGGCGGAACGCCATCTAATGTGTTCTCCAATACAACCACATTCATCTATAGCAACATTCGCACTACGGTTGGAACATCTAACATCACTCTGAATGTTACAGGAACGTTGGTTGATGCAAACAACTTGTTTGTGTCAGCAGTTACTTTCTCTGTTCCAACAACTGCGCAGTTCATCGCACCGAATCCAACTCTAAGTGGTGCCAACACCGTTTCAGTATCCAATTTGTTTTCTGCGACAGCAGCGACCACGTTGACTGCTTCTGTACAAGCAGGCGTCACTGGTCACACCTATCAGTTCTCTACCAAGTTGATATCTGGACCAAATCCACAATCATCCATTGGTGCTAACACCATTTCGCTCTCGTTGAGTTCTAGTGGAATTCAAACGCAGACTTCAGTTGTTGATGTAACATGTAATGTAGTCATCGGTGGAAGCGTTGTTTCATCAACGACTTCGCGAGTAACTCTGACAGCAACATGTCCTGCTCCAGTGATGAACTATGCACCATATCCAAACTCGGGTGCAGCTTACACCTATCCAGTACAGACAGTTGGTAGAGTAGATGCCAACATGACTGGGTCAGGAGCATACATCGTTGTCTCGTACAACCTTGTTTCTGGTTCTAGTCTCTCTGTCGGTCTGACAAATCCACCTAACTTCGGTTCAACCAGTTCTTCTGGTTCGTTCAACATCGGTGCTTCAGGATCAGTGTACTTTGGTGCACAAACTAGCGCTGTTGGAACAGTCAGCGGTACATACAACATCACGTATCAGTTCTTCAGCCCGACCAATCAGCTACTGGCTACTCAGACAAATCAAATCACGATTTCGTCAACCAGACGTGATCCTGGCTTCTCGTTCAATTATGTCGGCTCGTCTTCAGTATCGAATGGTGGTTGGCTATCGGATGGTCTCCAAGCCATCGTATCCATGCAGGCTGGATGTAACAGTGATATTCCGAACCTGAACTATCAATTCGGAGCTCAGTTGACAGCTGGCTCACCAGCAAACTTCAACTACAACAATTTGAACGGCGCATGTAACATTCAGCTTATTGCAACAGATAACAACGCAAAGAGTTGCCAATACAACGTAACATGTACGCTGCTTTCTGGATCACAAGTTATTGCTGGGCCAGCGACTCTTGGCACATATAATGCAGTCACTCCGTATTACATCAATGTAAACCAATTGTACAACTCTGTTGCATTCGATGGAGCAACACAGTCCTATGTGACATTCGTGTCGAACCATCCATCATGGGCTAACAGCAATGTACAAATCATTGGTGTTGACTCCGGTGGTCCTGGACCAGGAACCAAATATCGCGCACCGAACTACACGTCTCAATATCAGGTCGGCGGCGAAATCTATTGGGTCATGGCTTACAACCCACAACCACCAGCAATTGGCAACTATGGTTGCTCGTTCACAGTAACGCCATACATCGCAGGGCATCAAGGTCCGTCTCAAGTCGTAACGATGCGTGAACAAACTACGACACCAATCGGAACGTGTGTCACAGAAGACATGTTCCTTGATGGCTCGTACAAGGCGTGCGAAGTCATTGAAGGAATGGTATTTACCACATGGACTCCTGAGGATGGATTTGGAGTTGATTTCGTCAACGCGGTAACTGGTCCTCATGAAGTTCCTGTTGTCAGAATCGTTTCTGAATCTGGCGCAGTTCTTGAGTGCACATACAACACCAAATTCAATTTGCAGACAGCTACTCATGACCTTGAAGACTTCAAGTATGCCGAGGAAATGGAAGGTGAGCAAGTTCTTGTGAATATCTACGGTAAGACATTCTGGGAAAAGGCAGTATCGGTTAAGCATGTCGGAACGAAGAAGGTCATGAAGATCGACTTCGGTGGCAAGTCTTACGCTGCTGGCGAATTCCCAGATAAGCTCATCTTCAGTCATAACCTGAAGGCGAACAACAATCCTCTGTAATGTGGAGTTACAATGACTGATATCAAGATTAAGGCTGATCAGAATGGAGAAGCGGATGCTCCTTCTGTCACTGCTGTCAATAGAAAGCTAGAAGCGTTTGTTGAAGTGTTGGTTGCGAAGTTTCAAGAACAGCATGATCGAATTCGTAACCTTGAGCAGCAAGTGAAAGAACTCAAGGCAAAATTGAATGGCAAAGTTTGAGTACATGAGCACCAATGAGTGGCTCGGTGATCCGATGACCCACTTCATGAAGACCGGAGAAACATTCCGTTCAGGTGCAAATGATGATCAATTGAAGCTTGCGGCGGCTGTTCCTCGTAAAGCAAATGGCGTCAAAGTCGAGTATGACATTTCATTCTCGATCGGTGATTATGCAATCAAAGGTTACAAATTCACTGATTTTATGACAAAGTGTGTCATGCTTACAGCACAGCATGACGTCATTTCTAGGAAGAACATCTCTGAGGTGGCTTCCTGGGGTCCTAATGACTATGGACACGCAGTCGTTGCTAATCTTCGTAAACAAATCACCGACAAATACACCATCAACAAGTTGGATGATTTCAGCAAATACTATTGCACAGATCTAGTAGTGTTGCCTGGAACAAACGTGTTGGTGAAAGAAGACATGGTCGATTTCCTGAAGATCGACAAGCTTGTTTCCGAAGGCGCGAAGGTGAAGCTTCACCCAGTCACATCCAAGGTCTGGAGAACAATTCTTACGCGACGTTGGAAAGAAGCCATTATCCCAGCGGAAGCTCCTCTGTACGATATCATGCATCATGCGAAGAAAGTCTATTTCACCATGACTTCAGAATCTGGCATCGCCGCTACTCTTCTTGGAAAGGATGTAGGCATCGTTTCTGGAAAGCGCACATGGTCTAATTTTGAGCATGTGTACAAAGGTCTTGACGCATGTCCAAAGAAGATGAAGCTGATCGATAGGATGACGGCATTGTTCAGTCATCCTGAATCAGGAATCATCACCACATATTCAGACGATCTTGATAGAGACATTGCCAAATATTTCGAGCACATGAGGAAGTATCCGCATGGCTAAGGAAAAATTCAATGTGTTGTTGATTGCATCACATCATGGATTGTTTGTGACACTTAAGAGTCTCGAACAATTCAAAAAGAAAATCGGTGAGCTGATCGTCGTCATTCCCGATGACAAAATCGAAAAGTACAGCAAGATGGATGGTGATGAATTCCAAAACTACAGAGAGCTTGTAGTCAAGGAAACTAAGAAGGTGAAGAAGTCAGCTAGGATTTTCACCGCATCATTCGACGTTCATCGCCGTGTATCACAGACTGCTGAATTCCTTTCCGAGATCGATGCTCATGGAATTTGGCTACAGGTTTGTGCTGGATCAATCGTCAACAAGATGCCAGGCGATAACGTCATTCCAGATATGAAGGAACGACTGTTGTTGATGTCTAGCATTCGTTGCTATGACGGAAATCGTAAGCTCGACATGTACATGATGTTGCAACAGCCAAACTATGCAGTGTATGAGAAACAGAATTCTCAATCATTCATCATCAATGCTGACAACATTCCAGCAACCATTCTACCCGACATGTTTCTCATCAAAGAAGCTATTGGTAGAAACCAATTTCAAACAATCAGTCCACATGCATTTTCTAGCCAAGAAGAACTGGTAGAATTTGCTTTTGGTGGAAAACAACTGATCGATCACGCATGGCGTGCATCCAAATGCATAGTTGCAGACTATTGGAGCGTCGTTATGCAAGCTAAGATCAAAATCGAAGAACTCTATGGCTATCCTCTCGAATTGTATCTCCCGCATATTGAGAATTGTCATGGATTGATTCCAGCTGTAACGATTCAACGCATCATCAACAATGCGACTGAAGCCAAAGATTACAGCCTGGCATTCCGTTCTGCTCTTAGCTAAATACAAGGATTACTAGGAGACTCCAATGGCATTGCCAACAGATCGCGAATCATTCAAGCAGTACTGCCTCCGTCGTCTTGGTGCGCCGGTGGTAGAGATCAACGTTGATGATGACCAAGTGGAAGATCGCATCGATGAAGCTCTCAAGTATTACGCTGATTACCATTTCGATGGAACTGAAAAGCTCTACTTCAAGTATCAGCTGACTGATCAGGATATTCAGAACAAGTACATCACGCTTCCATCGAACATTATTGGTGCGATTGGAATCTTTGATATTGGGTCTGGTATCACTCAGGGCGGTATCTTCAACATCCAATATCAGATCGCACTCAATGACCTGTACACGCTGACTTCTCAGTCCATGGTACCATACTTCATGGCCATGCAGCACGTGACTCTGTTGCAGCAGTTGTTGGTCGGTAAACAGCGCGTTCGTTACAACCGCCTGAATAACAACTTCTACATCGACATGGATTGGACAAAGGTCGGTTCTGGCTACTACATCATCATCGAAGCGTACAGCGTTATTGATCCTGTTACCACTCCGAAGATCTGGCAGGACCGTTGGCTTCTTCGCTATGCTGAAGTTCTAATCGGCCAGCAATGGGGAACCAATCTCACCAAGTTCACTGGAATGCAGCTTGCTGGCGGTGTTCAGTTCAACGGACAAGACATTCTACAACGTTATACTGATGAACGCACGAAGCTGGAAGATGAGATGCTTGATTCTTACAGCTTGCCTTCTGCGTTTGAGGAAGGCTAATGGGTTCCTCTCCATATTTCCGCAATTACAATTCTGATGCTGAACAAGGTCTTATTGAAAGCCTTGTTCACGAAGCACTGCGGATGTATTCGGCGGAACTGTACTACATCAAACGCGAACAATTGAATCCAGACAATGTTATTGTTGACGACAAGCTGTCTAAGTTTGTCGCCGCATATCCAATTGCGTGCTACATCAAGACAGTTGACGGATTTACTGGTGATGGACAATTCCTATCCAAATTCGGTGTAGAAATCCGAGATCAAGTCATCTTGTCTCTTTCGAAGCGCGAATTCAAATTTGAAGTCATCGACAAGGATTCTACGTTCACGCGCCCGCGCGAAGGCGATGTTATCTACTTCCCGATGACAAAGAAGCTGTTTGAAGTCACCTTTGTTGATTACAAGCCAGTCATGTACCAGTTCGGTGCTCTACAGGCATACGATTTGACGTGCGAAGTATTCGCGTACAACAACGAAGAATTCAACACGGGTTATCCAGAAATCGACCTCATCTTCCAGAGCTACGTGGTTCCTGGAGATGGCAATTCACCAGAAAACCTTATTGCCGAAGATGAAGAAACTATTGGTGGCGAAGACGGTTCCATCATTGCTTATGGTGATGACGATCCAGACACTAATGATCCTGGTTCTGAAGTCACCGACCTTGGTTGGGAAGGTCAGAAGTACATCGATTACACGGATGCAAATCCATTGACAAATGGTAAGTTCTGATGCTTGGCAATAGTCCATTCTACAACGAACAGCTCCGTAGATACATCGTGGTATTTGGCACGATCTTCAATGACATTCAGATCAGAAAGCGTTCTGCTAATGGATCAGTTGATAAGATCGTGAACGTGCCTATCGCTTATGGTCCGGCAGAAAAGTATCTGATGAGACTTCGCCAAGATCCTGATTTTGAAAAGGCAGTCGCGACAGTACTGCCTAGAATGTCTTTCCAAATTCAAGGATTGTCTTACGACGGCGATCGCAAACTGAACAGCACCGGCAAGATCAAAATTCCTGATCCTAACAACCCAAAAGCTGTTTTGACGTTGTACAATCCAGTCCCATACGACATCAATTTCCAATTGTCGATCATGGTTCGATCATGGGATGATGGTTGTCAGATTCTTGAGCAAATCCTACCATACTTCTCGCCCGATTTTACAGTCACGGTGAAGATGTTGGATGTTGCTCCTGATCTTGCAGTCGACGTTCCCTTTGTCCTTAATGCGGTTCTTCCCAACGACACGTATGAAGGTGAATTCCAGGAGCGCCGTGCTCTTATCTGGACTCTGGATTTCACATGCAAGGGCAACTTCTACGGCGCAGTTTCTAACACGAAGCTGATTACTGTTGCGAATGTCAACTTCAACGATTCTACAACCAACACTGGATTCTCCACCATCACTGTTGTTCCTGGACAAGATGCGAATGGTAATCCAACAAGCAACTCACAGATTACTGTTCCACCGAATGATGTCGATCCGGATGGTTGCTTCAATTACATCGTAACGATCACGGACAAACAATGAGTCAAGAAGTGATGAAGTCTATTAGTGATGCATTGGGAATGAACCCATTGACAGTCGAATCCGAACAGAAGGAAGAAACTCTGAACCTTCCGGCTGAGTTGGAAGAACAAGTAGAAGAGCTCACTAAGGAAGAACAAGAAGGCGAGGAAGATTTCTATCTTGCTAGAGATAACATCAAGCAGCTTCTTGAAAAAGGAACTGATGCGCTCGATAAGCTCGCGTTGATTGCTTCATCCACTGAACAACCGCGCGCGTTTGAAATTCTGTCAACTCTGATTAAGACATTGACGGATTCCAACAAACAGCTCCTTGATATTCATGAGAAACGTCGTCAGCTTCTTCCAGTCGTCCCTGTGAAGAAAGAAGAGGAAGTGAAGCAACAGACGTTGCAAGCTAACAATGTGTTTATTGGTACAACATCCGACTTCTTGACTCTTCTTGAAGAAAAGCGCAGGCAAGTGGCTGACGAACGAATCATTGAAGGAACTGCTGTTGAGGTAAAGGATGTCTAAGAAGAAAGACCTAGACGATGTCTTTGAACTCGAATATGATTCGAGGGAATCGTTCTCAGGCAATCCCAATCTAAAACCTGCTGGCATACAAATCAAGTTGACTATGGAACAACAGGTCGAGCTTGCGATGTGCCAAGAAAACATCATCTACTTTGTCCAAAACTACGTCAAGATCATCTCACTTGACCATGGTATCGTTCCATTCAAGTTGTGGAAGTTCCAGGAAAAGATGATCACGCAGATGAAGGACAATCGATTTGTCATTGCAAAGTTGCCACGACAGGTCGGTAAGACTACTACAACTGCTGCTCTGATTCTATGGCATGTGTTGTTCAAGAAAGAATATCGCGTTGCCATTCTTGCTAACAAATTCGATCAGTCGCAGGAAATTCTTGAACGTGTTCAGATGGCATACGAAAACCTGCCGAAATGGATGCAGCAAGGCGTGCACATCTGGAACAAGCGTCGTATTGTTCTTGAAAACGGTTCTCAGATTCTCGCCTCTGCAACTTCTTCGAGCGCTATTCGTGGTAAGTCTATCAACCTGGTTTACCTCGATGAGTTCGCTCACATCGAGCGCAACCTGCAAACGAAATTCTTCACATCGACATATCCAGTAATCACCTCTGGTACAAATACAAAGGTCATCATCACATCTACACCGAACGGATTCGATCTATTCGCAAAGTTGTGGCATGATGCTGTAAAAGAAGCTGGTGAGCCTGGTAAAAATGAATACATTCCATTTGAAGCGCACTGGTCAGAAGTACCAGGTCGCGATGAAAAGTGGAAGCAAGAAACCATCAACAACACTTCTGCCGAACAGTTCCGTCAGGAGTTTGAAACCAACTTCATTGGTTCTTCATCCACTCTGATTTCAGCTGAAGCACTGCAAAATCTTCACTGGATCAAGCCACTCTCAAAGAGCGGAAAAATCAACATATATGAAGAGCCAACCAATGACGGCAAGTATTTCATTACTGTCGACGTTGCTCGCGGTGGTGGCGGTGACTATTCAGCATTTGTCATCGTCGATACGGCAAAATTCCCATACAAGGTAGTCTGTACATACAGAGACAATCTTGTTGCTCCGCACATCTTCCCAAACTTCATTGCTCAAGCAGCAAAGAAATACAACGACGCCCAAATTCTTGTTGAAATCAACGACATCGGCGGTCAGGTAGCGCAGCTTCTGAACGATGAACTCGAAGTCAACAATCTTCTGTACTGTACTTCTACAGGTCGTAAGGGTTGGGTGCTTGGAGGCGGATTCGGAAAAGGCGGTCGTCCTGGTGTTAAGACGACTCCTCCGGTCAAGCGCATGGGATGCTTCAACCTCAAGCACCTGATTGAAAGCAGCCAGTTGCTGATTCAATCGGAAGACATTGTTGAAGAGCTCTATTCCTACGTTGAAGATGGAAACACCTACAACGCAGAACCTGGAAAACACGATGACTTCGTCATGTGTCTCGTGTTGTTCTCGTGGGCAACCACACAGATGTACTTCAAGGAGTTGTTGGACACCAACGTTCGCGCGCGAATGATGGAAATCAAAGCTAACGAGATCGAAGAAGACATGCTTCCACTCGGCTTCATGGATGATGGTAGAACTGTAGAGGAAATCCTCACTAATCTACCTGATGCCTATCGCAGCGACTTTGAATCATTCCTGTCAAGCGACTTCTAAATCAATCGTTTCATAAATACATGTCGAACCGCGTATCCTATCAACGGGAGATCAACTAATGACATTCCAAGTTTCACCGGGCGTTGATTGGCAGGAAATCGACCTCACAACGGTCGTTCCAGCAGTCTCGACCACAAAGGCAGCCATCGCTGGCGTGTTCCTTTGGGGTCCAGCTGACCAAGCTGTCCAGGTCACATCCGAAATCGACCTGCGAAATCGATTCCTCACCCCAAGCGACGCTAACTTTGAAACATGGTTGGTTGCCGCTAGCTATCTCGCATATTCGAATCAACTGTACATCTCTCGTGCAGTCGATGCGAACACCTTCAACGCAGTTGCTAACACTGGTGTCGTCGGTGCTCAACAGATTCGCAACCAGGATGATTACGATCAGCTCTCTGCTTCGCTTCCTGTAAATGCTCTGTACTGGGCCAAGTATCCAGGCGCAGCAGGCAACAGCCTGCGTGTATCCATTTGCGATAGCGCATCTGCATACCGTTCTACAATCGGTGCTCCTCAGAATGCTAACAACACGGTCGAATTCGACTTTGCTGTTGGTCAGTATTCTGGCACACTAAAGATCACGAACTCTGGCGGTTCTAACACTGATGCAGGTGCCGATGCAACCGCGATCCTCGCGAATATTGCTGTCGGTGACATCCTGACGATCGGTAACAACAGCGTTGGCGTGCAGTCGGTCAAGGTTCTGTCTAAGTCCTCGCCGGTCTTCATTTCTAACGGTGTTGTCACTGCGACTCTGACGCTCGCTTCTCGTATCGCTACGAACGCGAACGTTGCTCAAACAACCGTCAACCGTCAGTGGGAATTCTACAACCTCGTCGACGCAGCTCCTGGAACATCCACCTACGCTAACACCGTTGGTGCTTCCGGCGACGAACTGCACGTTGTAGTTGTCGACCAGCTGGGCGTGTTCACTGGTACTCGTGGTTCTGTTCTGGAAGTTTGGGAAGCGCTTTCGCGTGGTACCGACGCCCAGGCTGAACAGGGTGGATCTCTGTACTACAAGAACGTCATCAACAAGTCCTCTCAGTATCTGTGGTGGGGTGGTGACCGTGCTGGTGCAGTTTCCAACACGACAGTCAATATCGTTTCCTCGACCAACATTTCGCCGCTGTCTATTCAGATGGCAGCGGGTACTGACTCTGCTTCTGAATCGATCATCGCTGTTTCTTCCGTTACCAACGCGTATGACGTGTATGGTGACTCCGAAGCAATCGACGTTTCGTTGATTATGGCAGGCAAGGCTCATGGTGGTACTTCGGGTGAACAAGTTCCGAACTACATCATCGACAATATCACTGAGAAGCGCAAGGATTGCGTTGTATTCATCAGCCCGAACCAGGCTGCTGTTGTACAGAACAAGGGCGCAGAAGATGACGCAACGATTGCATTCCGCAACCTGCTTCCTTCTACTTCTTATGCCTTCATGGACTCCGGTTACAAGTACATGTACGACAAGTACAATGATAAGTACCGTTGGGTTCCTCTGAACGGCGACATCGCTGGTCTCTGTGCTTACACCGATCAAACTCGTGATCCATGGTGGTCTCCTGCTGGTTTGAATCGTGGACAGATCAAGAACGTTGTAAAGCTTGCTTGGAACCCAGGCGAAGCTGAGCGTGATGATCTGTACTCCGCAGGTGTCAACCCTGTTGTTTCCTTCCCAGGAAATGGCGTGGTTCTGTACGGTGACAAGACGCTGCAGCGTAAGAGTTCTGCATTCGATCGTATCAACGTTCGCCGCTTGTTCATCGTCCTCGAAAAGTCGATCTCCACCGCTGCTAAGTTCACCATCTTCGAATTCAACGACAGCTTCACCCAAGCTCAGTTCAAGAACATGGTCGAACCGTTCCTGCGTGACATTCAGGGTCGTCGTGGTATCTACGACTTCAAGGTTGTTTGCGACGGTACGAACAACACTCCGCAGGTTGTTGACTCTAACAGCTTTGTCGGCGATATCTACGTCAAACCAGAAAAGTCTATCAACTTCATCCGTCTCAACTTCGTGGCTGTTGCTACTGGCGTTGACTTCTCTGAAGTTGTTGGCCAATTCTAATAGGAGATAACAATGGCTTTTAACGTACAAGACATCAAGAGCCAGCTCCAGTTTGGTGGTGCTCGTCCATCGCTGTTCCAGGTGACTTTCACGAATCCTGCAACAGCGGTTGCCGATATCAAGGTTCCATTCCTGTGCCGTGCTGCGTCTCTGCCTGGATCTTCCTTGCCTTCGATCGAAGTTCCTTACTTCGGTCGCCGCACCAAGGTTGCTGGCACTTCTCGCCAGTACGAAAACTGGACAGTCACCGTCATCAACGACGAAGACTTCTTGATTCGTGGTGCCCTTGAGAGCTGGTCAAGCCGTATCAACGCTTATCAGGGCAACATTCGTAACTTCGCAACCGCTGCACCTGCTGAATATCAGTCGCGTGCACAGGTTATCCAGTATGGTCAGACCGGTAACGTCCTTCGCACTTACATCTTCGAGAACATCTTCCCGTTGAACGTGAGCCCGATCGAACTGAACTGGGATTCTGCTGATCAGATCGAAGAATTCACGGTTGAATTCGCGCTCGACTACTGGACTATCGACGGCGTCGCCGACGGTCAATAATGGTTGAAAGAGTGGGCTACATAAGGAATGTGTAGCCCACTTCCATTTGGAGATGTATTTTGGCAGACCTGTTTGGCTGGGAAATTGTTCGTAAGCGCAATCCCGAAAAAGAAATAGAATCGTTTGCAGCACCGATTAAAGATGACGGCGCAGTCGTTGTCCAAGAAGGCGGTGTTGTAGGCACATATCTCGACCTTGAAGGCGCTGTCCGAACTGAATCGGAACTGGTGACTCGTTATCGAGAGATGTCAATTCAGCCAGAAATCGAATCGGCTATTGATGACATCGTGAATGAAATGGTCGCGTTTGCGGAAGACGAAGACCTGGTTCAAATCAACCTTGATCAGTTGGAAGGATATTCCGAGAAAATCAAGGATCGCATCCGCAAAGAATTTGATGAAGTCGTTCGTTTGTTCGACTTCAACATGAATGGTTATGACCTTTGCCGTCGTTGGTACATCGATGGACGCCTCTACTTCCATGTCATTATTGACGAAGAGCGTCCAGAACACGGCATCTTGGAAATGCGTTACATCGATCCTCGTAAGCTCCGTAAGGTGCGCGAGATCCGCCGCATTCCGCAGGCAAAGGGTCTTGCATCTACCATTCAGACCAAGAGCGAATACTACATCTACAACGATCGTGGATTTGCTCTGAAGGAAACTTCTACATCTGGTTACAACAATGCAACGGGCATGCGTATTGCTGCTGACTCTATTGTTGCTGTAACATCAGGTCTTATGGACCCAACCAACCAAATGGTGCTGGGTTACTTGCACAAAGCCATTAAGCCATTGAATCAGTTGCGTGCCATGGAAGACGCAGCAGTCATTTATCGACTGGTTCGCGCTCCAGAACGTCGCGTGTTCTACATCGACGTTGGTTCGCTTCCGAAGCTGAAGGCTGAGCAGTATCTGCGCGACATGATGGTCAAGCATAAGAACAAGGTTGTGTACGACGCCCAGACAGGCGAAATTCGTGACGACCGTCGCTTTGCTACCATGCTCGAAGACTTCTGGCTTCCACGCCGTGAAGGCGGTCGTGGTACTGAAATTTCCACGCTTCCTGGTGGCCAGAACCTCGGTCAGATGGAAGACGTCAACTACTTCAAGCAGCGTCTCTATCATTCCTTGCAGGTTCCAGTTTCGCGTCTTTCTGACGATGGAGGCGCGTTCAACCTCGGTCGTGCTACAGAAATTTCACGTGACGAACTGAAGTTCGCCAAGTTCATTGACCGTATTCGTCTTCGTTTCTCGATAGTGTTCTACAAGACTCTCGAAAAGCAGTTGATTCTGAAGCGCGTTATTTCCGCTGAAGAAGCTCCGGCGATGTTCCAGAAAGTCAAATTCACGTTTGCTTCTGACAACTTCTTTGCAGAGCTGAAAGAAACAGAAATCATGCGCGAGCGCCTTGGTCTGTTGAATGACATCGACCAATACGTCGGCAAATACTTCTCTACTCCATATGTCAAGAAGCATGTTCTGCGTCAAGATGACGAACTCATTGAGAAGATGCAGAAGGAAATGGATGAAGACGAAATCAATGGTCAACAGGGCGAAGCGGCGTTCTCTAATTTGAATGCTGGACCTGAACAACCAGGCGGTGATCCTGGAGCAGCTGTTGAATCTCCGTATGGAAATCCGCAGCAAGAACAGCCAACTTCAGGTGGACCAGATGGACTGCCTCAAAAGAAACAGTCAAACTCATCAAAGCAATAAATAGAAGGTTCATTTAGGAGTCTAACATGTCCACAATTCTTTCTCTAATCGAAGCATGCCATGAAGGCAAGCCAGTCGATGTTGCTGAAGCATTCAACAAGCTCATTGCAGAGCGCGTTGCTGCTCGCATCGAAGACGAAACACCTGCAATCATTCGTGAGTTCTTCGACAAGATCGAGGCTGCTCAGAAGCCAGCCGAATAAGGAGCAATCATGAAGAAGTTTGCTCAATTCAAGAGTGGCTTGTTTGAAGCCCACTATGATGTTGCAAATGCTAACAAGCATTTGGCAGACGCTGAGAAGCATCGTGGAACTGGCGAAGAAGGCATGAAGAAATTCAAGCACCATATGCACATGCATCACACGCATATGGGAGATCATTATCACGAACAGTCCCAGATTGGAAACAGTGACACGTATCGTGCCAAGGCAGCGAAGCTCCGTGATGAGCATCGCGAAAAGGCTAAGAAGTATGTCACGGAATCTACCATCGTCTATCCAGTAATCAACGCGCGTTCTCCAGCCGATCAGGAATTCACCGATGCGCATCCTGCGCAGGTCATTCCGGACCCAGCTAAGAATGGTGATGAAGTCTACAAGGGCATCACTAGCAAGGACATTTCTCGTCGTGCTGACAAGTGGACTGGCGATGATGACGCTGATGATGCTTCTGCTGAAAATGGACTTGATACAGCCGGCACATATCACAACAAGAAGATCGCTGAAGCTCTTGCTGCACTAGAAGAATCATTCGATGGTTTGACTGATGAACAAATTGAAGAATCAGTCAAAGGTCCATACCATGCCGCTTATGCAGATGCCAAGGCAGTTCTCAAGCCAGAACATCACAAAGCTGCCGCGAAGATGTTCGCTCGTATGAATCGTGGCAGTGATGAGCACGAAGAATTGAAGCGTGCTAACCTGCATCACTCACAAGAGCTAAAGCCAGTTCTGAAGAAGCACAAGATTGCTGAAGAAACTCTGCAGCTTCAGGAGATCTCGAAGAAGGTTCTTGGCTCCTACATCAAGAAGGCTTCTGACGATCAATTCAGAAATGGTGCCAAGATTTCTGATTCTAGGCATGCAGGTAAGCATGATGAATCAGGCAAGATTGCCGTTCGTACAGCCAAGCGAATGAAGGGCATCGCGAAAGCTTCAGACAAGCTCACTAAGGACTAAGATGCTCCACTTCAGCGAATTCCAAAAGAAGACAATCGCTGAGACGGTCATTCCTAGGAACACTCATGGTGGTTTCCTAGGAACGGCTGGTAATGAGGCACATACACTTCTCGACCATGCAGTCGCGCTGATCAAGAAGGCAACAAAGGGAATTGCCGCTCTTAAGTTCAGTGACATCGTCATCAGCCACTACCTCGATTCTCGTGGCGGACGCCAACTTGCCGAACTCCTTTTGGACAAGCAACCTGATGACGTTGTCATGACTTCTATTAAGAAGTCCATCGATTCATTCGTACGCTCCTATAATCCAGGTCTTTTTGAAGAGACCTACGATGGTTGGGATGATGGAATGGGTGATTCTGATGGACAAGTGATTGATGAGGATGATAGTTCGCCAGGTACTGGTGGAATCTTCTCGTCGAATCCAGTACGACACGGTCGAGCTGTTGGTCACCTTCGTCGTTTGATGCGTCAGCCTCTCAAGGCTCATGAAGCTCACGAAAAGGTAAAACCTCACGCTCACGATGTTCGTCTACTCAACGACATTAAGCATTTCGCTGGAAAGGATCCACACGTAGATGTGCGTCCTCTCGTAAAGAAGCGTATGCGCGAACTCAAAATTTCAGGATTCTGATATGCCAATCATCCAGAACAAACTGCACACACAAGCAGTAATTCGCGCAACAGCGAATGAAAGCTACACGCTTGCCGATTTCCAGCTGACTGGTGAAACTGTCACGGCTATCGATATCACCCAGGTCTATTGGTGTGGTTCCTGGACCATTGCTCGTGATGCGAACGTCATTTTGAGCTTGATCAATGGAGACAACTGGTTCCTGGAAGGCGTCACCGCTCTTCGTGAAGACAATGCAGGAAGCTTGGTCATCACAGCACCAGCTTCTGGGGGCGGAACTCTCATTCTGGTTGTCAAGAAGCAAGTCACAACAACTGACCAGAACTTCTAATAGGAGATAACAGTGCGCCTTATTTGCGAACTCAATGAAGATGTAAGCGTCCTTTCCGAAGCTGTCGGAACGGATGGTACCAAGAAGTACTTCATTGAAGGTATCTTCTTGCAGGCAGGAATTCCAAACCGTAACCGCCGTGTCTATCCGATCGGCATTATGGAAGCGGAAGTACATCGTTACACAGAAGAAAAAATCAAGAAGAACCGTTCGTACGGCGAACTGGAACATCCTTCGGGTCCCAAGATCAATCTTGATCGTGTATCGCACATGATCACTGAGTTGAAACAGCAGGGCAACGACTGGTATGGAAAAGCTCAGCTGTCTGAAGATACTCCATGTGGAAAGATCGCTGTCGGTCTGGTAAAGCTCGGAGCAAATCTCGGCGTTTCTTCTCGTGGTCTCGGTTCACTCCGTAACCGCAATGGTCTCATGGAAGTTCAGAATGATTTCTGGCTGGCAACTCCAGCAGACATCGTCTCTGATCCATCAGCTCCAGATGCTTTCGTGAATGGAATTATGGAAGGCGTCGAATGGATTTGTGAGAATGGAATCTGGCACCAACGCCAAATCGAAGATGCCCGTGCAGAGCTAAATAAGGCAGCACGAAACCCAAATAAGGAACTTTTCGAACAGGTCGGCGTAGATCTGTTCAAGAAGTTCATGTCTACCTTGTAAGATCGCCGATCTTATAAATAGAGTTTGCAATTTACTAGGAGTTTACCAATGACACAGAAGAATCTCGACGAGAAGTTCACTTCTTCGTACGGAGTTGATGCTTCCGTTCCTGATCCGGTCGGTACAGGTGCCGACGCTAACAAACGCCCAGCTGACAAGGGTGATGGTGAGCGTTCGATGCCAACTCTGTCTAAGTCGGAAATGATCACTGGCGTCGCGAAGCTCATGGACACGCTTTCCGGTCCTCAGCTCGACGCATGCTACAAGCATTTCATGGATCTCGGAAAAGGCGGCAACGATTCCCAGGCTCATAATCTTGCTACGATCAAGTCGCACGTCAAGGAAGATGTTGACGCGATTTTCGACGGACAGGAATTGTCTGAAGAATTCAAGACCAAGGCTTCCACGATTTTTGAAGCAGCAGTTGTTGCTCGTTCTATCGAATTCCAGCAGAAGTTGCAGGAAGAATCTGAGACTGCTCTGACAGCAGCAATTGAAGAATCGGTCGAAGAGCTAGCATCCCAGGTCGACAAGTATCTGAATCATGTTGCTGAGCAGTGGCTCGAAGAAAATCGCCTGCAGGTTGAATCCGGCATCAAGGCTGACATTCTTGAGTCCTTCCTCGGCGGAATGAAGACTCTGTTCACTGAGCACTACATCGAAATCGCAGAAGACAAGGTTGATGTAGTTGAGACTCTGACCAATAAGGTCGAGGAACTCGAAGCTGCATTGAATGAGTCCGAAAACAAGTTCATCGCACAGCAGCAGCAAATCCAGGAAATGGAGCAGAAGGCACAGCTCGACGCTGCATTCAAGGAAGTTGCTGAAGGTCTGACTGATACTCAGGTCGACAAGCTTGCCGCTGTTGCTGAATCCCTATCTTTCAACGACGTCGCTGAGTACAAGTCTAAGCTCAAGACAATCGTAGAAGGCTACGTTGCAAAGCCAGTTGTTGCGTCCCCGACCGCAACAGATCTGAATGAAGAAGCTCCTCCTGCTGGGGGTGCTCCCGCAACAAAGAACACAAAGCCAGTAGACCCGATGATTGCTTCCTTCGTGGAACGTCATAAGAAAAAGTAAGTCAAAAATCAGGTTTGTATAAATAGCGTACATCCTCTAGGAGAAGCAACATGTATCTAAACGAAGAACTCAACCAGAAGTGGGGTCCAGTTCTTGACAATGACGAAATGCCGAAGTTCAAGTCTCAGCAGGTTCGTGATGTCACTGGCGTAGTTCTGGAAAACACTCTGAATGATATTCGTTCACAGGGTGCTTTTGCCCCAGCGTCGCTTCTGAGCGAAGATCCGGTCCCTGCTAACGCAACCGGTGCTGGCATTTCGAACTATGACCCGGTCCTGATCACACTCGTTCGCCGCGCAATGCCGAACCTGGTTGCTTACGACCTGTGCGGCGTTCAGCCGATGACTGGTCCTACTGGCCTGATCTTTGCAATGCGCTCGCGCTACGCAAACCAGACTGGTTCTGAAACCTTCTACAACGAAGTTAACACTGCGTTCTCTTCTGTTGTATCTGGCGCTAACACCATCGGTCAGAAGCACGTAGGCTCTCTGCCGGCTGGTGACGTTAACACCTACAACTACGCGGGTGGTATGTCCACCGCTCAGTCCGAAGCTCTCGGTTCTGACTCCAACGTTGCTTTCGCTCAGATGGCGTTCTCCATCGAGAAGGTAACCGTTGTTGCTCAGTCTCGTGCTCTGAAGGCTGAGTACACGATGGAACTGGCACAGGACCTGAAGGCAATTCATGGTCTGGACGCCGAGACCGAGCTGGCCAACATTCTGACCACAGAAATCCTGGCAGAAATCAACCGCGAAGTCATTCGTACCATCAACGTAACTGCTACAGCTGGTGCGCAGGATAACACTGCTACCCAGGGTATCTTCGACCTCGACACCGACTCTAACGGTCGTTGGTCGGTTGAAAAGTTCAAGGGTCTGCACTTCCAGCTGGAACGTGACGCGAACGCTGTTGCTAAGGCAACTCGTCGTGGTAAGGGCAACATCCTGATCTGCTCCTCTGACGTTGCTTCGGCACTGCAGATGGCTGGCGTTCTGGACTACACCCCAGCTCTGAACTCGAACAACCTGCAGGTTGACGACACCGGTAACACCTTCGCTGGTGTTCTGAACGGACGTATCCGCGTCTACATCGACCCGTATGCAATCGGTAACTACATCACCATCGGCTACAAGGGCGCAAGCTCCATGGACGCTGGTCTGTTCTACTGCCCATACGTTCCGCTGCAGATGGTTCGCGCTGTTGGTCAAGACAGCTTCCAGCCGAAGATCGGCTTCAAGACTCGTTACGGCATCGTGGCAAACCCATATGCTCAGGGTCTGACTGTCGGTTCTGGTGCTCTGGTTGCCAACTCGAACGTCTACTACCGTCGTTTCCTCGTGAACAACCTGATGTGAGACCAACGTTCTCTTCTGAGAACGAACTATATAAAGGGGTGGCTTCGGCTGCCCCTTTATTACATTCAGGATCGGTATGGAAAAATATGGATTTGTGTACATTTGGCATAACACCAAAAAGAACAAATGGTACATCGGTTGTCACTGGGGAACTGAAGATGATGGATATCTCTGTTCATCAGAAAGGATGCGTATTGCGTACAAACGAAATCCTGAACATTTTCGTAGACGCGTCATCGAACGAATTTACACTTCTCGTGTAGATCTTTTAGAAGCTGAGCACCGATGGCTGCAACTGATACCGAATGATGAATTAGGTAAGCGATATTACAACATGAGTAAACGACGCTTTGGTCATTGGTCTGCTACACCTGATGCACGTTCAATTGCTCAGAAATCAGGAGATGCACGGAGAGGAAAATCCCTTCCAGCTGAAGAAGGAAGAGGTGCTAAGATTTCTGCTGCAAAGAAAGGCAAGCCTTTTAGCGAAGAACATAAAGCAGCTTTACGTGCTGCTCGTGTAGGGATGAAACTTTCTCCCGAACATCGAGCTAATATTTCCAAAAGTCTCAAAGCAAGTGCCAGGTATTCCAAATAATGTTCATTGATCAACGTCATAAGGTCGTGTTCTTACACGTGCCAAAAACTGCTGGACTGTCCATCTTCACTGTGTTCGGGCATCAGCTAGAAACTCGATTGTCTCATTTCACTCCAGCAGAAGCCAAGCAATTCATCTTTCAAGAAACTTGGTCTGAATACTGGAAGTTCGCGTTTGTTCGGAATCCCTGGGATCGCTACGTGAGTTTGTACGAGTTCCATCGCCAGAGCGACTACATCTTCCGACGCAACGTCGAATCCAAGAAAATTGCTATGAGCAACAACTTCAAAGACTGGGTCTATCTGAACTACAACAAGTTCGTGTCATCAACATGGTTTTCTGAAACCCAGTCGATTTGGTGGAAAGAAGCTGATGTGGTGTTCAAGATGGAAGAAATGGATTCGGCGATTGAGGAAATCAAACAGCATATGCCTATGTTGAAACCTCTTGATCGAATCAACACAACTCAACATTCAGCATACCAATCATACTACACGTCCAAATCTACAATTGACATGATTGCTAGATTGGAACATGAAACCATTGAGAAATTTGGATACACTTTCTGATGATCGTGCTACAGAAATCAAAGTGCGTGTTCTTCCATAATCCGCGAACAGGTGGCAACTCGATTTCGAGAATGTTGGACGTCGAACAATCGCTAAATCCATTCCAACATGTATCGACTGAAGCAGCGAAACAGTTTCTGTTCCAAGAAACTTGGTCTGAATACTGGAAGTTCGCGTTTGTTCGGAATCCCTGGGATCGCTACGTGAGTTTGTACGAGCATCTGTACTACAGCCCGCATGCACCGAAGCCAAAATCGAATTCCAATCCTGGAGGCGCTGCGTTGTACTCATTCGATGAATGGGTGTATTTGGTGAAGAACAAATTCATCAATGCCAATCCTTCTGAGCATCCACAGCTTCGTTGGATCAATGGAGTGGACACGGTGTTTCAATTTGAAGATCGTGCTACCTTTCTTCCTTTGATTTCCAAAAGGATCGGTGTAGAACTAACTGACTTGCGTTCCAACACATCAACAAAGCAATTTGCCAGCTATGCTGATTACTACAAGAAGAAAGCAACTATTGATACAGTTGCAGAATTGGACAAGGCAGTCATAGAAAGGTTCGGTTACACGTTTGGTAGTTGATGGTGTCTTTGGTATCACCATTCGGTATAATTCAGCAGTGTCGCGTTGAGTGATAGAGACGCGAACACTTTTCAACCTAAGCAAGGAACATCATGAATCATTTGATCATCGACTGCGAAACCCTTTCCACGCATCAAGACGCAGTCATTCTTCAAATCACTGCAGCGCTCCATAACACGGACAACAAGGATTCGTTGTTCGAGAACCTTCAAATCAGGAACTACAAACTGAATGCCAAGCTTCAACATGAGCACGGTAGGAAAGTTGATCCTGAAACCATCAAGTGGTGGAAGGAACAGCACGTGGATGTGCAAAAGCAATCTTTCATTCCTTCGGTGAATGACATCGAAGCTGAGTTCGCGCTCCAAGATTTCGAAGACTGGTTGAAAGCCAACAAATACGACAAGCGCAAGGACTTCGTGTGGCAACGTGGTTCGAAAGACGCCGATTGGCTCACCAGCTTGTTCATGGACTGTGGTTGGATCCATGCTCAGCTTCCGTTCAGTTGGGGAAAGGTCCGTGACATCCGCACAGTTGTAGATGTCCTCGGCATGTCCAGCAAGTTGAATGGCTATCCCGACAACACTGAAGAACTACGTGCTCAGATCCCTGGCTACAAGCAACATGATGCAGTTTCTGACGTCAAGTTTGAGATCCTGGTGTTGCACGAGGCAGGTATTCTCTAACGCCTATCTACATGGGAACCCATTCGGAGATTCCCATGTCTGCCAACACCGCACCTGATTGCGACAAGGAAGCTCTTGGCGGCGCGCAAATCTCGCCCAACCAGAGCTTCCTTTCTCAACTCGGCTTCCAGTTTACCGTGAAGAAGCTTCCAACGACGAATTTCTTCGTCACTAAGGCGATGCTTCCTGGATTGTCGATCAACCATCCAGAATTCAAGACACCGTTTGCGACTCTGCATCCTCCAGGCGATCACCTCCAATATGGTGAGCTTCAGATCACCTTCAAGGTGGATGAAGACATGCAGAACTGGATGGAGTTGTACAACTGGATGGTCGGAATTGGTAAACCACATGACTTCGATCAGCGTGGGCGCTTGATCGCAAAGAACTCTATTGGCGAGGGTCTCTATTCTGATGGCCAGCTAGTCATCCTCTCCAATGCCAAGAACCCGAACGTTTATTTCAATTTTGAAGACATGATCCCTTCTGATCTGTCGCCAATCGATCTTGATTCGACCGCAACTGACGTCAACTTCGTCAACTGCACGGTCTCTTTCAAATACAAACTGTTCACGGTAGTCAACCCACTTCAGGCATCTGAATAATTTCGCTATGACTCTTGATGAAATCTTCGAACAGTGGAGCATCGATTCCACTGTTTCAAAACTCGATCTAGATTCTGCTGCTCTAGGCATCCCTAAATTGCACCATAAGTACTGTAGGATGTTGAGTACCGAACGCATGCTTCTCAGGAAGATGGAATCGGACGCAGACATCCTTTACAACAACAAGAAGCTATGGCTCCTTGGTGAGCTTTCTTCTGATGAACTGAAGACCCTTGGTTGGGAACCGCAACTGAAACGCCACGTCAAATCGAACGTGGACGACACGTTGAAGGCAGACAAGGACTGTATTAGCATGACCCTGAAAGTTGCTTATCAGCGCGAAAAGCTGGAGGCACTGGACAACATCCTCAAGATGATTCATAATCGCTCGTATCAAATTGCGAATGCGATCAATTTCATGAAGTTCCAGCAGGGAATTGGATAAGATGAAGACATAATGACAGATCTGACTATTCGTGCTCTAAACGATGTACACATTCAAGTTGTCTGTGAACCTGGACTTGCTTACGAACTAAGCGAGTTCTTCACGTTCACTGTTCCTGGCGCCAAATTCATGCCATCCTACAAGTCTCGTTACTGGGATGGCAAGATGCGTTTGTTCAACCTGAACACTGGCATCATCTATCGTGGACTGCTATCACACATTTTGCAGTTCGCACGCGAGCGCGATTATTCAGTGGCTGTCAGTGATGATATTCAGCTGACAACGCAGGTTTCCGAGAACGAATTCATCAGTTTCGTGAAGAAGCTGGATTTGCCTCATAAACCGAGAGATTATCAGCTAAAAGCTCTACTTCACGCAATAAGAACGCGTCGTCATGTGTTTCTGAGCCCAACTTCTTCCGGAAAATCGCTCATGATTTACATGATTTCTATGTGGCGACTCATCGTGGAGAAGCAGGATAAGGTTGTCATCATCGTACCAAGCATTGGTTTGGTGAATCAGATGGCAGCCGACTTCGTTGACTACGGTTGCCCAGAAGAAATGATCCAGAAGATCATGGGTGGTAAGTCGAAAATCATTGAAGCTCCTATCACGATCACAACTTGGCAGTCAATCGTGGATCTGCCTCCTGCATGGTTCGCTCAGTTTACCACGGTCTTCGGAGACGAAGCTCATACGTGGAAGGCGAAGTCTCTGACCAAGATCATGGAGAAGTTGAAGAACTGTCCAATGAAGCTTGGTCTGACAGGAACGCTTGATGGCTCAACTGTCAACAAACTTGTGCTTGAAGGTCTATTCGGTCCAGTGATTCAGATCGAGAAGACTGCGAACCTGATGAAGAACAAGCAGGTTGCTCAGCTCCAGGTGCAATGCATTGTTCTGAAGTACACAGATGAAGAGAAGAAGCTCGTCTCGAAAATGTCGTATCAGGAGGAAGTAGACTTCTTGGTGCGACACCAGCGTCGCTTGGACTTCGTTGCGAAGCTAGCATTGACGCGAACTGGTAACACTCTGGTTCTCTTCCAGTACGTCGACAAGCATGGCAAACCTCTATTTGAGAAAATCAAAACGCTTGCTCATGATCAGAGAAAGGTGTTCTTTGTTTCTGGCGGTACAGATGCCGACCAGCGCGAATATGTAAGAAGGATCGTTGAAACTGAGAACGACGCCATCATCGTAGCATCGTATGGTGTGTTCTCAACAGGTATCTCTATCAAGCGCCTTCATAACGCCATTGCAGCGTCACCTACGAAGTCCATCATTCGACTGTTGCAGTCGATCGGTCGTATTCTTCGTATCGGAACAGAAAAGGATAGCGCGACTTGGTATGATATCGCAGACGATTTCTCCTGGAAGTCGAAGCTGAACTACACACTAAAGCACTTCGGTGAACGCTTCCGAATCTACAATTCTGAGAACTTTGATCACAAAGTCGTTACCAAGGAGATATAATGGAAGAAACACACGAGCCGTTGTACTTGTTGTTCAAGTTGGCTGGTGGTTCTCCTTTTATCATTGCTGAGGTTCTTAGTGAAAGCCAGATCGAACTGAAGGTCAAGTCTCCTTTGGTCTTCAGTTTCCAAGACGCTGGTGATGGAGACGTCTACGTCAATGCATCGAAATTCATGCACTTTGCAGAAGACGATGAGGTAGTGTTCCATAAGAACAACATCTATGCTGTTGCTACACCAAAGCAGAAGCTGATTCGTTACTACATCGAATGGAGGAAGAACCTCCCGGTGAAGGCTTTCAATCAGCTTGAGGATTCTATGTTGTCATATGCCAAGGATCCATCAGCTGAGTCTTTGGACGATTCTCCTTCGGATTTGTCGTCCTTAGTTCCTCCGTCGAAGCTTATCAACTAACTGTTGGCATTACTTCACTCACCGCGACACTTGGTGATTATAGCGAGCGATTGAGCCAAAGTCAAGATTACTGATGACTGTTAGTTTGACGTTGACTTTGGTACCTGAAAACACTTATGATTCGCTGGAAATTCGTGGAACAGGGTATTTGATGTCAGATTCATCTCGGGTTAAAGACCCGATTTCACCAACTCTACCGTCCAACTATTACATCGATCCAGAGAAGTTCATGGCTGCGATGGTTGAGTACAAAACGAAGTATGACCATACGAAATCAAATGGTCTTCCGGAACCCCGTCTCCCGGAATATGCAGGCAAGTGTATTCTCCAGATCGCGCAGCGTTTAGCTCGCCACAAGAACTTCCTCAACAAATATTGGTACATCGAGGAAATGATCTCTGATGGGATCGAGAACTGCCTGCTCTATGCATACAACTTCGATCCTGAGAAAGGCAAGCCCTTTTCTTACTTCACCCAAATCGTCTACTTTGCTTTCTTGCGGAGAATTCACCGCGAGAAGGTACACACGTACACGAAATACAAAGTGAAGCAGAACATGATTCAGGAAGGTCTGGCAGAAATTTCTGACCATGACGTAAGCGAAGACTTCGGCATTGAAGTCAATCCTGAAAATGAATTTATGCAGGAGTTCATCAAGAACTTCGAAGCAAAGGAAAAGACGGCGAAAGCCAAGCGCGAAAAGAAAAAGCGCGGTGTTGAGAAGTTCATCGAGCCGACAGTAGAAGATCCGGAGTTGGATGCTGAGCTGGAAGTCATTCCAGAACCGGACAATCTCGATGGCTAAGGTTGCGCTGATTACAGACACTCACTGGGGCGTTCGTGATGATAATCAAATCATCGCGGCGCATCAGGCCAAGTTCTATCGTGAAGTGTTCTTCCCTTACATCGATGAACATGACATCAAGTATGTGCGCCATCTGGGCGACATTGTTGATCGTCGCAAGTACATCAACTATGTGACAGCGCGAAACATGCGCATGAACTTCATCGATCCATGTAGAGATCGTGACCTTGATGTTGGTGTTATCGTAGGCAATCACGACACCTTCTACAAAAACACGAACGAAGTGAATTCCATGGACGTTTTGTTCCGCGGACATTCATATGACAAGTTCAAGTGGTACCAAGATCCAACTGAAGAAGTGTTGGATGGAACCAAGATCGTCATGATGCCTTGGATTTGCGCCGACAACTTCTCTGACGCCATGGCTATGATCAACAACACTGATGCTCAGTGCTTGTTCGGTCACCTGGAGGTTGCTGGTTTCGAGATGTACAAGGGTTCGCCAACTGAACATGGCTACTCTCCTGACATCTTCTCGCGTTTTGAAGTTGTCTGTTCTGGTCACTTCCATCACAAATCAACTCGTGGTAACATCAATTATCTCGGTGCTCCATATGAGATGACTTGGTCAGACTACGACGATCCTCGCGGCTTCCATGTGTTCGATACTGATACGCGCGAGTTGACGTTCGTAAAGAACCCGTTCAATTTGTTCCACAAGATTGTCTACAACGATTCCAATTTCACGCTGGATGACATCCTGAACATGCCGATTGATCATGTAAAGGATTGTTATGTGAAGTTGGTCGTGCATAATAAGACCAATCCATATTGGTTCGATCTTCTTGTTGAACGAATTGAGAAACTCGGTGTTGTAGATCTCAAGGTTATTGATGATCGACTGACACTTGATTTCGAAGACGCCGATAGCATCATTAGTGAAGCTGAAGATACACTCACTATCATGCGCAAATTTGCTTCATCGTATGTAAACGATAATGCCTCGCAGGCGGCAGAGCTTGATGCTTTGTTGACATCTCTGTATAATGAGGCACTAACAATGGATTCGACGACACAATGACGATTGAAATCAAATCTCACGAATTTACTGTGAATGAAGTAACTTACCAACCGAAGTTACATTTGAATTTCACTTTGAGTCTGACTTTGGAATTCCTTCAGGAATACAATGCAAACTCCATTGATATTAGATCTGAATCGCATAGTGCGATTGGCAACGAATTGATGGATGCAGTTGTTTCTTATATCAAGGAACATGGTCCCTTTCTAGGAAAATCTAGTTGATCCACTTCAAATCTGTCAGTTGGCAGAACTTTCTGTCAACTGGAAATCATCCAACCGAAATTCAGCTAGATCGCCACCGATCGACTCTCATCGTTGGTATGAATGGTGCTGGTAAATCCACCATCCTTGATGCGCTATGTTTCGCGCTCTACAACAAGCCATTTCGCAAAATCAACAAACCACAGTTGATCAATTCTATCAACGGAAAGAACTGCGTTGTTGAAGTGAAATTCAATGTTGGTGGTTCAGAGTACATCGTTCGGCGTGGAATGCGTCCAGCGATCTTTGAGGTGTACAAGGATGATGTACTTCTGAATCAGGATGCTTCTTCAAGGGACTATCAGGAGTATCTGGAAAAGAACGTCTTGAAACTGAATCATCGCTCCTTCTGTCAGGTTGTCGTGCTCGGTTCGGCAACCTACGTTCCATTCATGCAGCTTTCTGCGTATTCACGCCGAGAAGTTATTGAAGACCTCCTGGATATTCAGGTGTTCTCCGTGATGAATGGCTTGTTGAAGGACCGTATTCAGCAAAACAAGGAAGCGCAATCCGATGTCAAGTACCAAATTGATTTGGTGAAAGAGCGAATCACAATGCAGGAGTCCTTGATTGAGACCCTGAATCGTGATACGAAGGCGCTTATTGCAGATCGACAGTTGAAGATTTCACAAGCGAATCATTCCATTGATTCACTGAATGAAGATGGAGTTCACCGTCAGGCTGATTTGTCTGACCTCATCAATTCGATTGATGATGCTTCTGAAGTCTCTGAGTTGATTAACAAACTCCAGGGCATGCGAGAAAAGGTTCAGGATCGTATTCAGCGTCTTGATAAGGAAGTGTTGTTCTATCATAACAACGATACCTGTCCTTCTTGTAAACAAGGCATCGACCATGATTTCAAGGACTCAACGATCGTTGAGAAGCAGGCTGAGATTGAAAAGATCAAGTCTGGTGTGGTTCTTCTTGAATCTAAATACAAAGTAGCGCAAGATCGTGCTGTTGAAATTGCTGCAGTTCAACGTAGCATCAACAGCGTGAATTCTCAACTCGCCTCAATCAAGGCTTCCTTGATGGCGGAAAAGAAGCATCTGGTTTCCTTGGAATCTGAGCTTGAAGAGCTGCAGAAAACTCAACAACAGAACAATGATGCATCGAAATTGTTCGAACTTCAGGATGAGTTGGTACAGAAGGAAAAGCAGCGCGAAGTCCTAGTGAAGGAATCTTCTACTCAGACTATCGCAGCTTCCATCTTGAAGGATGGTGGTATCAAGGCGACTGTGATCAAGAAGTATGTTCCAGTCATGAACAAGTTGATCAACAAGTATCTCGCTGCGATGGACTTCTTTGTTCACTTTGAGCTTGACGAACAGTTCAACGAAGTGATCAAATCTCGATTTCGTGATGAGTTCAGCTATCAGTCCTTCTCGGAAGGCGAAAAGCTGCGCATCAATTTGGCAATTTTGTTCACCTGGCGCGCGGTTGCGAAGCTTCGTAATTCTGCATCAACAAATCTGTTGATCATGGATGAAGTGCTTGACGGTGCGATGGACCATGCTGGTACTGAAGAATTCCTCAAGATCATCGAGGAGTTGACTAAGGACACCAACTTGTTTATCATCAGTCACCGTGGCGATCAATTGTTCGACAAATTCCACTCTGTGATCAAGTTCGAGAAACACAACGACTTCTCTGTAATGGCAAAGGCAGCATAATGTGCGGCGTAATTGGTTTAATCAATTTGAATTATGACAGGAGTTTCCCAACGGAACTCTTGCGCGCAATGGCAAATGAAGCGCAGATCAGAGGACAACATGCCACGGGTGCTGCTGTCCTTCATGATAACAACTTCTTGGACCACAACGTCCTTTCTGTGCCTGCAAGTGTGTTTCCACTAGAACATCTTGCTTATGGTTACAATGTTCGTGCGGCGATAGTTCATTGTCGATATTCGACTTCTGATCTAAGTTACAATCAGCCGATGGTCGCAATCAATTTAGCAAACTATGAGACTGATATTGCTCTCATTCACAATGGTGTCGTTAGTCAGGCGGATCCATCGACTTGGAATGACACCTATGGAATTGAATGCACCACCAAGAATGATTCAGAGATCTTGCTACGTGTCTATGAACAAGAACGGCATCCTCTGAACATCGTTCCGTCTAGTCAAGCATGCATTGTGCTTGATGCTATTGATGAAACTGTTTCCTTTTGGCGAAATGAACAACGCCCGTTGTATTACGTCTATGCCGAAAACTACATCGCAGTAGCTTCTACAAAGGACATTCTTTTGAGGAGCGGTGCAGGTCTTCCTTCTCAAATCAAAGAATGTCAACCGTGCGCCAACTACAGCGTTTCTCTAGAAGAAAAGCCATTGCGTTTGAGTTTAACTCAGATTAGACTTCCTGACAACGATCTCCAACACTGAGACTCAATGAAATATAATCCCTCGACATTCACGTATGGCGTTGAACTTGAATACGCCGACGTGAAATTTGGTACACCGCTCCCAGAAGGTTGCGCGTGGAATACGAAAGACAACACCATTGTAAATTCTACAGGCATCGCAAATGATCCACAAGGAAAGTTGTGGGAGTTCGGCGGTGAAATCAACACGCGTCCAACTTCGACGGTTGAAGAACAGGTGCAGGTGGTGGCTGAGATCAATCAAGCATTGGTTGATTCTGGCTACCCAGCAGTCATTAACTACAGATGTAATCTTCATATCCATGTGCGCGTTCCCGGTCTAAGCCAAGACCTGGAGATGTGTAAGAGATTGATGCGTTACAACATCGAGCATGCTCAGGAAGCATTCAATGTGATCGAGACCATCCCTGTTCCCAATCCTGCAAAGATGTCGAAAGAAGCATACGATGGTGCTATGAAACGCTACAAGCGTCGTCAACGCTCACACCAATACATGCTTCCTGCTTCGCGCACCAACGCAATTCTTGCTGCTAAGACGGTGCAAGAGTTCTATGAAGAACACGCTCCGTTGACAGATAAAGGACGCATGTGGTTCTTTAGCCCACGCGAAGGCATCAATTTGCGTCAGATGTGGGAAGAAACGGAGACGATTGAATTCCGTCACTTTCCTGGAACGACTGATCTCGTTGAGATGGAATCGTGCATCCGCTGGTGCCGTGATTATTTGGATAACGTTCTGAATGCTCCAGTGATTACTGGATCTGCACGACCAAAAGAATTGTTCTGGCGAAGCGAATGGAAGTTTCCTGATTTCCAGGAATACAACTATGAGTTGGAATGTGGTTATCAGTTGACGAACCATGATTCCAATAACCGCAAAGACATTGCTCGTCGAATTGAGCATTACAAGAAGACTGGTAGGATTGAAGAATGAAGAAGATCCTTTACCTTTGCACAGGTAATTTGAATCGTTCTTATGCCGCGCATGCAATCGCGCAGGAACGATTGCCTTCGTCTTACGAAATTGATTCCGCAGGAACTGGAAAGACTGCTGGCGGAAAATCTCCAAACAAGCGTATGCGTGATGCGCTGCTGCGTAAAGGATATGCAGTTCCATTACGCAAATCCAAAAAGTTGACCGAGGAATTGGTTGACTGGGCTGATGTGATCGTCTGTATGGGTCAAATCCATTACGAACGAGTCATGTTTGAATTTGGATTCAATGCCTCGATGAAATGCGTGATATTTCTGGAAAATGATGATGTTCCAGATCCACACTTCTCGAAGGACGATGCATACTTCGATCACGTTGTGCAGCTCATCGAAGACAATATCAAGGAACTCTGATGCAAGTCTACATCCCGACGCTCGGGCGTGAAAACAAGCTGATCACCACTAAGTGGATTCCGGAATGCTGGAAGGATCGCGTGTTCCTGGTATGTCCGAAAGAAGAAGTCCATCCACAATGGGATGGATTGCGCGTCGATGTTCCGAAGGAATGCATCGGATCCATCTGTAAGACACGTCAATGGATCATCACGCAGTCTGAATCATCACATGTAGGCATGCTTGATGATGATCTGACGTTTTACAAGATCGATTCAGAGAATCGCAAGAAACGCACTCGTCTTGAGGACTGTGGCGAAGTTCTTGATCTCATGGAGAAGTGGTTGGAAGAAGGCGATGTCTATTGTGGCACATCAAATTCATTTCTGTCACATCTGAATCCGCCAGAATATTTCTATGGAAAGCCTAGTCACTGTTTCTTCATGGATCGTGACTACATGAAAGAGAAGAACATTCGATACGATGTTCTTCAGTTCTATTCAGACTTCCATGTTCCGATTTCTGTTGTCGAATCCGGTCGCCGACTTCGTTACACTGGCGATTATGTGTCGCATGAATACAAACCACACGCTCCTGGCGGTTGCTCCATCACGCGCACAGCGGAAAACAATCGAGCGAGTATGCTCAAACTTCAATCACTTCATCCACGATACATTAAGGTTCGTGAGGATGAATCAGGAAAGAATCAGACGCTCGATATTGGTCTGAAGATGACCATTCAATTCAAGAAGTGCTATGACGAGAACGTTGCCAGTGGCGCAAAACTCGATCTATTCTGAACGCAAGGAGCTGTTCATCCGATGGTTCCATTGGAGCATTCATCATGATGACTGCGATCCTGCTATTTTCATGACCAACTATCTGTTTTCTCGATTTGAACACAATCGCGAACAGAAGCTTTGGATTTCCTGGCTGTACGGAACCACTTATTACTTTCCAACAACATGGGTGATATGGAATGAATTCCCAGATTTTGAGCTCGTGGACCAAGCACGAATTGATTCGTGGAACACTAGCAACTTCAAGCGACTCCGATACCAAACCGACACCAAGTACAACAAAGGTCACCTCGGAGCCCAATACAAGTCCTATCGAGAATGGGTCTTCCAAAACGGAGGGGCGCAAGAAGAAGCCTTCGCGAAATTCGTAAAGGTTGATAGAACACCGCAAGAAAACTTCAAAGTTCTGTTTGCTGAACTCAGTAATCATCTATATAAATTCGGTAGATACACAACTTGGTTCTATCTTCAGACACTGAAGCAGTGTTGCGGAATGAACATTGATCCACCAAATCTCATTCTCGATGATTACAATGGTTCTCGTTCACATCGTAATGGTCTATGCTTAGCTCTTGGCATGGACGATTGGGTTAACAAGAAGCTGACGTCCGAAGAATATCAGTGGATGGAAAATGAAGCTGAATTGATATTGGATGAAGTCAAAGATCGAGTTATGACAACTCGTCCAGAAGCATTTCATCTTGTTGATTATTTCACGATGGAAACAGCGTTGTGTTCCTTCAAGAAGATCTTCAGGGTGAAGCATGGTCGTTATCTTGGATACTATCTCGATCGTCAGGCTGAGGAAATCAGTACTGTTGCGAATGATGGCTGGGATGGTATCTTCTGGAAGCCACTATGGGATTCTAGGACTGAACATCCTATCTTGAAATCACATCCAGAACTGCTTCAAGGACGTATTGTCGAAGGACGAATGAGCCATTTTATTGACTTTGGTGGTGTTCAGAGGTTAGAATATCTGTATTCGGATGCGAAACCGGAAATTCTTCCTCTAGAGAGTTTCTTTGGAGATACATGATGCATGTTGTTATTGTGATGGGCGAACCTGGAACTGGAAAAACCACACTGGTTCGTGAAGTGATGAAAACAATGGGTGAATGGAAACAGATGTTCACCCAAATCAAGTTAGTGCCGTTCCATGCTTTTGGGAATTATGTCATCCTCGGCAAATACGAAGATGGCGAAGTTTTTGCTGGTACTGACCGTATGAGTATGGCAGTTCAGCCAGAAGCTGTCAAATTCCTGAAGGAATGCAGTGTTCGTGGAGTTAAAGGTGTGTTGTTTGAAGGCGATCGCCTTACGAATCTTTCGTTCATTGAACATTGCCTTGACAATTACGACACTTCGATTCTCTATCTTGAAGTTGATCCTAAGACACGTGAAGCCCGTTATGCTGAACGTGGTTCTAATCAGTCCGAACAGTTCATTCGTGGACGCGAAACCAAGTACGCAAACATCATGACCAATTTCAACGTCATGATGGTGTTGGAAAAGTTTACGCATGAAACGCCGGCAGATACTGCTCGGATTGCTCACATAATCAAGAACAAGCTGAATGGTACAGACTCTAATTCGTGAAAAGCAGGATTGCACGCACCTGCTAGGAAAATTTCTAGACCAATCCAATTACGACATCCTGGTGGATTCTGACACTGATGCTTATGCTCGTGTGAATTCTCTTGATGGCGAAGTTGGTGCAGATGAGACCGTGTGTCTTTTCAAGTTTCGCCAAGGTGTGTTTTCTGCAGCAGATCAGAAAGGTGTACATGAAGGTCTGATTGGTGCAGCAATTGAGACCCAAAATCGCGGTCTTGCCGCTGGTCCGAAAGGAGAAAAGTTGCAAGGTCGTGAATGGGTTACAGATTGGCAATTGGATGCGCTTGACATCCTGATGAAGCCTTCTGCACGTCTTGATGGTCAAGATCCAATTCGTGCTCACATCAAGGCTAAGGCTTCGTACAAAGAGGACTCCTCGCGCGGTCTCGTATGGCTTCGCTCCAAGATACTTAAGAGCGGAGAAGAATACGAAGGCTTCTTCGATCGGTGGCTTGAGTCTGTAATTGATCTGCCATCTGAAGAACGATCGGTTGTAGCTCGGGACTACGCGAAGACCTGCATCAGCCAAACCACTTATGCCAACCCAGTCAATTCTGGCGTGGCAGGTTTCTTTGATCGCTATCCACGCTATCCGTATGGACGCTCTTGCGCATACAATGCGAAAAATCCTGAGTTGTTTGCCAAAAGCTTTCCTTATCTGCGCAAGCTAAATAAGTGTTTTGAGAAACTTCTTCCTGGTCGATTTGCTAACCAGAAAGCAGCCGCAGATCGCCTGGACAAGCGTTTCCTCGTTGGTGAGGACACGGTGTTCACCACTCTGACGGTGAACAAGACATTCCGCACGGCAGCGCACCTTGACGCAGGCGATCTCGGCTCTGGATTTTCGAATCTTGGTGTCATCTCAACTGGCAAGGATTTCAAAGGTGGCTATCTCGTTCTTCCTGAGTATCGTGTTGCTATCAACATTCGTCCTGGTGATTTGCTCCTTATTGCTAACCACGATGCTATTCATGGCAATACTCCGATAGAAGCAGTAGATGGTAATCCAGAAGGCATCGAACGCATGAGTATCGTCGCGTATTTTCGCGAAAAGATGCTTGACCTTGGTAGCTGGGAATACGAAACTGCGCGCCGTGACTATGTAGAAAGCCGTCGTCTGAACGAAAGCCATCCCGAATGGCGTCCGCAATGGAACGGTGTTTCTCCGTCTATGTTCGAACAGCAAGAATGGTATGACTATCTGTCAGCCTATGCTGGCGGACAATCCCTCCTTGAGCAATATCATCCTGAGGCTGTAAAGCAGCAGGTTCAAACACTTGATCAATTTTTCTGATGAATGATAGACCCGTTCTCCAAATTCCTGCACTGGTGCCTGAGAGTGATTCGATTCTTTCTCATCCCACCACCGTATTTGATTTTGCTAATCCTCCCACTGATCCTGTTGAGTTGTCTCATCTGCTCGCACAAGCACTGATCAAGTACAAGGGAGTTGGCATTTCTGCAAACCAGATCGGGTTGCCATATCGCGTGTTTGCTATGGCAACAAATCCCATCACAGTCTGTTTCAATCCGAAGATCGTTGATGTTGGCAACGAAGAAGTGATGTTGGATGAGGGATGTCTTTCGTTCCCTGGCGTGTTTGTGAAAGTCAAACGTCCAAAGAATATCAAGGTTCGATTCACTCAACCGAATGGTGAAACGGTAACACACACGTTCACGGGTATGACTGCTCGAATCTTCCAACATGAGTTTGATCATCAGGAAGGCAAGAATTTCCTGGATTTAGCTGGTCCTATGGCAAGGAATCTTGCCTTGAAGAAAATGGCAAAACGCAAGAAACTTGAATCCTTGCGTAAACAATTTGTGAGGTAATGATGAGTGTATGTGTGAAGGTCTTTAAGACCGTTATTGGCGAAGAAATTATCGCTACCGTTGAGAAGGAAGAAGAAGGTGCGTATTTTCTGAGCGATGTGCTTGGTATTGGTATTGATCATCGTGAAGGCAAGCTAGTATTTGTACCATACATGCCGTACACCTCAGCAGCAAGTTCGATGGTTCTCTGGTCGTCAAGCCTGCTATTTGCTCCGGTTGATCCTGTGCCGTCGATCTACGACGACTACATCTCCGCGACGCGCAAGATCATCACGCCAGGTCGTGGTGGAAAGCTTCTGACGCCAGTTAACTGAGGTGGGAATGGAAATCAAAGTTGAAATTGCGGACCTACAGAAGCGGTCCCTGTTCGTAGCAACACCGATGTATGGTGGCCAGTGCACGGGTGCCTTCGCACGCTCGATGCAAGATCTGACTGCTCTGTGCATGCGCTATGGCATCCAGATGCGTTGCTATTATCTCTTCAATGAATCACTCATTACTCGTGCACGCAACTACGCTGCCGATGAGTTCATGCGCTCTGGAATGACGCATCTCATGTTCATTGATGCCGACATTGGCTTCGACCCGAATGACGTAATTGCTCTTCTGGCTCTGCAGTCAGATGAGTCACCTTATGACATCATCGGTGGCCCATATCCCAAGAAGTGCATTGCTTGGGAAAAGATCAAGGCTGCTGTAGACAAGGGATATGCTGATCAGAATCCGAATGATTTGGATCAGTTCGTCGGTGACTACGTGTTCTCTCCGGTGTTCAAGGATGGTGTCCAGGAAATTCGCCTGGATGAACCTGCTGAAGTTTTGGAGATCGGCACTGGATTCATGATGATTCGTCGTGAGACGCTCGTCAAGTTTGGTGAAGCATACCCACAACAGTTCTATCGTCCGGATCATGCTCGCACAGAACATTTCGATGGTTCGCGCGAAATTTGTGCTTTCTTCGACGCAGTCATCGATCCTGAAACGAAGCGCTATCTGTCAGAAGACTACATGTTCTGCCAGTGGACACGCAAGGTCGGTTTGAAGACATTCCTGTGCCCGTGGATGAAGTTGACTCACACAGGCACCTATACGTTTGGCGGTTCGCTTGCTGCTATTGCATCTATCGGTGCATCTGCAACAGTCGATCCTTCGAAAATCAAGAAAAAGTGAGGTTTTGGTAATGGATGTAATCAAGGTTAATCGTCTCAAGCTTCTTGAAACTCTCAAGAAGAATCGCGAAGATCATGCTTCTGAGTATGATCTTGCAGTCAAGGGTTATTGGCTTCAGATGGAAGAAGGTCTGGCCAAGGCTCTGAAAGAAGTGCGCAAGCACGGCAAGTTTGTCAGTTCGGATCCATGGCGTGGTATTCCACACCTGCCAGGTGGTTTTCCGGAGAATCACACCCGGGATTACGACACGGTTATCACCATGTTGGAATTCTCGGTTGATGACGTGATCGAATTGGATCAGCAACGCTTCCAGCAATATGTCATGGACAACTGGAATTGGACTGGCAACGTCAAGTCCCTCAATGCGCATTATGCCAACACTTTGATTGCTGCTGGAGCACGCAAGTAATGGACAAGGAAAAGCTGGCAAAGGTTGTCAAGGAACTGAGCAACTCGATGACTCGCGGTGATGCGGAAAAGACGTATCAGAAGGAGACCATCGATAAGGCTGCTGAAGAGCATCAGATTCCAAAGAAGCAAATTCGTAAGCTCGCCAAGATCTTTCACAAGCAAAATTACAGTGAAGAAAAGGCGACGGCTGAAGAATTCAGTGATCTGTACGAAACCGTGATTGGAGAAGAATGATGTCGTTTGATCTGACTGTCAACATTACTGGTTACGTTTGTCAGCCTGGAGACGTTACACTAAGTCTCCCGGCGTCTAAGTGAGGAAGTGCTATACAATGAAGATTTCTGCTGCAACTCAGAACGTTCTGAAGAACTTTGCTTCGATCAATTCGAGCATCGTTGTCGAGCCGGGTTCTGAACTCAAGACTATTTCAGCCCAGGGCAACATTATGGCTATTGCGAATGTCGCTGAGACATTCGATACGCCATTCGCGATCTATGATCTCGGCCAGTTTCTGGGTGCGATTTCTCTGTTCGAAGATCCTGATTTCGATTTCGAGGAGAAGTTCGTCAAGATCTCGAGCGGCAATCGCTCGATTCGCTATTACTACAGCGATCCGTCTCTGATCAAGACGACCACTAAGGTCCCGAAGCTGCCTTCTCGTGATGTTGAATTCAACCTCAGCGACAGCCAGCTCGCAACTCTGCTCAAGGCTGCTTCGGTTCTACAGGTTCCGGAAGTGGCTGTACGTTCTGATGGTTCTGCCAAGACTCGTATTTCGGCTGTCAACTCTAAGGAAAGCACTTCCAACGAGTTCAATATTGCCGTCGATCACGAAAGCGACAAGTCCTTTGCTCTGTATTACAAGTCCGAGAACCTCAAGCTGATTTCTGGTGACTATGATGTTGCCATCAGTGCGAAGGGAATCTCTGAATTCAAGAATTCCAAGCAGGACTTGACGTACTGGATCGCGATCGAAACCAACTCGAAGTACGACAAGTGACGATTGCTGTGCGTGTAGAACATACTGATGTTGGAGCTTCTGGTAAGCTCCGTGTCGGTTATGTTTCGAAGAAAGGTAGAAAGAAGGAAGAGGTCAAAGTGCTGACCTTTGGTGAAGGAATCATCCTTCACGTTTACTCGGATCGTGATATCTTCGTTGAAGAAGTGATTGAAGAACCGACTGAGTCTGTCTGATGACCGAGCCGATTGTGCAACGCAATCGGCTCTTCTTTTGATGTGAGATTACATAATGAACGATGATTTCCTTTGGGTTGAGAAGTACCGTCCGCACAAAGTCTCCGAGACCATTCTTCCGGAAGACCTGAAGAAAACCTTCCAACAGTTTGTTGATAACAACAACATTCCAAACCTTCTGCTCACTGGTGGCGCTGGCACCGGCAAGACTACGATCGCGCGCGCGATGTGTGATGAACTTGGTATCGACTACATGATCATCAACTCATCGATGAACGGCGGCATCGATACTCTCCGCACGCAGATCATGAATTTCGCTTCCAGTGTTTCACTCACTGGTGGACGCAAGATGGTGATTCTGGATGAGGCTGATTATCTGCCTCCTCTGACGCAGGCATCCTTGCGTAACTTCATGGAGGAGTTCTCCAAGAACTGTGGCTTCATCTTGACTTGTAACTTCAAGAACAAGATTATCCAGCCATTGCATTCACGTTGTTCGGTGGTTGAATTCAAGATTCAGGCAGCCGATAAGCCGAAGATCGCTGGTCAGTTTATGAAGCGAACTGCTCAGATTCTTGAGCAGGAAAGTGTGACGTTCGATCAGAAAGTGGTTGCTGCTGTGATCATGAAGCACTTCCCTGACTGGCGCCGTGTTCTGAATGAGCTTCAGCGTTACAGTGCTACCGGAACGATCGATTCTGGCATTCTTGTCAACATGAATGATGAGAATTTCAAGGGTCTTGTCGAACTGGTGAAGACCAAGAAGTGGAAGGAAATGCGCAAGTGGGTTGGCGAGAACATGGATTCTGAGCCAACATCTTTGATGCGCAAGTTCTATGATGAAGCATTTGAAGTGGTTAAGCCAAGTTCCATTCCGGCATTGGTTCTCTTGATTGCTGACTATCAGTACAAGATCAACTTCGTTGCTGACGCCGAAGTCTGCCTCGTCGCGTTCTTGACGCAGGTGATGACGGAAGTGGAGTTCTTGTGAGCGAAAATGATTTCAGTAGACTTTACCAAAACTTACAAAATCGATTTGGGTTCTATGGCCGACCCGCCATTGTGGTTGTACATTCGCAAAGTGAAGTATTGGAAGGGACACAAATATGTCTACTTTGACAAGAAACAATCTGTGTATTCAAAGGTCTTGGACCGTATGGTTGATGAGCTGACAAAATCAATAGATCGAGAAATATTGAATTCGATTTATGCTGCAGAAGTTGCCGCTGGAAATAATCCAAAGTTTGTTTCAAAAGCAAATTTCTTAGGATTTGATGCATGATTGTTCCCAATCAATTGAAGATAGTCACGCCTTCGAATGTTGGTAAAACCGGTTCTGAACTTCTGGTTTTTCGTAGATCTATTCTATGGAAAGGTAAGCGATTTGTATATTGGAAGATCTCAACCTCTTCTGGTTCGATCTATGCCCCATACATTCCGTTGTTCAAGGTTACGCTGTATGATCAGTAAGAAGATGATCGCCGAGATCCGCAAGACGGCTCCTGACGCTATTGCTGCTGCGATCCTGAGTGTTCAACCGATGGATGACGCTCGCAAAGCGTTCAAAGAACTGTATGATTATTTGGTTGCGAACCCCGGCATAGCTCTGGTGTTCAAATCACGTGAGCGAGAACAACATAATGGCACCGAAGAAACAAAAACAACAGAAGGAAACAATTCCAAAATCGGAAAAGCCGAAGGCTGAATACACTCCATTCGACTTCATCAATGCTGTTTCATGGGACAAACGTGATCTGATTCGTCAATCCGAAACTCCAGAGATAGCAGAGAAGCTTTACAACCCATTTCTGACGAACCGTGGACTTTCGTACCACATGTCGTCTATCATGGAAGCGAACATCCTGAACCAAGTCCATTATTTGGACAAACAGCTCCAGTTTGACTGCGCGCTAAATATGGTCAGAAAAGAAAAGCGCTTCTCGAAATGGTTTAAGCCAGAGTCAAATGAAGTAATTGAGCTGATCTGTAAGCACTACCAGTGCAACATACGTCGCGCCCAAGAATACGCTTCGATCCTTACTCAGGAACAAATCGAGGAGCTTCAAGAGAAACAATTTACAGGTGGGATGAAGCGATGATTTCTGTTGACACAATGGTAGAAGTTCGGCTGAACAAGGAAGACGATTTCTTGAAAATCAAGGAGACGCTGACTCGCGTCGGTGTTGCGTCTGAACGTACAAAAACACTCTACCAGTCTTGCCATATTTTGCACAAGCGTGGTCGCTACTACATTACCCACTTCAAGGAAATGTTCGCTCTCGATGGAAAGCCAACATCGCTAGATGATGAAGATGTCCAGAGGCGTAACACTATCATCCAGTTGCTTTCTGATTGGGGACTTCTGACTGTAGTTGATCCTTCGCGTATTGCTGACGCTGCTCCAATGAGATTGGTCAAAGTGATTCCTTTCAAAGAAAAGGATCAGTGGCAGTTGGTTGCGAAGTACAGAATAGGAAAGAAATGATGAGTGAAGTGATGACGAGCTTGGACGATTTGTTTGCTATGCAAATTGATGTGTGCAAGCGCAATAACATGAACGTAGCAATGTTGTTTTATTTGCTGTGTGATTTGAAGCCATTGACCATCCCAGTTCAGATAACAATGACTTCTGAGATTGATGGTAAGCAAACTCCTTGCTATGTTGAGGAAGAAGTTCCTGGAACTTTGGCTCTTAGGAAACAAATCGAGAAACTTGTTTGGCAAGAAGGCAATTCTATATCTCTTGATACATCGGATTTGATTTTCACTGGCATGAGTGGATCACTGCCTTGCTTTTGGACACGAGCAGCGAGGGAACATTCACTATGAATTACACGCAATTGTTCCAAGATCAAGCCAACAAGGTATTTGCAGAACATCCTGATTCACAGAACATCAAGGTGTTCTACATTCTTCGCTCAGTCATTTTTGACGAGGAAGAACGGAGAGTGTTTGGTGATCTCCTTGTTGAGATCAAGTCACTTTCCTTTGATCGCGATGTTGGTATCGCTGAAAACGATGCTGCATGGTTTGATGCTGAGTGTGTTCCTGGCAAAAATTTGTTGAATGGAATGCCACAGTTCTACACAAAAGAGTTCGCACAAAAGTTCCCGAACATCTTGATGATTTAACATGATGAGGTTTTGATGACTGACGTATTTTATGGTAGTGGGTTTGTAGCAACCGAAGAAGCAACTGCTGACGATCTGTTCGTTAATGCACTTGCTCTCTCAAATTTCAAGAAGGTCTATGAGTTCATGGAAGTGTTCGGCCAGGAGTGCCGCGACTTCCCGAGCTTCCCTGAAGAGCGCATTCAGCAGCTCCGCCAAGACCTGATCGAGGAAGAGTTCAACGAACTCAAGCAAGCTATTGCAGAGAAAGATGTGGTCGGTGTCGCCGACGCACTCTCTGATCTCCTCTATGTTGTGTACGGCACAGGTATCGCTTTTGGTATCGATCTGGACGCCTGCTTCGCAGAAGTCCACGCCTCCAACATGTCCAAGCTGGGCGAAGATGGAAAGCCCATCTTCCGTGATGATGGTAAGGTCTTGAAGGGACCGAACTACTTCAAGCCAGATCTGTTCAATGTCATGTTCCAAAATCAGGGATCGCCGGAACCGGAGACGATGGATGTCGTTTCTTGTGAAGCGCGCGAGGACGGTTTGTACGACGTCACGATGAAGGATCAATCCGGCGTCCATCACACCTTTGTGGCGCGCTATGACATTGATACGGAGTCCCTGCAGCTGCTTTGAGGCAGCTAAGTTGTTGATTTTACTAGGATTTCTTCCCTTTACTTTCCCTTAACAACCAGGTACAATGAACTTGGGAATCCAGGGGATAACATGGCCAAGCGGAAGCCGAGAAGCGACCGTAACCATGTCCTCTATAAGCTAACCAATCTGGCAACTGGCGACTTTTACATTGGTCTGACGGTCATACGATCAGGCAATGTTAAACGGTCATTGGCCATACGTTGGCGGGGACATTGTTACAAGGCTTTTGTTGAGATGAAGGACTGGCCAATGCCGTCCGCCATCCGGAAGTATGGGGAGAAATGTTGGACGCATGAACCGCTGCAGGTGATTAGAGGAAAGGCGGCTGCGCATGTCGCAGAAGTCGCTCTGATCAAGCAGCTGCGTCCATACTACAATCTCGCTAGCAATTGATGAGGTAAAACTATGAGCACACATTCGTGTGATTGGGTGGTCACGCGCCTATATTCGCGTGACCCGAACGCAGACTTGGGTCGTACCGACCTGATCGCTGAGGGTACGGTCATTGAGCTTATCACGCCAGAAGAGCTCAATGAGATCGAAAAGGGAACCGTTCTGTACGACATCTTCGGGTTCCCGGCAACCGTCGGTGTAGACGATCTAGATACCGATACGCGTGGTGGTTATCTGGCTTACGGTCGAATCAAGGAGTAAATCATGCCGCTCTACCGCACGATGTACATCGTTGAGGTGAATCGTGGTGGTTTCAGATCGCGTGGTACGTGGGACAAGGTTCTCAGAACCGAAGATCATGATGAAGTCGTAGCGAAGACGAAGGAATTGCTCGCTGAGAACATCGAACTGGAAATCGTGATCACCGTTGAGAAACAGTTGATCTGATCTTGACTCACAATTAGTGTTCTTGCTGAGGGGACATGCTATATTAGTGTGTCCCCTCTTTTCATTTCTTCCTCCGCAACAGGAGATTCTATGGCAGAAGCAAACACCGGCGGTATCGGTGACGTCAGTGCAAATACAGTTGGCTCAGGCGCCCGTTTCAATGCAGGAAAGATTCAATACGAATTGATCCCTACCCATCTTCTCGAATCGACCGCAAAGGTCTTCATGCATGGCGCGAAAAAGTACGCTGCCTGGAATTGGTGTAAGGGAATGCCTTACTCTGCCGTGATTGGATGCATCAAGCGTCATCTGGCGGAAATCGAGAAAGGCAACGATTACGATAATGGCGAAAAAGGTTCTGGTGAACGCCACATCGGTCACATGATCTGTAATCTCTTGATGCTCGAACAGTATCAGAACATGTGTGAGGCTGATCCGGAAATCAAGAAGCAACTTGATGATCGTCCGACTCAGTGGTTCGAGTATGGCAAGCAACAGGGTCTTAAGTGAGCAACAAATTCTACACACACGTATATCAGCGTCGTGGTGACATCCTGGTTCGTGGTTACAAAGATGGTAAGCGCTTTCAACAGAAAGTTGCATACAAGCCTTATCTGTTCGTAAGTGATCGCACTGGAAAGCCCAGCAATTGGCGCTCTCTCTACAAAAGCCGTCCTCTTTCTCGAATGGATTTCGGGAGCATTGGTGACGCTCGTGAATTCCTTCAGAAATACGAGGATGTAGGTGGATTCGATATCCACGGCTACACCAAGTGGCAGTATGTCTATCTGGCCGACGAATATGCTGGTTTTGTAGACTTCGATCTTAATCGAATCAACAAGGGTTATCTCGACATCGAGTGTCGTTCCAACAACGGTTTCCCGAACATCGAACGCGCTCTTGATGAAATCACTGCAATCACTATCTCTGATGGCAAACACTATTGGGTGTTTGTAACCGGAGATTACACCCCAGATGATCCGACCGTAGAAGTCATCCGTTGTAAGAACGAGACCGACCTTCTTGCGCGTTTCTTGCATCACTGGCGCGAGATGGATTTGGACGTGGTGACTGGTTGGAACGTTGAGTCGTTCGACTTGATCTATGTCTACAATCGCATGTGCAACATCCTCGGTCAGGAAGAAGCCGATAAGCTGTCGCCTTGGAATCACTGCGAGCGTTACAAGTTCTTCGACAAAATGGGTCGTGAGTGTCAGGCAGTTCGCATTCAAGGTATTGCGACGCTTGACTACATGCAACTATATCTCAAGTTCACGTATCACAAACAGGAACAATACAGCCTCGGTTACATTGGTAAGGTTGAGCTTGAGATCGATAAGGTTGATTACAAGTCTCTCGGTTACAAAAACCTTGAAGAACTGTATCTGAACAACCACCAGTTGTTTGTTGAGTACAACGTTCACGACGTACGAATCGTTGTTAAGCTTGATGAGAAGATGGACTTCATTTCACAGGCTCTGGCTATTGCATACGACGCCCACGTGAACCTTGAAGATGCTGTGACTTCCGTGTTGCTCTGGGAAGTCATCATCCTCAACTACTTCAACACCAAGAATATCGCGATGCCTCCTCGCAAGCGTGCTAACAAAGGCGCAGCGATTGCTGGTGCGTATGTGAAGGATCCGAAGCCTGGTCGTTATGATTGGTTGGCTTCGTTTGACTTGGATTCGCTGTATCCGCATTTGATCATGCAATACAACATCTCGCCTGAGATGTTCGTTGAACGTGACTACAGTTGCGCGCCTGATGAATGGTTGAATCCGATGCGTGCTGACTATTGGCACGAGATGGCTCTGAAGGAACAAGTAGCGATTGCTGGTTCTGGATCGAAGTTCTTGCGTGAAGAACAGGGTTTCTTGCCTTATCTCATGCAGCACTACTACGATGGTCGTAAGAAGAACAAGAACTTGATGCTTGAATTCAAGCAGAAGTCTGCTGACGATCCATCGAATGCTGAATACAAGCGAAAGCAGATTCAGTACAATAACATCCAGATGGCGATGAAGATCATTTTGAACTCAGCCTATGGTGCTCTTTCAAACCAGTGGTTCTTGTTCTACAACGACGATCTGGCAGAAGCCGTGACGTTGTCTGGTCAGGTTGTGATTCAGTGGGCAGCTAGCCATCTGAATGACTTCCTGAATGATCTGTTGAAGACAAATGGCAAGGACTATGTGATTGCGTCCGACACCGACTCGTTGTACATCCATCTAGAAGCGATTGTGGAACAATTCAAACGTTCCAAGCCGGATGCTACGACTGAAGATGTGGTCAACATGTTGGATTCCATCTGCGGTAAGAAGTTGCAGCCTGAAATCACCAAGTTCTATGATGAACTCTGCCAGTTGATGAACGGTTATCAGTTGAAGATGCGCATGAAGCGTGAATCAATTGCTGAACGTGGTATCTGGACTGGCGGTAAGCGTTACATCATGCTGGTATGGGATGATGAAGGTGTTCGTTACAAGAAAGCCAAATTCAAGATGGTTGGCATCGAAGCAGTTCGTTCTTCAACCCCGACAGTATGCCGTGGTGCTATTGAAGAGGCTGCAGAGATTCTGATCGGTATGGATGAAGACAAGTTCATCAACTACATGGAAACCTTTGAACAGAAATTCGGTGATGCCTCACTTCCTGACATCGCTCGCAATTCTTCTGTGAAGGATCTGGCCAAGTATCGCAACGAAACCAAGTCTGTGCCTCCTCATGTCGCGGGTGCGCTCGCGTACAATGACATGATCAAGAAGATGAACCTTGGTGATTACTATCCGATGATTCGTGACGGTGATAAGGTCAAGTTCTTGAAGATGAAGACGCCTAATCCGACATTTGGTAAGTGGATTGCGTTCCCGAACGGCGAACTGCCT